ATATAAAGATTTTCACCTCTTTATTTTTCCAAGTGCAAATATAATAGAAAGGGCAAAAGCTCATAGCCCAGGGTAACACCCTGGGTTTTTTGTTGCATCTGCTCTGCGCCCTGTAAGGGCAACAGCTTTCAAGTACCAATCAATACACAAAGCTTTTGCCCTTACAGGGCGCCTTGCTGACTGCTACTATACCCAGGGCGTTGCCCTAGGCTAGGAGCTTTTGGGCCTTCAGCCCGTTCTTGAGCCACAAGCGTATTTGGCTGTTATATAAAACAAAAAGTGGATTAACCTTTCGATTAATCCACTTTTGTGATTCCGTTGGGGTTCGAACCCAAGACCCACAGCTTAGAAGGCTGTTGCTCGGAATATCAATAAATATTTAAGCAATAGTAGCTTACGCTACAGGTGAATAATCGTTTTGCGGCAATTTTGCGACATTTAATGCAAGCCTATTCCACAGAATATACAAATATAATTTACATTATCTTTTTTTCTGCTGATATTCTACAATGAGGAGCTGCTTTACATCAGCTAAATCCAACTCTAAGTCACGATAAGTAGGATTAAAGGAACGCAAAATAAGTTTTCCGTCATTCATATCCAAGTCAATGATGTGCTTCAACAGAATACCTTTTTTGTAAACTATGATATATTCCTTTCCGTCTATATGCAGTCCATTGTTCTTGACCATATAATCAGGACAGATTTTGCATATAACGATGTCTCCATTTTGGTAAGCTCTAGACGAGCCATCATCCATAGAGTCACCGCTTACCTCGAATGCCACGTACTTCTCTTTATCTTCCTTTACGATAGGAATTGTTGGAAGTGATGAGATATATACATCATCCGCATATCCACTGAGATAACTCTCATAAGCCCTCTTAGGAACAAGAGGAACAAAGCAGACGCTTGAATTGATATTCGACTTGATGTCATCGTTGAACATCTTTCCCTCTCCGGTCTTAAGCCAGTTCAAGTTAAGCAGAGGATAAGCCAAAGAGATATTCTTCAAGAAAGTATCACTAGGTATATCCGGCAATCTGCTAATCGAACTGGTATAGCTCTTACACTTCCGCAAAAAGAAGGTAGGACTGATTCCCATCTCTGTACAGAATGGTGCAATCCTGCTTTTGTAGTTGTTGAATCTTTCAATATTTGACTCGGGCTGCAACATTTCACCAGCTCCATTGGCTAACCAATCCATATTGAGGTCTGGAAATTTAGAATTCACCCTATAAGACACTCTTGCTGTGAATACGCCATTTTTTCCAATTATAGGAAAGTTTGATGCCACATCAGCTTTATCGCAAAATTCACGCTTGGTAATTCCTTTATATTTAAGGTACTCACGCAGTCTTGTCTTTGCATTTCCGTTCTCATTAACCTTGACAGGCGAAGAAATAAACATTTCTCCCATTCCGGTTCTGATAAAGCTTGGATTCACCTGTGGAAATTTACTTGTTATGGCTTGCAAGCTTTTTGATGACACACGATTAGTGATGCGGCTTACGAACCCATGCCCTAAGCCTACGGTGTCTTCGAATTTTTCGTTTGAAGTGTAACCCAAAGCAGTGATTACAGCCTTCAGTCTTTCGTATGCACTATTCATAACCTAAAATTTAATACGCAGTAAGCGTATGTGTAACTTAATTTATGTAAATATTTAGAGAGGTTAGACAATAAAAGTTAATATAGTATTCAAAAACACTAATTAATTTGCACGCTTACAAAACTTTTCTTATCTTTGCACTCGAAAACATTAAAGATGTTGCAAATATACATAAAAATATCGTAACTTGCAAGAAATTTAATAGATTTTTTGTAATATTACATAAAAAGGTGAGACACACCATAAAAACTGTAGAAAGAAAATGTCATTAAGCGAGATTAAGCAATTAGTATCTATAGCATTTCAAGCTGGGCGGATGGATGCCCAATTTGATATGGGCTTGCGTTCCGACAGGATACGCAGAAAAGATGCCGAATGCTATCTTGCATCTAAAGGATTCGAAAAGCAGATGATTGACAAATGGGTCAAGAACAGACTAATGAAAGAATATGTAGGCGATTGTAAGAACTCACCTAGATATTATTCCCTTAAAGAAATCAATGAACTTGTTGTTTCTTGTCAGATAAAGAAAATGATTATTTAAAATATACGACTATGGCAGAGAATAAGGCAGCGAAGCCTGTAGAAGGGCAGAGCGTAGAAATTAAGGATTATGAGTTTCGCCTCCTTGATGCGGATGAGATAGAAGTCCGTGTTGGTCAAGGTGGTAATCAGAAGTCACCAGACTGGTGTTCCTTGTTGCTTTACAAGGACGCAAGATGTGACATGAGACGATTAGATGAGAAGTTCGGCATCTATGGTTGGAAACGTAAGCATGAGCTTATTGGTCAAAACCTCTTTTGTACGGTTTCCGTTTATAAAGAAGGTATCGGTTGGATAGATAAGCAAGATGTTGGTACGCCAAGTAACACCGAAGCCGTTAAAGGCCAAGCTAGCGACTCTTTCAAGCGTGCTTGCTCTTGTTTAGGTATTGGTCGAGAATTATATACCGCTCCCAAGAAGATATTCGTTAACCTTAACCGAAATGTTGAATATTCTTCGAGCGGAAAGCTGAAGACGATTTTCCATGTAGGATATGTGGGCTATACTAACAGATGTATTACAAAACTTATCATTCAAGATGAGAATAACATTGTACGTTGGTATTGCGGTATGACCGAGCAAGAAGTTCTTGAATGGATGAATAATCAGAAAGAAGTATATGGTTACTCTGAACCAGCTCCAAAGAGCGAGGAAGAAAAAGACGAAAATCTTAATGAGCAAAAACAATATGCTTATCCACAATTGCAACAGGCTCAAATTTGGGAGGACGTAGATAGAGTTTGGAACGGATTCCCAGACCTTCAGAAGTCCGAAGAGTTTAAACGCAAATGTGCATTACGAAAGATGGAACTCGCACAGAGCAAGAAGGATTTAAAAGCAGTTTATGATGCTTATCCCGAATATCAAAAGAATGCAGAGTTCTTAGCTAAGTTGACACAATTTAAATCAAGATTAGTATGATACAATTGAATAACAGTGGAGTTCTTTATGAGGACTCCACACATCAGTACTTTTATGATGGTCGTGAATTAAGTGGCATTACAGGTATGCTTCATCAGTATGTATTCCCCAATATGTACTCTAACGTAAGCGAAGAGGTATTGAAGAAAGCTGCCGAAAAAGGCACTATTATCCATGAGCAGGTAGAGTTGTTTGCTTCATTGGGTATTGAGCCAGCCTCAGAGAGTGTCAAGGCTTTTGTCGCTTATATCAAAAAGAATGGATATGAGATAATTGGCAGCGAATATGTCCTTCGTATCGGAGAAGACCATGCAAGTGCAATCGACTTGGTGATGCACAAGGATGATGCACCGGACGATGAGGTTGAGATTTGGGATATTAAGGGTACTTATTCCGTTAATAAGGAGTATGTGCGTTGGCAGAACTCGATGTATAAGTTCGGCTTCGAAACATTGAATCCTCATCTGAAGGTTACACGTATATGTTGTATGTGGTTGCGTGATGACGAGAAGCGAGGAACAATCTGTAAACTCATCCCATTAGGCAAGCCAAGACCAGCGAGTGATGTTAAAGAATTGTTCCGATGCGAGAAAGAAGGTCGTTTGTATAGTGATGATACAAAAACACCTTACTATATTATAGATAACGAAATCGCACTCATGGACGTTCAAGAGCGCATTGCTAAATTGCAAGAACAGGAAAAGGAGTTGAAGGCAGCTATCTTTGATGGTATGTCTAATGACAATATCACATCGTATAAAACTTCTAATTACACTTATTCCTTGAAGTCCGCTTCTGAAAGAGTTTCGTTAGACACGAAGGCTTTTGATGCTGATGACGAAGAGACTTATAGCCATCTTTTGGAAAAGTACAAAAAGGTAACTAAGGTAAAGCCTAGTTTGACATTAAAACGAGTTGGATAATTTATTGTTTTATTAAATATTTTAAGTTATGGCAAATAGTTATAAAGGTAAGATTGTCGCTATCGAAGGCATTCAGTCTATTCCGAGACAAGGTAAAGAACCATTTGAAAAGAGACGTTTGATGCTTGACGCAACACGTTTCGATGGTTTGACAGGTGAACGTGGCTACGAAAAGCGCATCATCTTTGATTTCAGCTGTAAAAATGTTCATGTTCCGGACACATTTAAAGTCGGGGATATGGCTGAAGTGTTCTTTGACGTTGAATCATATCAAGGAACAAAGAAAGATGGCACAACAGACTGGTTTACATCTGTTCGTGGCTACAAGATGCAAAAGATTGAATCACAGAACAATGCGCCACAAGGTGGCATGCAAGCTGCTGCTAATAATCCTTTTCCTCCACAAGCTCCAGCCGCAGGTGCAGCCCCAATACCACCAGCGCAGCCGAGTGGCACTAACGCATCTAATGCGCCATTTTAAACTTATTATGGTGGAGAATTAATTTTCTCCACCTTTCATTAAAGAAAGATGGTATATAATATGTTGAATCCGGTCGAGCTTGAAAAGTTCGAGGAACGAACCAGGGCTATGATAACCAAAGCCAAGAAACTACAAGGTGATTATTATAATGAGAAGTTCTTTGTTGTTGACCTTAAAGAGAGACAACAATCTAGGACAATCCAGCAGAATGCTTATCTGTGGGTAACAATCACTTACGTAGCTATCGAAGAAGGATATACTAAGGACTATATCGAACAAGAGTTCAAACGTGTAAATAAGGATGTTTTTCTTAGGGAGCGTGAGAATAAACAAGGCAAGACCTTCCAATATTGGAGGCACATACCAGACCTTGACAAAGAAGAAATGTCTTTATGTATAGACCGATGGCTTCATCATTGCTCTATGGAAAGAGGATTATACATACCTACTCCACAAGACCATGCTTATATGGTATGGCAGACACAGGTGGAGAGGCAAGCAGAATTAAATAAAGAGTTTCTATAGGATGCTTGGTGTCGTAGCTCAGTTGGATAGAGCAAATGTTTCCTAAACATTAGGCCGTGAGTTCAAGCCTCACCGATACCACATTCTCTAACATAAAAAAAGTAATATACAATGAAACCATTAACAGGAAAGTATTTTATCGTAGGTGTTCGTTATGAGAAGACTTTAGAGGATGGAACGAACGCTAAGACTACGGAACAATATGTTGTAGATGCCTTGTCATGGTCAGAATGCGAGGCTAAGACAACCGAGGAAATGGCGGTGTACACAAATGGTGATATGGAGATTGTCACTATGAAGAAAGCTAGTTTCTCAGAGTTGTTCCTTTCAGAAGTTGATAGCGAGGATAAATACTACGATTGCAGTATTAACATGATTACTATTGATGAAAAATCTGACAAGGAGAGGAAGACTAAGGTTCGTTATCTTGTGCAGGGTGATACCATTGAAAAGGCTCGCAAGAATGTAGATGAGATTATGGGTAAGACTATGATTGATTACAATATTACAAGTCTTAAGGAAACATCAATCATGGATGTATTCTTGCATATGGATAAACCAAAGGAGTAAAGCTTTTCATTTTTCTAAATATTTAATTGGTTTAAAATTCCCCTTATGGGGTGGTGCTGCTTAGTTTAACGGAAGAATGTCTGTTCAAATCGGAAGGTTGTGAGTTCGACTCTCATAGCAGCAACTATGGAAAGAGATTACGTTTTAGAAAATATTCAGCACAAAGTAAATTACGGATTGTATATTCCACCTGAAACAAATCGTCATGGGTATTTTCCTAAAGGGAACAAGCCGTGGAATAGAGGTATGTCTTGGGATGAGATGGGTATACCGAAAGAGAAGCAAGATGCGATGCGCAAAAAGTTGGAAATGTACCAAGGAAAAGGAAATCCGAAATTAGCCGGATGGAATGCAAGACCAGTAATAGCTATTAACGAATATGGAGAGCAAGTCCATTGGTATAAGTCAGCAGCCGATGCAGCACGAAAACTAGGACTCGTTCAAAGGAATATTACGAGAGCTTGTATGAAAGGCTACTATTGTGGCGATTTCAGATGGAAATACGATTCGAGATTTGATAAAGGATAAAGATTATGGGATATTATGATAGATTTAACAAAGGAGGAAAGAAGCCTAAACACCAGAGGAGCGAGAAGCAAAAGTGGGTTGACAAGCTAGATAGGCTTATGTCGGTTTATATCCGCATGAGAGACTCTAGAGAGTTTCACTATAAGTACTTCAGATGCATCAGTTGTGGACGAATTTTACCAATCGACCAAGCCGACAATGGGCATTATTGCGGACGAACTCATATGAGCTTGCGCTTTGATACACGTAATCAGAATGCGGAATGCAAACGATGTAACAGATTCTCTTCTGACCATCTTATTGGTTATAGGAAGAATTTAGTAATGAAGCTTGGCAGATTGGCTTATTTGCAAAAGCATCCTCACGTTCCTTTGGATATGGATGAAGTAAAACGGCTTGGTGAGCAGCAAGTTGATTTGTTGGAGGTAATGAAACATCAAGCAAAGAACTGGTCTGTGTTTGAATTACAAGAACTCTACAAATACTATGCAGCTCTAATTTTGAAAATGAATGAAGAAAAAGACAATGAATAAAGTTTAAAGTATGTTATATAACAAATAATAAACACTAAAACGTTTGCATTATTAAATTATTCTTTGTATCTTTGCAATCGTATTCGGTGAGACACACCATAAAAACTGTAAGGTCTTCTCTAAGGGCTTTTGTTATGCATAAGACTTGTGCATTCCTATATAGTAACAAAAGTGATTTCATATTATTTGTGAAATGAAGTTTAAATTAAGACCATATCAAGAAGAGGCAAGCAAGAAGGCTGTTGAGTTTTTCTTGGATAAGAAGAAAAACTGGAACGCTCTGGAAGTGCTTCCTACAGCATCGGGCAAATCATTGATTTTGGCAGATATAGCTGCTAGGCTCAAGGATAAAGTGCTTGTGTTCTCTCCTACTAAGGAGATTTTGGAACAAAACTACAAGAAGTATTGTTCTTATGGATTTGATAATGCCAGCATCTATTCCGCTAGCTTTAAATCAAAAGAAATCAGCGATGTTACTTTTGCTACAATTGGTAGCGTGAAAGGACATCCCGAATTGTTTACAGACTTCAAATACATATTAATTGATGAGGTTCATTTAGTGAAACCTGAATCCGGCATGTATAAGGAGTTTCTTGATAAATTAAAGAGCAAGGTCATAGGTTTAACCGCAACACCTTTCCGTTTGTATTCCTATCAGAACTATGGTAGCATATTGAAGTTTCTGACAAGAAGTCGAGACAAGATTTTCAAGGAGCTTATTTACTATGTTCAAGTTGAGGATATGGCAAAAAACGGATATATCTGTCTTCCGAACTATTACACATGCCCACCACCACAATGGAACGAAGGAAACTTGCAGCTCAATTCAACTTGCCGTGATTACACTGACCAAAGTGTCAAGCAAGAATATGAACGTGTAGATTTGTACGGATGGCTAGTTAGTGTTGTCAAAAGATTGCTTAATCCGAAGCGAGGTGGACAGCGTAAAGGCATCTTGGTTTTTACGAAGTTCGTTAAAGAGGCTCAGAAACTAACATATTCCATACCTAACTGCGAAATGGTCTGTGGAGAGACACCACCGAAAGAACGTGAAGCAATCATCGAGCGTTTCCGTAATGGTCAGACCAAAGTATTGGTAAATAGTCAAATATTAGTCGTAGGTTTTGACTATCCGGAGTTAGATACGGTCGTGTATGCAAAGCCAACACGCTCATTAGCGCAATACTATCAAGTTGTAGGAAGACTTCTTAGACTATCAAAAGGGAAACAGCCTTGGTTTGTTGACCTCTGCGGTACTTATGAGAGGTTCGGGAAAGTTGAAGACTTGAAATTGCTAGATCAAAACGGCAAAGGAAAGTGGGTAATAATGAGTGGAAATAAACAATTAACAAATACATTCTTTTAAGATATGGTAGTAAAATTAGATGAAAAAGCATGTAGCTTGGATGCTGATGAATTAGTCGCTTTCGTCCGTCTTTCATTTAATGCTGACAAAGACGGATATGTATATGGAAGCAACAAAGAATTATCGGAAAAGATAGGCATGTCGGTGACAAAGGTAAAAAAAGCTATTGAGGGGCTATTTGAGAAACAAATGTTATCTATCGGTAGCGGAAAAGTCTTTATTTGGAAGCATGAAGACAACATAGAATTTGCTGAAGGTGAAGAATCTAAACCACACAAGAACGAACCTGAACGAATAGCATTGAACAACGTCCCTAGTGTACAACAAGTGGATGATAAAGCAAAGAAGGTTTGCGAATATTTCAATAAAGTTATCGTTGGAAGAGGAATGCCTCTTGTTCATGCCCTGACTTCGAAGAGAAAGTCAATGATTAATTCACGGCTTAAAGAATATGGGAGTGAGCAGATGAAACTTGTGATAGATAAAGCAGCCGCATCTGCATTTCTTAATGGTAGCAATGGGTGGATGGCAAGTTTTGATTGGATTATGAGACCAAACAATTTCGTTAAAGTATTGGAAGGAAATTATGATGACAGAAAGCAAGGAACTAATAAAGATGCAGAGCAAGGCTATTATCAAGAGTCAGCCAACCTCGTGCAGCGTCTCAATCAACAGAGAAAAGCAACGAATATTCAATGAGTATGGAACGTTCGATAACATTCTAATGTCTTTCTCTCCATCAAGCCAAGTAGGTAGTAAGATGCCTATCGGAAAAGCTTTTAAAAGCAACGCACCAACACTAACCTATCTTGACCTGTGTTATGGAGAAGGAAGTGCAATAACATGGCTTGTAGCATGGATTTCTGATGTCTATGGTATTTGTGGCTTTGTTAATAAAGAGGTTACGGACAATATTAAGATAATGACAGCGAATGCTATAAAGGATGAGTATTATTTCCTTAATCTGAACGAACTGATTACTTTCTTCAAGATGTTTATTGCCGGAAAGTTTGAAAAGTTCTACAAGAAGCCGAATCCGCAAGTTATAACTAAGAGCTTGAATACTTTTTGCTCCCATCGTATAGATGCCATAAAATCTGTAGAGGCAAATATACAAAGAGAAAAGGAGGCTAAAGAGGATGAGGCTATCAAGCAAAATGCCATCACTTATGAAGAATGGTCTGCAAGAAAAAAAGCTAAAGGCGAAGAAGTTAATTTGGAACTTATCGAAGACGAGAAAGGCAACAAGCTTTTTCGGGTTAAAGCCCCTAAAACAGATGCTCGGTTAGACTCGGCTTATATGATAGTCAAGAATACGACAAATGCAGATTTCAATGCTTTAAGCAAGCTGAGGGATTGCTTTATCAAGAAATATGATATAGACCCATACGACTTGATTAGAAGTTTAGGGAATAAAAAACTTAGAGAATATGAAGAAAGAAGAAATTGTCAAGGCAATCATTAAGAATCTTAGAGATGTAAATGGCAAGAAGTTCCGTAAGGATGATGTTCAAGCCATTGTGAATTTTTTTATCGACCTCACCAAGCAGTCGTTACGTAATAGAGATAGAGTAACAATACGTAGCTTTGGAACGTTTGTGGTACGACACAAAAATTCCAAGCCAATCAATTGCGTGCGAACTGGAGAGAGAACGATGACTAAGGAGAAAGACCATGTGGCTTTCATTCCCTCTAATGATTTTGACTTAGATTCAATTGTATAAAAAATGGAGATAGCAGAAATTGAACAGATTATAGAGGCTTGCAACTTCGATGTTGCTAGCCAAACCCAAAGGGCTGAAACATTCAACGTAATTGACGCTATTGTAGAAATGCGCAAATACGAAGGTCGTTTCAATGCCAAGCGTTGGGAATATGAAAATGTTAATGGACGTGGTACGATAGAAATATATTCTAAACTCGTTGCCGGAACTCTAGAGGACAAATTAGCAGAATTTGCTATTACATTATTCTCTATGGCCAATAAGTACAAGATGAATGTCAAATCGTTGAGGCTAGACCCGGACTCAATGAGAGACCGTTCCTTTGAAGACTTGATGATGTCTATGCTGAAGATAGAAATGACGCATTACCGAGTATTCAAGAAGATCATAATATTGATTGGCATGCTTTGCGGATATTGTATGATGAACGGAATTGATTTGTTGTGGTTCGTAAATAAGAGACTTTTGATAAACATTAAATAGGCTAAAATATGGAGAAGTTAAAGTTAGTTTTTACGAGTACGGATTTCGCATCTTATACGAAGAGAACTATGGGTATGTTATGCAAGGTTCTGCTACGAATTCCTTACCTTGTACTTGTAGGCATAGTTAGTACAACATGCCGGGTTGCTAAGTGTATTGTAAAGTTCTGTAAAGAGAACACAAAGGTAGCGGTGATTATCGGTTTTGTTCTTTGCTTTATGGCTATGTTTGTTGAGTTTGTCTATTTTAAGATTAAACTTGCAAAGAGTTCGTATCAGACAAGTGAACTAATTAAGCGAAACTATGAGCTGGAGCAAACAGACAGATACGATATAGGCTTCCATGATGCGATGGCAAAGAACAAGGAAATGCTTACTCAAAATATTAAGCCATGACGGATGAATTTAAAAAAGCCTTTACGAGGGCACAAGCCTTACAGAGAAGGTTTAACCCAGATTACATGAACTCCTTTTCGATAGCGATTAAATACGATAGCTATTACGAGGAATACATGGAGATTGAATTGAGAACAGATAATGATAAGTTCTTTATTTCTACATTGATATGCGTTTACGAAGAGGATTATACTTTGAGATTGGACGAATTAGAAAAAACAATAGACAAATTATTGACAGAAGAAGACAATGAATAAAAAAGTTATTTTTGTAAGCCTGTTGAATATTATAAGTATTCCATCGGGTAATGAACATCCGGTAGATATTACGGATTTTCAGCTAAAGCACGATTTCTTTAGAGCGTTGCAAGCAGATGATAATATAGTCCGTGTCAACATCTTAGGATATGGCAAGAACCAAGCAATGTATTCAAGCGATATAACATTCGCAAAAATGGTATCGGTTATTACTTACGAAATTGCTATGTATGCTGATAAGGCGGTAGTTCCATATCGCTCTACTGATAATATTGATGATACTTTTGTTGATGCTGCAAAAAGCACCGAGAGTATAGAGTTTCTCAAAGACAAATCTAATTGGCTGATTATTGGGAATGATGATTTGGCTGATAAATTTGGGGTTGACAATATAACAATGGAGGATTTCGTCAATGGAGAACTTGGAGAATATTCTGAAGGAGCTAAGACAGCAGAAAAGAGATAAACATATTAAACCGGAAATCTTGACCTTAGCAACCATAAAGAATAGGTACGGAAAAGACCCGTTACCTGAGTTGCGTAATTTATGGGCAAAAGGACTGGTTAAGAATTGTAGAACATTAAATGATTTAGGCTTTATATACAATGGATAAGGAGTTAATGAAGAAGTTAGTAGCACAAGGCAAGGCTTATGTACTTGACTTGCGAGGTGGTCGTGTTCCTTATAAGGAAGGTAATGCTGCGGCAGTTGATTTTTACTGTCCACAAGATGTGGTATTGAATATGCCTTGGGTGAAAATGGGAAGAGGTCACATAAATCTGCATTTAGGCGTGGAACTTCCTAAAGGAGTTGGCTTGGATATTCGTTCACGTTCAGGCTTTACTGACAAAGGTCTGGAAGTTGATGTGGCGTTTATTGGCAAGAACGAAACACAAGTTGGTTACATGACTAAAGTAAGAGCAGATATTGATATTTGTCTTGGCTTAGTTGATGAAGATTACAGAGACGATATTGGTGCGCTTTATAGGGTTAATTCTGAGCGTTATATGCCAACGAAAGATAGCAAATTTAAACTTGATTCTGATTACGAATATTATGTTTTCGTAGTCAAGAAAGGTACTCGTATTTGTCAGGGTGCATTCCGCAAGGTAGAAAATCCAGAAAGCATACTTGGAGAGTTGAATATGGAAAATAATCGTGGAGGAGGATACGGACATGGTGGAACAAAATAACAATGGGTGTTGCGAATATGCTAACAAGTATATCTTTGTTATTAGACGTTTGGCAGACATGATTGAATGCAAGGATAATGCCGCTTTCGTTTCATCTCTAAGGGAGGACTTCGGAAAGCTCGGATTATTTTCAAGCGCAGCCAATTTCCTTCGTCTTATGTATGAGATACGAACATCTTCTGAAGACAAAGAAATCTTACGAAGCCATATCAGCGTAATGGCGATGGAAGCCTTGCTTACGTTATCTTGGTATATTGTCTCAGATTATAACGACATCATCGAGTCGCAAATTGAATTGTTCAAAACCAAAAATAAGCGGTATGGAAACGCATTTTCGGAATGTTTTGCTAAAGATGGTTATCCGTATGCATTCGGTCATTTGCAAGAAAAGATTAATCGGATTTGTTCTTTGTTGACTCTTAATGAGGATGCTAAAGAAGAACCGATTCTAGACAGCTATAAAGACTTGTTAGGTTATTGCATTTTAACTCTTATCGAAATAAAATGAGATACCGAATAACAAGAATAGGAAAAGTTATCAATGGGCAGAGTTCGTTCAAGCACTGCTCGTTGATAGTTTCCGACATAGAAATGTTTAGAAAACAAATAGATGCAGACGAGGTTTACTTCGTCTATGAAATGTTGAACTAAAAACAGAAAAGAATGAAAGAATCAGACATTGAAATGAATCTAAAGAAAATCATGGAACGCATAAAATGGATTAGAGAAACTAAGGCCATCTTATCCAAAGAAGAAATAAGCCTTTCCGTTCCATTGATGCAAGATCTGGCGCAAGTAGGCAATATTTACGATAAATTTATGAGCTATCATGCCGGACGAAATTCCACAATGGTACGCAAGCAATTTATCTTTGTTATTCTTTATCTTTATTCTCCTAGTGCCCTTGGCGGTTCTAAGATGAGAAGAGGGCTAAGAGAGAAAATCGCTAAGGTTTTGGGGTGTACATGTTCTAATGTGAGCCATGATTACAAGAACATCAGTTTCTATTATGTTACTTACCGAAGTTTCCGTAATGACGTGAATGAGATATTGGATAAGCTATTAATGGATTTGGGGTTAAAGGAGATAGGGGAAGCTTAGTCTTCCCCCTCTTTGTTTTTGTTCTCCTCTTCCTTTTTATTCATTTTTGCACCAGTAGCTTTCATGATAGCCTTCAGAGCTTCTTCAAAGTTCAAGGAATCCTTTCCGCCATTAGGATGTTTCTCCCACCAGTCAGGGTCAACCCAACGCATTGCCTTGTCATACCAAGACTGGTCGATGGAGGGGCTATTTTTTTTGCGAAAGGGGTAGAGCTTTTGCCCTACCCTTTCTTATTATTGTAATAACAACTGCTGTTTTATGCCTAGTCTATTTGCTTCTTTACCAAAAAGGTCTAATTTACGTCTTACTTCATCTTTAAACTTCTCGAACAATGCAATTAAAGCCTCTTGCTCGGTATCAAAAAGCTCTTCTTCTCTAATTGTATGCTGTACGGTACGTTTACAATGGTCGGGTTTGTATCTATAATCTATCCACCAACCCGAAGAATTAAATTCGTTCCCCTCGAACCAAGATACGTTGCAGCATCCCTTTATAATACAGCGTTGCGGATGTTCAAACCAACCATCTATATACCAAGCAATATCACCATTCTTATATTTTGGAATGGGTTTTTCCTCTTTATTTGTATATTTATACTTTTCCATATTACTGATGTTTTATCACTTCCAAATACTTCAACTTTGCGAATCGGTATGAGTGATATATGTCACAAAGATTTTTCACTTTTGAAGTGAAGCACAGAATGCAGCCTGTATAATCATCAAATCCCAAGGATAATATACTTTTCTTCTACATACCCTGCAACGTATGCACCAATATCTTTACCTTTATAAAGAACTCGCTCACCTATATGAGCCTTATAAAATTCCTCGTTTGTCATACGCTACTTGAATTTAATGATAAAAAACTCGGTATCAAGCCACTTGTCGGGACAAAGACCTTTCTTAGGCTTTCCGATGAAGATGTTCTCAATCTCCTTTTCGATCCACGGACGATTTTTTGCGTAACCATGGAAGAAGCGGACGTAAGTGTAGGGGATGAACCTGGCGGTTTTCTTTTCAAGCAACTCTTTGAGCTTGGAATTGCTTATAAGCATATCAAACTCCGGGTGCATTGTAACCTTGCGATATTCATCACTTCCTCCGTATTTTGCTTGGATTAAGCGGTTTATCCAATACGATTTGACAGCTCTGTATTCTTCCGTCTTCTCGCCAGCTACAATCATATCGAACCACTGCTTGCTGACGGTGAGGGTAAGAACCTTCTTCTTTGCTTCTGATAAATACTTATCCATTACTTTAGTTAATCTTTCCATAAGCTAATCTTAATCATTTTAGATGAACAACAAAGTTTTTTGGCTTATACTCGATAAAGCCATTATCCTTTTTCGTTTGAGTAGTCTCAATACTGAAACCTGCGCAATCCATAACGAGAACTCTTATTTGAGAACCAACCCTACAGAAAAGCTGGACATAATCAAATTTTTTAAAAATGTGGTATATGGAACGCCCATACTGAATACGAGATTCACCATTAATCATATCGACTTTTATTTGATTTGGTTCACCTTCTATCTTTACACCATCAATAAGAGTATGATACCAACGTGGGATACAAGGTAAACGTACATTTTTTACCTTTCCTTGCTTGATTTCACCAAAATCTTTCTCGCTAATAGTAACATTTAAATATCTATACATACGCTACTTCATTTAAGTTAAACTTATCGCCTTGGTGATGCGGTGGTCTTTTTTACCAACAAAACCATAGCATATTTTGTACTCAAAATCTCTTAATCTTCTGTACCAATAATCACTTGCCGTACTTAGATGACGAGCTTGCTTCATTATCTTCTTTGCTAGTCTAATCTTCATCCTTCCACCTCCTCCCAGTCTGTTGCGAGAATACTTATACAAGCCATCGCAGTTTTCTTGACTGAATTAGTTCCATCAAACATAACCATGATAGCGTTTCTTTTTGGGTCATAGTAGAGTATTTCATCTCTCAATCTACCACCCTTTCTTACTTTCTTTCCTTCCTTCATTCTTCTCAGAGCCTCCGAGAAATCAAATGTTTGCTTGTTCATAACTACATACTTCCATTTTTAATGAACTGATACACTTTATATGCATGATTGCAGAATGTTTTTGCGGTGCAAGTACCATCAAAATACTGAGCAACTATTTCAGCTGCCTTTATTCTCAACCAAATATCATTATCTTCCATATTCGTTCTTTTTAATTGTTAAACTTTATAACCTTCAACCTTACGTCTGCAAGATTCTACATCCTTTTGGTTAAAAGGAGTTCGGCAACCGTTCTTCTCTATATCGTGAAGAATATCCCTTGCTTTGCACTTTGCGCTAAGGTTTATCGCCTTAGTGATGCGGTGGTCATACTTGCCAATAACATGAAACATTGCCTTGTCTTCAAAATTTATGACTTTTGCATACCAATAGTCACTTATCGAATCATAAGGAAGACAAAGGTAGTTCTTCTGTTTCATTATCTTCTTTGCTAGTCTAATCTTCATAAGCTTTTACCTGTTAAGTATTCTAACCAATCGGAAAAACGCATAAACCATTTTGGCAGAGGTGCAGCTCTACCAACATACGAGCTTAGTGGAATAATAACAAATCCTGTTATTTTAATATATAGGCAAGCTATAATACACAAAGCTACATAAGGGATTGAGAAAATCACAGCCAATACAAGTACTGAATAAAATAATATTTTCTTCATTTCTCACCTTCCTTCCTGTCGAACTTATTGCCAATAATCTTCAAAAGACTTGTGTGGCAAGCATATACATGCACAGTTGCAAACATACCAACCTTTTCATACACATAACCACAAACATGTCTTTTCCACTTTATCGCTGACGCTATACCGCTATCTTTATCGTACAAGATGTCATTTTCAAAGATGTCCTTACCATCCTTGTCTTTCAGTCCTGTGAACTGGCAGACGGTGGAAGGGTCAACTTCTGATACATTAAATCCGTTTCTTAATATTGCAATCTTACCATCTTCTTTATGAATTAAATCTCCTTGTACCCAAGCTCCATCTAAGATACTCTTTGCCTTGAATTTAATATCTTCTACTTTCATAAGCTACTTATATAAAATTGTTACTCTTCTACTTCTATCAACCTTCAATATAGCATCCTTGGCTTTATCAATCGAAGAAAACAAAAACTCTGGGCAAAGGTTATATGCACCATAATCCCAATAATGGATAAGCCCAAAGAGCAATGAATGTCTTTTATCTACACGATAAGCCAATATTGGATTACCCCAAGAATCGTAATGTATACCATTGATAGGCTTATTTTTACGATACATATCTACTATTCTATATGTTGCCATAACTATTTAGCTTTAACGTTATACACTCCATTAATAACCTCACCCCATAACACACGGGACAATAGTGTTTACCATCAATCATTTTCCAATTTGAGTAGTCTTCAATATCAGTACTCTTGTCGTAGAATAGTGCAGAGCAAGTATCTGTACCTCTAAATACTTCTCCGCATCTATCACAAACAATCTGATACATTGTAATCGGTCTATACATAAGCTATTCTTCCTTCCCGTATAAAAGTTCAACACTCTTTCTTAGCACTGCCTCTATATGGTCTCTTTCGAGGTCTCTGGGTTGTCTAAGAAGCCATTCTATATCTCCGTCTATCAATTTTTGATAGGCTCTCTTACATATTTGCATGCTCATATTTATCTCTTCCAATATTTACCAATTAAATAACCGATAACTCCACCCATAAAAGCTATAAATAGAACTGCTATGGTAAGTATAACATAAAATCCAAACATAACTATTCTTTAAGTTCGACTGGCTCATCATTCCAAGACAATTCCCTTCCGATGAGCTTCTTGATACTGCCCTTTGGAAGATGAAATATAGAATAACCAATCCAATAGTCTCTAACTCTAAATGGTTCTGTTCGTGAGATTAATTCCTCACCGATTTTATCAACTGCTACCCATGCCATAACTATTCCTCCACTTTTACGCCGAATGGAGTGCCGTCTGCAAAGGTATAATCTTTCATAAGACTATAAAAGGACCAGCCGCTATTTCCACTTAATGACATATAATCGCCGTTATCTACAGCAGTAATTAAGACATAATATCCATCTTTTTTGTCTCTCACCCAACCGAACGGCTGATGCTTCTTCATCTCAGTCCAACATTCTTCTACATTGGCAAAAGGGCGAAACTTTACCTCTGGCTTGATGCGATATTCAGTATTACTCCAGTACTCAATCTCCTTCATTTCCGTCCAATCATTCGGAACATCTGTACCTTTTACGGAACTCGGTTTTGTCCTACACTCAATCACCCTTCCTTCTGCGAAAGCTTGCAGAATATGATAAAATTCTTTAACTTGATTTCTGTCCATAATCAATCCTCCAACTCTATGTTATTTTCTGCTGCGTAGCCATCTTGTGCTTCCTTATGATAACTCTTCTCGCAAACCCATCCTTTACGAAGATTACATTCGGAAATGATGTGCTTACGACAATACTCACAGATAGCAATGCCGAATTTGTTTTGTAATTCTTCTCTTGTCATAATTAGTCCTAAATCCTTTAATTTCCATTTAGCATATTCTTCTGCTACACTAGGCGCACTCAGTGCATGCATAGCTAAAAGATAGCCTTCGCAAGAACTTATATATTTCCCGAAAGCATTACGATAATCTAAATCTTCCTTCATGCTTTGTATTACGGATTCTTTGCTCATTGCTTATCCTCCACAATAAAATGTTTTTTAATATGTTTCTCTGCTTTTAACCTAGACTTGAACTTATGTTCTTTAACCATCCAGTAAATATGCTGATAGTAATCTATATATTTAATAATATAAGCTTTTCTGCTTACCTTTATTATCTTATACTCGTTGCAATAGGTTCGATATTCAAATCTAATCATATTCTCTTCTTTTTACCCTCTCCCTGTTGCCAAGGAGAGGGTGGTTAGTTACTAAAGCTCGTCAAACTCTTTCTGCAATCTTTGTTTTGTTTCATTAACAAGTTGCATGAATTTGGTACCAAACTCTTTATCCCCTTTCATTAATGCATTAAGATATTCTCCAACTCTTTCATCAGTTAATCTATGCATACTTAAAAGATTATCTGCTTTAGGAATCAAATTCTTAGTTAAAATATTGGCTCTTTCTAATTTGTCTATATTCATATTACTATTTATTTATGCCCGAAGGCGTTAAACACTAATGTAAATAAATATTTTTATCACCTAAATCTTTAAATGCTATATCCTTACACTTTTGGCAAAGAAATTTATTTCCCAAGCCTTTGTCAAAATACGCTAAAGAAATAAAATCTTCTGGTTGAAATTTGTGCCCACAGCAAAAGCAAGTCTTTTGTACTGACAAACTAGACCTCTCACGCAACTCTTTAAAATGAGCAAACGTCCCAAAGAAGTGTCCTTCTTCACACCCTATCGCTTTGTAGATTTTCTTAGTTATTTTTACTACTTCCATACCTACACCTCCATTTCGTGATTAATACCAAGACCAAAGATCAGGTGCTGGAGTTCATGAACATACTTAATGTATGCAATTTGTGTACATACATTGTTGTCAGTAAACGGATATACATCAAACTCGTCACCGATACCTTTTTCTATGTAGATAGGAAAATACCCATATTCTTCAATATCGGGCTTTGTATATACCCAATGACTATTCTTTATTCCTCTGCTCATCACTTCTCTCTTCCACCCATTCTTCTCTAGAATCTCAGAAGTAAGAGGTATTGGACGAACTGCATTATTACTAATAGTGCATGTTGTGTTACTATCATTTAATATAACTACCTTAACAAAGCCACCACTCAATGAAGATATTACTTTAAATATTTTATCTTTAGCAAATCGAAGTGCTGACTCCTTTACCATCACCAAATCTCCTGGAATATATAACTTATCCATACGCTTTACTCCTTAACTTCTTTAAAGATTATATTCTTGTGGTCTGAACGATATTTAGGAAGACACTTCAATCCAAGTGGAGCTGCGCCACAATAGCCAGCCACTCCTTTAAAGAAGCATCCTTCACAAGTGTCATGTTCAACAGCTTCAAGAATAATAGTTACTCTTTCGCCTACTTTAAGCTCTTTCATTCTTTGCCTTTTACAATCTTGTACACTTGTTTTAACTCATTTGTTGATAAACGTTTAAAATCAAAAGAACTGATAGCGTAGATGAGAGTCTTACGAAGATTCTCTTCTTTAATTTCTGATATTTCCTTTTCTGTAGGAACAGATATACTTTTCATATCCCAGCGATCGCTACCACATTGCCAGCCAGAATCTCTTCTAAATCTAGCGTTATTAGCAATAATTTGAGTCTTTGTCACTTTATCAACCTTGGCGATACGTCTGCGATGCATACCTCTAACTAGTACATTATCACCAACAACCAAATCTTTAAGCTCTTTCATTGCTTTCTCCTTTCTTTTTATCTACATATTTATCCACTTCCTTACCGAAAGTATCATTGCAGTCTGGACAGTAAAACTTTCCGTCAATTAACTGCCATCCACGTTCTTGCATTAAAAAATATACGTTAGACTTATCGCTCCAAGCAACTATATCTCCACCATTATTTTCTAATCGCCTACCACAGCCGTCACAGATGCCTTCGTACATTGTTACCTTTCTAATCATTGTTCACCTCCTTTCGTAATCAAGTCAAACAACTCATCTACGAATATCCAATCAGACAATCGGAACATATAGACTTGCTCTTCCCACATTTCTTGATATGTATTGCAAGTAGTCTTATCGAGCATAGCGTTCATATCGTAGAGCTTTCTATAACCTCTCTCTCTTGAGAATGCGAGAATCTTACCATTGTCATTTCTAGGAACTTCGCTAGCAGGATGAAGCAAATCCTTTAATAACTCATTGATAGCCCACTCAGCACCTAATCCAATAGCTTCTTTGATGTCCTCTTTGTCGAACATTTCCATCTCATCTTCATCTTTGAAGGCTTCTACCATTTCACCGCAGCCAAGGAATTTATCCTCGTAGATTTCTTCCTTTGCAGATTCTATTTTATTCTCGTCTATCATAATCTACCCTTTCTTTTTCTAAGTTGATTCTTTCTACGCATTCTTCTTTGCGTCTTACCATCTTGTATATCTGCACACTTAAAGTGTGGTTGACAATACCAAGGTATGCAATTCGTTAAATCTTCATTACCCATAATTAGCCCTCCACGTTATTTGATTACCAGTAATCAACTTGCGTAATTTTGATATAACCTCATCTACATTCTTATCATGCGCTCCTTCATAAAGTCCAAGGTTGAGCATAATGATGTTTAGTGCAGGGTCATTAATCTCAATAGCCCTTTCTATGAGTACATTAAGTACCTGTGCCAAAATCTTAAAAGTCATAGCATAAGGAACGCTTTTTGAACATTCAGCTATTTCTTTCAAGAAACTTGGCAAATCAACCTTCCATACCATATCGTTCATAACATAGTCACGAACTGTCTTACTTTTGATTTTCTTCATAATCACTTTACTCTTATGAATTGAACATTCTTTCCGTCTTTTCGCTCGATACGAGCACACTTGATTCGCTCACAAACATCCGCATTAATATTGCTTGCAATCTCGTAGAAAAAACAATTATCACAACCTTCGTGTTCAACTACCTTTAACACGACTTCTGTTCCAATAGGTAAATCTTCCATACGCTTAATTTCTCATTATGTGACACTTAACAACCTTGTGAACCATATTTGGCTGCGATTCATTGAACTGCTTTACGAACTGACGCTCCATTTCCTTTGGAAAGATGGGCTTTGTCGGCTTCGGTATGGTAAGGACAGCTTGTTTCTGATAACCTCCTTCAAGAGTCAACAAACACTTGCGTTTTATAAACATCATATCCTTACCCTTTCACATAGTTGATTACGTGCTCCTGGGCTTGCTCATGCAAGTTGTCGAAAGCGTCTTCTATAACTTTGGCTGTCTGACCGCCATTAAGGTTCTCCAGCATTTCGCTTACTACCTCTATCTGCTGGTCTGTTGCTAAAGAGCAAAACTTGTCAATAAGAAAACTCTTCTGTGCTTGGACGAGCATATCATCGAATAAATCCGATACATCTACACTAACTTTATAATATGCCATAATTTGAAATCTTAAATGTAATTAGTTGTACCATACATCATTTGGCATAAGAGCCAATTTCCATCCATACTCTAGTTCATACCTTAATATTTCAAGGTCGTGACTCGTTACAGATGAAAGGCCTACAAACTTATTTTCGTACTCCATATCCAAACAATTTAGTTACCATACTTATAACGCAAATAATTAGCCTCTGAGCCGAAATAAAGCTCGGTATCGCTCATATTTGCCTCTTCTAGACTATTCTCAATATCCTTGTAAGAAGGCACGCAATCCTTAACTCTTTGGCAGAACAAAGGATATTTTGAAGAAACGTCTTCTCCGTCTTCATCATAGATATTTATCTTATCTACATTGTAATATGGATAAAAGGAAACATTTCCATTTGAATGGATAACCTTTCGACTCTTAACAGACACCACGATTTCGGCAGGTTTGTCAATTGCATCAAACTCGCAAGCAAAATCATCAAGCTGCGCCTCAAAAGCCGCATCATTAATCTCTTCAGATAAGTTTTCAAAAAACTTTTTCATTTTCTCATTACAGTTTTTAAGGTGTGTCTCACCATTTTAATTAATAACATTTGTTTCTTAATTACGATGCAAAGATACAAAGAATAATCGAAATATGCAAATTATTTAATGTATTTCTTTTAGTATTTAACATACTATAATAATACAGACGGATAATTTGCTGATGTTAACACAAAAATCCCCACCACTACATTATTATATATAGTGATGAGGTAAAGCACTCAAAGGTATTTTGTCTTTGGGCTACTTTTCTTCCTTATCTTTAATTTCAACGAAATCACCAATACCCAAACGTGCCTTGTTGATGCAAGACGCAATCCAACCAATCAAGTAGGCAGAAGGCTCGCCTCCGTGTTCCATACCAATAGCATCCTCGATGGCATCGCAGGCATGAGAAGCTTCATGGCAACAAATCCCCATCCTCATAGAATCCTTGCTTGCAAAATTAATAAATGAACAAAGCTTCTTATTCGACTTTTCCCTAACTTCATCGTAGGTTATTGCGTTAGAATTAGAGAAATCAACCTTCAAAACCTCACCTTTTCTACCTTCAAAACACTTGTTAGCGTCCTCTTGGTTCATTCCAATAGCGACACATAACATTCTTGGATAGATAACAGGGTCGTATTCGTAATATCCTTTCTTCTTCATATCTCATCGTTTTTATGTTTTTCCCATCCATGCCTCGAAAAAGCATACCAAGTATCACAAATATCAAGAGCGAGAATGTAGCCTTGGTCAATACAAAAATCGCTATCAAAGCCTTCGATATGAACATACATCAATGCTATAGTATCATAAGGAACGCTACGACCTTCAAGACAAGGGTTTTTAAAATTCTTAGTCTTGTATAAACTTGTAACAATTGGCACTTGAAGAACGTCTGAAATATTCTCAGTGCTAATCTCTATCGACTTCTTAAACTTCTTCATATTCTCAACTATTTAAATTTCTCAAAGTAGAACTCAATTTGTCTATCAAAGTGCTCTTCGATTAAACCATAAGCAAGCGACATCTTTACTTGAAAAGAAGCCTTACCATTAAGCAATCCTTTAGCCTGTCTAGTAATCTCAGAGCGAAATTGTTCCAAACTCATATCACGCTTACGAAGATTACAAGACCTGCAAGATGGCATATAGTTCTCCATACTGTCATCGCCATGAAAAACGACAAACCTTCCCTCCTTGTCGCTCCACCGAGAGTAACAACCTCGATTCTTCGGAACAAGATGGTCAACCTGCATATCCTTATACTCTATACTCTTACCGCAATAAGCACAATGCCCATCGTATTTGCGATATATTTTAAGTCTATCTTCTTTTTTCATAATCGTTAATTATGTAACCTACCAATATGCCACTTTGAGCAAACCTTGCATAAGTAAGTATGCCAACCGAGTATCTTTAACTTCGGATTCTGGTTCAAAAATTCCCAAGCATCATCCTCGGTCTCATAAGCAACCTTCGCCTTCCAAGATTGACCTTTTCTAACCCAATGCTCAGGATCTGGATGCAAATGACAAGGAATATATTTATTTCTTTTCTTCATAACTTCTTCAGAAATTTAAGTTGAAACCCTTCTGCCTTTTTTATTCCTGGGTATAGTTCTGTTAGAACCTCCCATGCTCTTGTCTTGTGCCGATGCCACATAGTTACCGGATGCACACGCTCACCACTTGGTAATACATAGAAATCTGCCTTAATGGTATCAATATGCTCATAGTTTGCAGCTTTATATATAGTTCCCTTGTTACCTATGGACGTATCGGCATAAGATATAAGATACTTGATTTCCTTATGCGTTGCCCTAATATACTTGTGTAAGAGAGAAAGGCAAATGGTTTCGCTATACTTTGGCATATCATCAGACAACCACATTCGGTCAAATTCCCTCACTTGATGGTAATCCAACACTTCGCCCTTTTCAGTCTTGATATGCGGTCGAATTCCATACCCAATTTGCATAGCACCCCTAATCTTGCCTTTGTACAATACCAAAAGATTCAAGCAACTATTCTTCGTTACCTTGTGTGAAAAGTGATGAGGAACTATGATTGCATCAGCTTGCGCCTTATCGCACTCCATCAGCTTTATTCCCTTTTCCTTGCACTCGTAACCGACAACAAATCCGCAGAGACCTAGCACTGGAGACTTGTTCAACTTTCTTCTTCTCATATCAATAATACCTCCAAAAATAACGTTTGAAATTATAAAACAAATTCTTAATACAAGCCTTGATTTCGCCTTTCCTTAACAATTGATTGCAATATTCAACCAATTCATCACGTACCAACCCACGCTTCGAGGCTTCATCCTTAATGGCTTTTATCAGAGCATCCGTTATCTCTTTATTCCCATTTCTTACAACTGTGTTACATTGAATAACCATACTCATATCCATTGTTTTAAAACAGACTTAATTGCCTACTCATGCTCTTTAATTCGTTATTGGAAAAATCTACTTGCCGCTGGTCTATTTCGAAGCCTATATACTTTCTTTCAAGATTAACGCAAGCCCTTGCTGTTGTGCCACTCCCCATAAATGGGTCAAGAACAACATCACCTACATTTGTTGAGTTTCTGATTAGAATCTCCATCAACTTAACTGGTTTTTCGGTCTGATTGATCAATCCTTCTTTATCCCTGCGTTTGTTGGTTGGAATAGGAACACTCAGAATGTCAGATGTGCCAAACTCATTAATTGGCTTTCCACCTCCCTTACGAAGCATAATGATATACTCTTTTTGGTTCATATAATACGTTCCACACACCTTAGTGCATTTATCCCATATTAAACACTTTGTGAAGTGAAACTCACTCCGTCCTATCTCATCTAGAAAGTGCATCAGATTATAGTCGTTACACATAAGATAGCAATGAGTCTTATCCTTTAGTACTCGATATAGTTCGTTGATATACTCCGAAATATCTATGTCATTACTCTTGAATATCTTACCTTTTCTAGTTTGAGAATCCGTCCAATATCCACTCATACTACTGCGCCCACCTCTAGCTTGTACCGGATAAGCAACATCAGAGCATACTAGGTCTATACATTCATCGTCTAGCTGCTTTAGAAGCTTTCGGCAATCACCTTGATAAATTCTATTTAGCTCCATCATATCACCCACTAACTTTCATTACTAAATAAACTATCTTGCTTTATCATTAATTCATTTTCTATTCTCTCGTTTGCTTTGTCGTAAAACTCTCTATTAGTTTCAAAACCAATAAAATTACGATTTTCTTGAATACACGCAATAGCCGTAGTTCCACTACCTATACAGCAATCTAGTACAATATCTCCTTTGCAGGAATGCTTGTTTATAATGCTTCTGAAAAGACTAACAGGCTTCTGGGTAGGATGAAATCTCCCCTTATCACGACAGATTGGAAAGCTATATACTCCATTGTCATATTCGCTTTTAAAGATAGGATTTTTACCTTTCACCCCACACACAGCGACCTCTCTTGCGTTTGTGAGATAGTTTGTCTTACTATTTATTGGAACAGGATTTGTTTTTATCCATTCTATAAATCTAATTTGTTTAAATCCGACTTTAATCATCGCATCCTTTACGACCCCAATCTTCCACAAATCATAGAAACAAACTATATATCCACCATCTTTCAAGCACCTGTAGGATTCTTTTATCATAGAGCCTATATCAAATGCTTCCTGTTTATCCCAGTCTCCAAAGTCGATAGATATGCGGAATCTATCGGTATCTTTACCAGTAGGAGCGGACTTTGCATAATTGGAATCCCTTGAAATTTCATATGGAGGGTCTGTGAGTATAAGCGAGACGGACTTGTCATCAATCTTGCTCATACCATCCAGGCAATCAACTTGATAAATCTTATCTATCTCCAGCATATCCAAACATATCTTTTTGATTAAACATTTCTTCTTTGATTCTTTTTTGTGCTACCTTGAAATATTCCCCGTCTAACTCAAAGCCAAGGAAATTTCTGTTTGTACGCATACAAGCCAGAGCAGTACTTGCTGAACCCATAAAACCATCAAATACCAAATCTCCTTCGTCCGATGATTTCAAGATGCATTGCATAAGCAAGGGGATTGGTTTCTCATTCTGATGTGCCAATTTATCAGATGGAACTCTATCAAAGTCCCATACGTCCTCCAAACGCTTTCCGTTTATGGTTCGTCTGCCTTTATTCAAGTACAGGATTGGCTCGTAACATTGACCATATTGCGCCTCTAAATCTCCAGCCGTATGGTTGTTCTTTCGCCAAATGAGCACATTCTTAATGGTAAATCCTGCGTTCCTCGCTTGTTGCATAAAAAAGTCCAAGGTTTTGGCACTACAGAAGATATAAGCAGCACTATCATCCTTCAAAATCCGGTAGCATTCGCTCATATAATCAATAATCAATTGCTCATTATCGTCATTGAGTATTTCCTTAGAGAAACGATGGTCGTCTGCTCTCCATCCGGTCTTATAGGAGATACAATATGGTGGGTCAGTAACAATTAAATCTACTTTCCTGCTCTCTATTTGTTTCATTCCTTCTATACAGTCGGAATTGTATATTCTATCGAATTCTAGCATGTTAAATCTCTTTTATAGTATTTACATAAGCTTCATGAGCCTCTTCTTGTGTACCAAAGCATCCAATGTAGATTTTCTTCTTACCGATCTGATATTGGGCTTGCCATTTCCTTGCGCTCTTATTCCACGTCACACCCAAGTATGCGGATGAAGTCTTCTTTGCAATAGCCGAATAAGCCATATTGTATCTTGCAGTACAATACTCCAAGTTACAAACATCATTGTTTGTCTTATCGAAATCCTTATGATTCACCATTGGTAATGCATCTGGATTCTCCAAGAATGCCTGCGCTACCAAACGATGAACATAGAACATCTTTCGCTTTCCGTTTTTGTAAAGCCATACCTTCAAATAGCCTTTTGGTGTCTTGCAAGGAGAAATTTCCTTTAATTGATATGTACTCCCTATAGTAAAAACTTGTCCCTGTTTGCTAACACAATACCTTTCGTAGCCCTTTACTGGTCTAACATCACCAAGAAACCTTGTTGCACATTTACCTTTCATTTTTACCTCCTTTTTCAAAGAAACTTGAATATATGGCTTGCGCCTCCTTTGTATCTAGCAAATCAATATCATCATAAAACCTTCTGTACACAACGCCCAGCTTTTCGTCATTTCCTGCTTCTCTTGCCATAGCTATTTGCTGACATGATTCCATTAGAAATGCACTAATCTTCTCGTAACTTTGCATCTGTGTCTTCTTTAGCATATCCATGCTTACAAAGGTTTTGTAGTGGATGATACGCTTTTCTTGCTCGTATTCTGTGAGTATAAGCCCTTCCGGAATAGCAAACACCACCCTTTTTGTCTTGTCGTCACTATAAAGCTGAACCGCACCTGTAAACGATGTATATATCTTTTGTAATATCTTTGCTATCGGCAAATCCTTTTTCAAATACCTTTCTGCATATCTCTTCAGAAAATGAACGCTCATAGCAAAACAATCCTCGCTATACCCCTCATTTCTGCTCATAGGAATATACTCGTTAGTTTCCTTCAGATAAATGAACACACCGGAAGCAAATACATCGCCATGTTTTACACCTACAACGATAAAATAATCGGCATTCGGTGTAGCAAACTCAAAGGTCTTTGTTATTTGTCTTACGTTCTGCTTTCTCATTTCACGTTTAAGCTCATTAGCTTTTCGCATCTGAAACTCATAGATTCTAGCTTCATCTAAGTTTCGTACTCTACGCATCTCACCCGAAGTCATACTTGCTGTTATCATGCGCATTCCTCCTTTTTAATCTTTGACAACCAACAATCCCAGATTCTCGCAGCTACATTCGCCATCATAACCGGAGGAACGCACATTCCGCAAGCAAACCAAGGCTTCATGCCATTAAAGTCATAATCCATCGGGAATGTTGATGCTAAAATCGTATCATGCGCTGAAATATAACTTGGATTATCAAAATACAAAAGCCTATCTTCCATTGCTGATATAGTATTGCATACTTTATCCTTTTTAAGAAACATATTATTGAACATAGAAAGACGATTATCCATCCGTTTGACAATATCACCGATAGAATTGTCTTTCTCGTTTCTATGCTCCCAATACTTCATCACTCCTTTTGGAATCTGTCTTCCACTATAGTCCGAAAACTCATCCAAGACAATTTCTTTCTCGTTGAAGTCCATATCTATCTTAGGTACTCGCTCGAACAAATCCTTCTGAACCATAAACGGCTTGCAAAGGTCTTTGCGTAATCCTAGAAAGAACACCCTAGGTCGATTCTGAGGAACACCCATATTACGTGCATTAAGCAACCAATGCTGCAAGATATATCCGGCATTATCCATCTGACTGTAAATCTCTTTCACGTACTCGATAGCTTCACCTTGCAACAAACCTTGGACATTCTCAAAAACCACTACCTTTGGTTGTAGTTCTTTAGCGAGGGCGATTGAGTAAAAAGCCAAATCGTCAAGCCTTTGTGCTTTCTGACCTTCTCGGAATACTTTTTCCTTTCCCCAAGCCTTTTGGCGGTCACCTGCAATACTGAATACAGAACATGGGAAACTAGCATCCAATATATCCAGATTATGCAACTCTTCTTTCATAATATGCCCCCCTATATTGATATTGGCAATCATCTCACGAATATCACAATTGAAAGAATACTTGACATCGTGATTCTTCAAGTACATCTTCATAACCTTTGGGTCTATCTCGTTACAGGCTACAACATCGTAGCCAGCTAACTTATAACCAAAGGAACTGCCACCTCCGCAACAGAAGCAAGACATTACCTTACCTTTGTCTTTTGTGAAATTAGCATCTTTTTTAGTCCATCTATAAGGGAACTTGTGCTCGTTTTTATACATTTATCTACCATAAAAAACAATCGTTAATAAAAACCGATGTATAAAAATAACCACAAGTAATATGGTTGTAAAAAGGGCTTCTAACCCTTGAATTTAGATTCTGTTTTCTTCGGCAATGCGTCTTAAATAATCATCCGCAGCGTTATCGTCTATTTTCGACTTAAGAGACAATCCTGTGTTATATCCTATCATTAAGGACACATTCTTGCTCTTTTTCTTGTTCTTTCCATATCGCCAGCTAAAGACCTTTCCTAGCCAAGCTATACCGACAATACCATCTGATACAATTATTGTCGGAAACAAAACAAATACTCTATATATCATCGCAATCTAATTGAGAGTTAAAAATATATCTATTCTGATTCAACCAAAGCTCCACGTAGTCAGCCTTGATTTTCAGAAATTCTTCGTATGTGTAGCATTTCTGCTGCTTACCACCTTTGTTCCAATAATAGGCAACTCCTCCCAAAGAAAAGAAGTCTATCAAGTCCATTTCCTTTCGCTCCGGTTCTTCACGCTTTTTCTTTTGCCTATATCTACTTACAGCAAGCAATATGAGACAAACGCAAAGCAACACGGAAACCAGTATCTCGAATATTAACCTTACGTCTTGCATCTTTTCTTAAAAACAAAAACACGAAACTACCGATTGCAAAGTCAAAGGAATAGTGACTCGGACTGCCTTTCGGTATAGTCCATCGGGTTTCGTGTCTCTAATATCTTATTCAATATCTTAAATCGCTATTTATCCTTTTTGTTCTGCGCTTGCAAAGATAAATAATATTTTTCTAGCTTGCAAACGTTTTAGTGCTTTTAATGTTTTATTTGCATAATTTTAAACTTATCCTTTTTTGAAGTTCATTCCAAACACTTCTTCCGTTACCTCATACATTACATCACCATATGCTACTCTTTGCTTGTCTTTTGCCATCAGTAGCAAGTTCCTATAAGGTATTTCTCTCACAACCTCTTGGTACGACAAATGCAGACTATCCATAAAAGATGCAATCTGTCCTAAGAGTGTATCGTTACCTATGGTCGTGGTTTTGCTATCATCCTTGCCGCACTCTTCGCCAAAATTGATAGCGTCTGAAAATCCTTTATAGAGATTAAGGAATAAGCCGTTTGTAAGCCATTGACAACCTCTTCAAACGTTCCTTTAGATAATTCATCACTAATGGATTCATCGCCTTGTATGAATACAGACAACGCCTTACAAGTATCATCCAAATTCTTAAGCATGCCTAAGACTTCCGCTAAGGTCTTGCCCTCTTCAAAACTATCAAGGTATTTAGCCGCCTTGACCAATTTTATAATTGTAGGTGGTGAAATACAATAAGTCTTTCCATTCACCATTATTGTTACGAAATCCTCCCCAAGAATAGCACCCGCAACTAATTTACTTGCCTTACTCATAGTTCTTAATATAAAAAAAGGGAACGGCAGTAATACCATCCCCCTCTATCATTTGTCGTTTATACCTTATTCCCGTTCCACAACCGCAGAACCTTCCCATTGGTACTCGCCAGCCACACCATCGGTCTCACTTTCCATGGCAACGGCAGAAATACCCAAAGTGATATTCTTGTCCTGCTGGTCTCCCTTGGCTACGATAGCCGCATTCGAGAAAACGATGTAGTTTCCTGTCTTGGTCTGAGCAACAATACACTTGTTGATGTTTTCCAAATCTTGACTAGAAGACCAACCTACTGCGCTCGCCTCCGTTGTAGTCGGTGCTCCGGTTGAATCGTACATCTTACCACCTTGAAGGTCAACCTTGTTCTTCCATGAGAAGACACCAATAGAGAATGTAATAGTCTTAGCACCCTCATCGGTCTTGTCACGATAGTAAACCTGTCCGTTCAGCTCGTTCTTGTACTCGGTAACACTAGGGTCATCCTGAGAATATCCCCATGTTCCCTCATGGCTGTTCAAGACCTCTGTAGCGGTTTTCAACCATGTAGCCAACTTAGCAGGTGTATTTGCCTCGGTAAGAGGAGCACCATACCAAATTCTCTTGATTCCAATAAATGGTTTCATCTTATCTTACGTTTAATGTTTCAAAATCAATAGTAATGTTTGCGTAATGGCAACTCAACCTACTCTCTTGCTCCATGCCGTGGGAGCGGATAGAATAACGATACCATACATCCTCTGCTTTTCCGACTTCATTGTCGGACAGGATTTCAATAGCCTTCTTTAAAAGCTCGTTCAACTGAGGATTAGTCTCGCCCTCTATATCTTTGAGCAATATATTTACCTCTATAGTACAATCATTGAAATATGTCTTGTCTGCACTCATACGCTTAGGGATGATGACTATCATACCATCATCGGGAATCTTCTCACCGGCCATAGGTTCTTCCCCATCAAGTCCACCCTTTTTCAGATGTCCTTTCAGTCTTCGTTCCATTCCCATAAGTTCCAAGTCGTCATAGATTACATGACCTGCATCTATTTCTGTTATCATCGCATATCCTCGATTTCTTTCTTGATATACTGAATACCCGAATCTATAACATCATATCCTCTAGAGGAAACATCTGACGCATATTCCGCTTTGTTGCCAAGGGTCAAGGTGTGGTCATGTACTTTACTATAGTTAGACCTTCTGAGATTACCTGTGCGGTTTCGGTAGTTTCCGTTAGTCTTATCAAGCTCAACGGCTGTTTTACCTAACCTGTCAAGAAACTCATCAACTTCCCTTTCTCCCTGCGCAAAGAAAGCGTCTATCTCATCCTTTATAACATCAGACATAGATACTCATATAACCAAGATAATTGCACTTAGGGGCATTATAGACCTTTCCACCTCCTCGGTAGCTTCCATCATCGGAATAGACCTTGACTTCATCACCTTCGGAAATCTGGCACTTGTCACAAACAATGTGATATTTCGGTGTATATATGCTACCATTATCGGTAGTGAAATGCTCGGTAGAGTTGTCATCGCATCGACAACGCCCCATTTCTTTCCATTCCTCAGAAGAGCTAATGACCTCGTTGTACTTGTTGACAACCTTATTCACGAACTTCTTCTTTAATATATGAGGGGAATATAACATAACCTAGACATTTACCAAATATCAGACTTATCCGTGATAGTGGAAAGCCCTAAAGCTGCCACCACTTCATTATCCGGAGCAACACCATATTTTCGGCAAAGCCACATATAGTATTGTCCTATCCTAGAGTAGTCCCAAGAGACAGAGAATCCATTTTCATTCACATTGCTCATATATGGAGCAAGCATAAGTTCCTCGATTACGGAAATCATCGCCTTGCCTACAACCTGCGAATTATCAGACGTATATTCTTCGTCAAGGTCTATACCTGACGAAATATCTTCCAATTGGGCATCGGTAATGTTCCAAGCACGCAACTTCTGCGAAATGTATTCTCTTATCTTCATGTGACATTATTATTTCTGAGCCTGACTCATAGCCTCAGCGATTTTCTTTGCAGCCTCCTGCTCGCTCTTTGCTTTTTCGTCAAGTTCCTTTTCTACATTCTCCTTTTCAGAAGTCTCTTCGGTTGACTCGGCAGCATCCTTTTTGGTGGTTTTCTCCTTTTTAGGCTTACTCTCCTTCTTCTCCTTCAAGACTTCCTTCTTGGGTGTCTCTTCTGATTTCTTTTCTTCTTCCTTTATAAGATTTACCTTCCCATCATTCAAGACTTCCTTTTTAGGAGTATCTTTAATTTCCTTATCGTCTTCTGGAGATGCAGAATGATTATCATCCTGCACCTCCAACATCTTGCAAAGCTTACGTTCGATAAGGGAGTTCATACGTTCTTCGTCAAAGTCCAAGACTGCACCAACTTCATAGATGGTATTAAAATGGAACTTATCACGGAACGGACTAATTACCTCACCTCTCATAAGCCTAACCTACTGCTTGTGTTGAGTCCAAAGAGTAGATGGCATCAACGTTATTCAAAATAGGAACAACCATTGCCTGTGAGCTGGTGAACTCACGGAGTGGGTCGTTGGTAGAATAACGGCTAGCCAAGATAAACTCTTCTGCGGTCTGATAAGTTACACCTGCAACTGGTCTTGTTGCTTCTGCTACGTTAGTCCAAAACAAATCACCCAAGTTGTCATAGCAAGTAAAGGTCATGTGACCTTTAGCCCAAGGGTTGTGTGTTCCTTTCTTGCCATTAAGCTCGGTCTTGATTGTACGGGCTACACGTACCAAGTTGGTCTGCCACTTATTTCTGAAGATAGACGCAATCTGCTCTAAGCTCAAAATAGGAATATTGCTATCACTATTAATTGCAATGCCCTGATTGAAGGCAAACTGAGCACGAACCTGCTTGTTCTTGCCAAGTAACTTGATTGTGTAATCATCAAGATAACAAGTAGTGATGGTATTTTGGTCTTCCATCGCCTTGTCGTAAACCAATTGAATATCATCAAGTGGGGTTGCGTCCTCTGCATCCCAAGCCTTAGCACCGTGACCAAACTTATTTTTCTCGGCAAAACCTACATCAACTCGGACACCAGTACCACCGGAACGAGTTGCCAAAGCTACGCCTGTTGACAGCTCACTGAGGAACATATCTTCAATACGCTCGTAAACCGCCTGAATACAACGAGGAAGGTCTGCAAACAAGTTACGCAAAATCTGTGGTTGAGGCAAACGTTGCGCAATCATGTTATCCAAATCCTTAAGCTGCTTCTCTGTCATGTAAAGCTTCATACCAACCTTTGGGATTTGACCCTCAGCGGTTGAAACCTTATCACGGCTCTTCAATGGGAGTTCTGCATCCATTGATACAACGTCAGCAGCAACTCGTGTATATTCCGCAGTAATTGATGCCCAGCGTCCGTCCTGACTATATGTGTTAGTCAAGTGGTCTCGGTACATATAGGTCAATGTGGTCTGATTCTTGCCGTTCAACTTCTCTACTACACTCGCAACAAGTTGTGGGAAGTATTTATTGACCAACTGAAAATAAAGTGATTTTTCCATCTGTTATCCTCCTTCTTTTAGTCTTTATCCATAGTTGCATCAGACTCATCAAACTTGTTAGCATCCTCATCGCTAACCAAAGCAATCTTTGGCATAGCTGTAAGGAACGCATCCGGATAGTCTGCACCATTCGCAGCCTTAGCTGCTACCTTGTTTACTTGTCCAGCAGTCATAATTGCCGCTGGCTCACCGTTCAGAATGGAACGATAGAGAACACCTGCATACTTGTAATGCTCCAATGGGTCACTGGCTGTACCCAAAGCCTTATAATTGCCTGCTTCGATAGGCAATGGCTTGTAAGTTCCCTTCTCATCTGTCACGATAACACGACCTGCGTAAAGAACTTCATCGTTTACGCCTGTCCAATCCAAAGCACGACCGCCCTTGATGTCGCCTTCCCATTTCTGGATAATGACGGAATCCTCACCAAAGACAATTTGCTTTTTCGTAGTCTTCAATTCCTGATTCATGTTTTTCAATTTTTAAAGTGACTGAACTAATGATGCGGCTACATTGTCAACTTCCTCCTTTGTTGGCTCACCTTCGCTTGCACGATAGCTGCCCCCGAATTGTGGTTGTTGCAACGCCTTGTAGTTGTTCGCTACCTTTGAGAGGTATGTTTCGATAGTTTCATCTGTAGCATCATCGCTCAGAGTGAAACCCTCGTTGATACGACTTTCGGGAATGCCCAACTCCTTAGCCTTTGCTAAAATCTTCGCATCGTGGTCTGCCTTTGCCTTTGCCTTTGCAGCAGCCTCTTCCTTAGCCTTAGCCTCCTCAGCTTGCTTTTGGATAGTTTCTTGCAATTCCTTAATGGTCTTGCTTTGCTCCTCCATCTGTTCGTTGTAAGTCTTGGCTTGATCTGTATTTTTCTGTGTCAAGGTCTCAACGAGTTTCTTGAACTCTTCACGTTCCTTGGATCTTGCTTCCTCAGAAGCTTTCTTCTCTGCTGCCTGCTCTTCAAAGTACTTTTTGAGATAGTCCGGCATTTCGTTTTTCTTTGCCAATTCCTCCAAACGTTTCTTTTCGGCTTCTTCAGCGGCTTTCTTGGCTTCTTCATCTGCTTTCTTCTTAGCTTCTTCTTCAGCAGCCTTGCGTTCAGCATCTTCTTTAACCTTCTGTGCCTCCTCGAACTTTTTCTTGGCATCGGTAACTCTGCGGTCATTATCCTTTTGCAAGGACTCCAAAAAACTCTTTTGGCTAGCAACCACTGTCTCGATGTTGTCATCAGTAACAAGCCCCATCTTGTCAAGCATTTCGGCATGTGCCTGAAGAACTTCATCACCTAACCCAAGAGACTTATACTCTTGTTTTAGTAACTGGAAAATTTTATCTTTCATTCTTTCGATATATTTGTTAAAACTAGTGCAAAGATAATACGAAAAGAGTAATTAATGCATTAAAGCGTTTGCAGGTATCTCACTTTTGGTTAAAAGTGAGTAATAAGGGTATTTATAAGCGATTTAAGGCTATTTTATCACAAAAATGAATAATTAATTGCAACACAAAATAAAACACCTTATATTACAAAAAAACGCCAAATATCCTCACGGACATCTGACGCTTGTCGAATTAAAAAGAACCTAAACATTAAAATATCTAAAAGTTTATGACATCTCTCATATAACCCAAATGATTCAAATTAGAATAGAACCGTCCATCACGCTCTATGAATTTACCGGACTTCAAAATCTCACCATTATGCAACATTGCAAACTTAGAACCATGAGCTGTCCATTTATTCATTTCTTTCATATGTTCATCAGAACCCCAACCATATTTCTTGATAGTAGGATAAATGAAACGTTCAAAGCAAATCTGACTATCCGTTTTATCATGCTCGGAGCAGATCGGGAGCACTCCATTATGGGCGAACCAATAACCAGCCTTGTAGAACGGATGACAATTCTTGACACAGACAGAACCATGAGTAGCAAATCTAAAATGTATGATTACATTCTCATTTATATCTCGCTTCATCAATCTACGTATAAATGTAGAGAAATGCAAGCTCTTATAATGGTCAGACTCACTCACAAATCCGCAACCATCGGGATTTCTCATATACGCTGCCTTCAGCTCATCAACGGATGGCAAAGTAGCACCTTTCGGACATACAATAATAACACACATATCTTTACCCTTTCTTTTTTCTTAGTAATACTTGATTTTTTGTGTCCTAGGGATTTTACCCTAGGACTACATCAATTAGTCGTTATTAGCTGCAAATGCATCCTTACGGCTCTGGAAGAAAGCCTTCTCTTCTTTATTCAAGAAAGGTATATCTTCGATGTTCATAACCTCACTAGCAAAGACATTATTGCGAGACCAACCGACAAGCTTTGCGCAGAACTTAACCCACATTTCAATCTTTTTGTAATTGGTTGAACCTTGATGCTGGCGAAACTCGATAGTCTTGTGACGTGCAAAACTCTCTGCATTGACCTTGTAATATCTGTCTCCATGAAATACATTACGTCTAATATCGTAATTGCCACGGCAATTAGAGAAATCTTTGTCAAGCAAGCTGGCTGCCCAACGGCAATTGCCTCTTCTTGAAGGAGCCATGAAGCTATCAATCAATCTTTCAAGCTTCTGATAATTCTTGAAGACGTTAACATATTGCTCACCTGTCAACTTTGCTGCACCGATATGAACGTGAAGGCCACAAGTAGAATTTACTCTTGCACCTACGGCATCCAAAGACTTGATAGCCTTCTTCAAAGTTGCCATACCATTTGTATTGCCATTCAATACCGGACTTACAACCTCGTTAGGGTCAACATCACCACCAACTGAAGAATCACTAACAATCTTGAAATAACTCTTGTTGTCGGTGTGGTTATAGCCCTCAGAATGAATATCAACACCATTCTGACGACCAGCCTCTATCAAGGCATTGCGCTCGGCATGAACACATTCAATCTCAACACCGAATGTATAAACGAATCTCGTTGAAGTTGAACCGCTTGGTACACAAACCTTCAACATATCAGAGATTTCTTTCTCACGAAGACCGCAAGCCTTCAATGCAACAATCTTTTCGTTGCGAGGCATCTTAGACTTCTTGATTTCGTCAATAGTCTCAATTAATGACTTCTTTGAACTTGCGAATGAAAAACCAGTCTGCTTAGACATAATTAATTGTGCTAGTTGTTTCGGGTCTTACCCCTTGGTGTCGCTCTCACCTTATTGAGTGAAACTTGTCACTCGGCAAATCAACCAACTTATCTTGATTGACGATGCAAAGATACAAATTAGTTTTGAAATATGCAAATGTTTTAAGGTTTATCTTATAACAATTAACCTTCTATAACTAACATATGTATCTTGTTAACAATTCAGCTTTTAATATACCTTATTATATATATAAAAAGGCTTCGAAGTTCACACACCAAAGCCTAAAAAACTTTACTAACTAATTACCAAATTTTATCAACTATCTTCTTGAATCATCACCAATATCTTCTTCTACTCCCAAATCCGGCAGTCGGTCATACGCTTTTTGGTCATCACCTCCTTCAGACTTGACACCTAGCAGGTAACCATTCCGAAAAGCATAATATACCAGCTTTTCCATATCTTTAGCCGTTGCGTTATCTGTCAAATGCAGCGTGGCGTACAATCCCATCAAGAACTTCCGTACATCTTTTGGATATACCTTGTTGTTCTTTTCTAAAGCGACTGCCATTCTTAACGGACTTTTCATATTCTTCTATTTTTCGTTAAACCATCAAATGAAGCACAAAAAAGAGGCCATTCCGCTTGCTTCCCTAGTTCATAAGCTTATTCACAACTTTATTCGCCCCATCTGCTTCCTACGTTTGCCCGTTGACAGATGTCCGAGATTCCAACAAGACAAACATCACGGCTCTCTTCTTGTGTATCATTGTGCCAACGGAAGGATTCGAACCTTCGACCCTAGGATTAAAAATCCTATGCTCTGCCACTGAGCTACGAAAGCATAAAGGAATGATTGGAGTTGCACCAATGCCCCCTTGGTTACAAACCAAGTGCTCTACTTCTGAGCTACATTCCCCGTAATCTGACAAAGTTACTCTTGTGGGGCAAGAGAGATTCGAACTCACCGAACCCGCAATGGGAACTGATTTACAGTCAGTCTTCTTTATCCGCTTGAATATTGCACCATTTGTGAAATACATATCAAATATCACCTTGTTGCCCCAAGCGGATTCGAACCACTAATGACAGAACCAAAACCTGTAGTGTTGCCATTACACCATAGGGCAAATTTGTACTGCATAAAGGATTCGAACCTTTGAATACCAGCGTGAAAAACTGGCGACTTAACCACTTGTCTAATGCAGCATCTAGGGATTCTCACCCTAATTAGAGTTGCCTTGTTATAGTCTAGCTGGGCTGGGTAACCTGGAAACCATGCCGTAAACTCCTAAGTCTTGACTTATGGTAGAAGCGACCTCTCAGAAAGCCATCTGTTTCAAACACGATGCAAAGATAAGCATTTTATTTTATCCTTGCAAATGTTTTAGTGTTTATTTAAACTCTTTTGATGATTTTTGCATTATTTATCCTTGCGAAGAATGCCACAGAGGGTTTCTACAAGTTTCTTTGCGTCATCACCTTTGATTTCGATGACATTAGAATTTCCATCAGGAACATCCTCGCCTTTCTGTTCCTTATCTAAACGCTTACGAAGAGCCAAGTCTGGATTCTCTACCAAGATAGAATCCAAAGCATAATTGCAAATGCGGCTTGCAAGCTCCTCGTTACCATTCGCATCACGCACAAACTCATTCTTGCCTTCAAGAATACCCACAATCTCGTTGTACTCTTCAGCATTCTCACAATTACGTGAAAGCATACCAATCACCTTGTAACGGTCAATCTCAAAGCTGACCTTTAATTTGTCTTTATTCATTCTTTCTATCTTTTTATTTATTAAACATTATACCAAAAACCCCTTTCATAATAAAGTCCTCCCTTTACCTCATACCGGATAGCATCTGACTCTTCACTTAGCTGACGAATGCGCATGTACAAGCGTTTGTCTAACTCTTCTTCAAACAAAAGAGACAATTCCTTCCAATTATCAACAAAAGGAGCAAACCAAGGATACTGATTCTTTACAATTTGCAATTCATCCAAGGTTACTTGTCCATATTCCACCATGTCATAGCATCTACGAAAATCACTATTATCTCTTGGGATGTTCAAATCAACCTTGCGTCTTACACCCATTAATGCGCTCCACATGGTTTTAGAAGAGATACCAGTATCACAAGTGGCTATCCACTCTATCATTTTCTGTTTGTTCATCTTAATTTTCCATTTTAATTCTTTTGAGAAACGTTTGCAGTTTCTCATCATTTTCATTCTCCAAACGTGCCTTTAAGATACTCTTGAAAGCGGCATCCATTGCCTCGTATCTACTGGAATATTCCTTACCATCCGTATGACACAAGCCTTCCTCTACACACCATGATGTAGTTTGCCAACAGAACTTACCTTTCGAAATGTTTGCAACACAAATATAGTAACCGAAATGCTCTAAAAGCCAATCAAGCACCATATCATAGCTTGGAGCGGATATTGCCGGATGCTTGCTATTCAACTTTAAGGCAGCAGAAAACTCAATATTGGATTTCTCCCACTCGGAATTGGAGTAAGCAACATAACTGCCGTAATGCTCACTATATTTTCCACCCTTACGAATGCCACCCTTTGCTGTCCAAGGGCTGGCGTAAGCCCAAAATTCGGCTATCTTCTCATCGTAGCCAACCTCCTTTAGAAGCTTGGCTATCTCAAAAGGAACTACCTTTGGTTTTATCGTCTGCCTATTTGTCATTTTTCACCCTTTCTAAACTGAACCCGATTCTGACTTATCTAATTCATCAATCGCCTGTCTAAGCAAAGGAAGTATCTTATCCAAGTCATCGAAATTCGGTACGACTTCATTCACTCGCAAGATTGCTTGACCTAGCAAACTCTTAATCTTTTTTCTGTCCATTGATCTCGGCTTGTTTCTCTAAGTCTTTTAAATCTACCTCCTCAAATCGAGGAACTAGCTTACCATCTACCTCAACATTACCAAAGAACATTTCCTTTGGTCGCACCCAAACTTCATGCTGTCCGCACACTGCTTGATACGCAACCTTTACCTCAGAAGTCTCGCTATCAGTAACCTCTCCAAGATACTCATAGAAATTACCCTTGTAGTGGCGGTAAATCGGCTTACAGAATCCACCATGCAGCCAGTCGGCTTTGTCCTTGATTTCCACGTACTCCCTTACCGCATCACACTTGCTAGACTTACTCAATTCTTCTACCCAATCAAAGAAAGCTTGCTTATCCTTGACCTCTTCACTTGATACCATAAAGAGATAAGTGCAAAGAAGCATCTTACCAGCATCGGTATCATATTTCTTATTCACCTCTTCAGCTAATAGCATCATAGGTGTATCTAAACGATAATTCCAACTCATAATCTATCCTTTCTTACTTTTAAGATTTGCCAAATCCTCTTTCAAACGTAGATGGAAATTATCTTCTCCATCATCACCGGAAAGAAGCCAATCAATTCTTTGGGCATAAACCTGAGCTTTCTTCAGAAGTTCAATACCCTTTTTGAATTCCTTGATAGTCTCTTTAGATAAGCCATATCTGTTAGGCATCGTATGATGATGCTTTCTAACATACTTGTCTTCATCCTCCTCTAACCATCGGTCTTCGAGAAAACATCTTTCATCTTCCTCATCCAATGGATGACCATCAATATAATCTTCTATCTTTGTATATATGTCAGCAATCCTATACTGAGCATAATCAAAAGCTCCACCACTCATAATCTTCCAACTACTGGAATTTGAACTTATTTCAGCACACTCAATCTTGCTTCTAACTGTTGGATGATATTGTCTATCGTCTTTCCCCTATAGTCAATAGCAATATCCTCCAGTACTTCAATCTGAGCTGCAATTTTAATTCTATCTCTTACTACTGTCATAATCAAACTTGTTTATTATGATGCTGTGCTTGCAAAGTTGTAATGCACGATATAAACATAACCTCCATACATCTTTCCGATTGTCACTTCAACAAAATCAAAGATAATATCGCCACCCATCTTGTAAGAAATCAAAGGCTCTGTCGGGAATGCATTGTGTTCTGTATAGTAACAACACACTTCTTGTGATAGTAACTGCTTGAATACATCAACCTCACCATCCTTTGAAAAAACGCCTTTAAACTCATCTTCATTGTCGATTGCAACAACTACTCCAAGTTCTTTTCTTACACATACACCTTCGTTTCTACCACTTTGTTCATTATACAAGACAGGTAATGTGTAAACACATCTTGATTCTTCCATATGCTTATTCTTAATTTTGTTTTTATCCTTCAAGTTGCTTACATTGAGCTAAGTCTATTGCATACGCCCAACGCTTCGGAACAAAAGACATCGTAGATACGAATCTATCTGCACGCTCAACGCATACATCTTGCGTCCGGTAAATCAATCCGTCAGAGCCTTTTACCTGCAACTCAACTAAAATAGTATGGTCTAGCATCGGGAACTTATCAATATTATGCCAGACTTCACCGCCTTCAAGGAATGTAGGCTTTATATGGTTCATCTTTGCCATAAAGTACTTCATGTACAATGTTTGACTTATATTCGCTAGTTATGGTCTCGCAACTACCAAAGCACCACAAATCCTTGGATTGCTCCTTGTGTAACCTTGATGACTTTATATAATAGCCATTGTTGACATCATAATGCTTACGTACCATGATATTGTCGTTTACCACTCCGACCTCATCATCCGTAATTACATAGAACATTCGACCATCACTAAATGCATTTAAGCCTTTATACACTCCATTAGAGACTACCATCTTTTCATAGCCGTTCGTCTCCCAGTTGGCATAATCCCAGATGGTTTCCAAATCATCATCATTCAGAAGATTATTGTCCGTAATAACCTTGCCAATTACCTTGAATTTGCCGTCTTGCACCATTGCCTCAACGACAAATTCATCGGCAGCGTTGAATTCGCTAATCTCTATGGGTCTCATAATACTTATGCTTTATATTCTCGTAAATCACCCTCTTTGCAGCCTTTGCTCTTCTGTTATTATCAGAAAAGACATCATCATACAAAGACATATCTTCACTCTCAAAAGCCACATGCTTACCTTTGTAGCAAGCATCAAAGCGGCATCCTTTTTCGGACTTAGCCGCAGTAAACTTTATCTTACCAAACTTAATCTGCATAAGCTCTATCCAAGAAAATAAATTAATGATACTATTTCAAGAGCAAATAAAAACGCTAACGCATTCTCAATTGTGAATACCTTTTTCATTGTTTCAATACAGTTTTACGTGTGTCTCACGTTCTAAATTTATATTGTAAGGGGATTTTATATCCCCTTTGTTGTTCTTACTTCAAAACTCGATAAGTTTTATCGAAATCATTAAAACTCTTTAAGTAACCTTTCTCAGTCAAAGAGTTTAATATTTCTTTCAACTCTTCCTTGGTATTATCCAAATCGAAATCATACAAATCTTCAAAAGTAAAGTACTTGTTACCTCCGATTACATCAGCCATCACTCCGATGTTGCCATAAACCATTGTCTCTTTCTTACTCAATCTAGTATTCATAACGAATCACAGTTTTTGTGGTGTGTCTCACCTTTTTAATTAGTAACCTTTATTTCTTAATTACATTGCAAAGATACAAAGAATATTTGAAATATGCAAGTTATTTAATGTGTTTCTTTTATATTTTAACGCTTATTATATATGTAGGCACGAAATTAACTTTCTGTAGCAGAAAAAGCCAAAGAATCCACCATTTCGTTATACATATTACCTCTATGAGCCTTAACCCAATGGTATCTTATCACCTTGCCTTTCGCTACCTTATTATATATAGGCTGTAAGTCTCCTAACTTGCAAGCCTGTATTCTCTCTATAGCCACTTGGCAATCCACATATACATCAACAGAACACAAAGGAGGGCAATCACCCAATGCTTGAATGACCGCCCTTATTTCGGCTCTCACCGAATCGTTCACTTTAGCTGTGATAAATGTATATTTCCCACTATTGATAATCGCTCCCTTATGAAGCACAAGCCAACCGCAACCACACTTGTTGTTCTTACTAGAGCCATCAGCATACACTTCATAGCGCACACCTTTAGCCTCATCAACAATTATCTGAGCAACAACCTCCAAAGAGTCATTGCTCATCACATTGGCTATTTGCTTGGCTTTCTTCTTCATAAGCGATTAAATCAAACCTCGTTCCTTGAACTCATTCATCAATGGGGTTGCCAAGACCTCAATATCTGGATGAGGCTTTCCGGTAGTTCCTTTTGATCGCAAATCGAAGAAATGAAGCCAATCACTCACGAATGCGGTATGAATCAGCTCCGTATTGGTATCAAGAGGAAGAATAGTTCTCGCATCCTGTGGCTTAAGACCATCATCCTTGACCAAAGACAAATACATCATTTCACATACTCTATTGGCAAACCACCATTTTTCTACCGGACTCCAATGCTCATAACTACCGATGTTCTTTGATAGGTCAACAAATGTTCCACCATCAAAAGACGATGGATTAACCGCATCATCTTCGCTAACCCACTTTGGCTTGTTGATAGCAATCTCGCCTCCGAACTTATCCTTGCTATAGTTGCAATATCTAGTGCTTTGTTCCGCTACGGAATCTACACGATGTCTGTTAGCCTCTCTACTTACCGCAATCTGAGTTGTAAAGCGGACGGTTATTCGCTTCTCATGCCATTCCGTAGGCTCGCAGATATAGTCCAAATCATCAAACCATTCATTCTCTACTATAACTCTGTAGTTGGTCGTAATATAGTAATCGTTACCTATCTGCATCACCTTGGAATACTTGTTCTCACGATAGTGTTTGACCAGTAAATACTCCGGAACAAAGAAGTCATTATCGTAAGCAACATGTAGATAGATTGTTCCATGCTCACACATGGCAAGATGGTTGCTGCTTACCATACGCTCAACGAAAGGCTTTGCGCTGTCTTTGTCTATCTTCATACTTGACGCATAGCAAGTGCGACCGCATAACTCTATCTGCTTGTAAACTCCATCCATGCCCTTGCCTTGGGATAGGATTTCATATCTCGGTTCTAATATCTTCATATCCTTATAAGTTTTAAAATTCGACCACAAAGATAACTAATTTATCTCAATCGGCAAAATTTCCATATCGTTTTAAACTCACTTTTCGGTTTTCGTGCCATTTCTGCTTTTACATGACGAAAATTTACAAGTCATTCTCTAGTCTTCCTCCTACAGGGTTTTCCGCAACTTAGTAATCAACATCTTTAATATATCGTTCATCTGAAGTCAAGACTCTCACTATCTCTTCTCTCCTGCCATAAAATAAATGTATATTTTAGCCCTTAATGTGGCCCTACCTTCCCATACTGATTATCAAGCAGTTAGTTTAAAAATAAGCTCTTGAATGGCCCTGTATTAAACAAAAAAAGAGGAATGCATCACGCATTCCCCCTTCAACTCGATTATATATCAATATTACTACAGTTGTCCTAGTGTGTCTCACCATTATTATTTCGTTCAATCAAAGGTAAGATACCTTTCTCCTTTAGGAACTCATAGAGAAAGAAACGTCCTTTCTGAGTCCACTTCGTGTTGTATTTGATGGTTTGCTTTCCATCGTTGTGCGTAATGGTCACTGGTTCGCTATTCACATATCCCTTATCCAAGTATTGGCGGTATAAGACCCATTGGTCAGAAACCTTGTGTTGGATACCATGCTCATGCAACAATTTGTTGAATGCTTGCGGACTCATTCCGTAATCCTGCGCCATTGATGTAATCACGCTTGTGCTCTTGTTCTTCATCATCACATCGAAGTAAGTAGTCTTAGGCTTCATCGTTGTAATCTGTGCGCTTAGTCCGACAATCTCCTGCGATGCCTTGGCAAGTTCCTCTTTCTGTTGCTTGTTCTCCAAGGTCAGCACTTGGTTCTTCTCGAACTGGTCAGCCCAAGCTCTTGCTGCTATAGCCGGATTGGTGAAATCGGGCAATGATGGAACACTCTGCATTCTTGACTTCTTCTCAACCTCTATGAAGTACTTGCGAATCGTCCTACCTTTCTCATTGTTCTCGATCATGCACAACTCCTTCGCCATATCCAGTGAAAGGGCATACTCTTTGCGAACACTACTGCCTTTTTCTCGTTTGACAAAATTATCAAATGAAGAAAAGTCTTGATTTTCAACGAATCCGTACTTTTCAATACGATTTCGAATCCAATGCGCAAACTCTTGCTTACTGCCCAACTTTTGGTGCAGCTCTCTTGCATTGATAGCTTGCTTACCATCACGTTCTTCTACCTTGATGAGTTCAAAGCCTTCAACCTTGATTTCCTCGCTCTGATTTACAAATGCTCCCAGCATGGGTGCATCATTCAAATTCTTTTCTAAAAAATCTTTCATATTAAACAATTTAAATATTATAAGTAGGTTTCTTGCAAATAGGAAAGCCCCGTCCACCATGTTGTGAGAGAGGATGGACAGGGCTTGTTTCGCCTACCCACAAATGTAACGGAATGGGCTTGACGAAATATTACTCCACGCTTGGAGCTTATAACCATTTGTTTAATATGTCTTCTTTATTCGTCAGTCGTGTCCGTTACTTCACAACCATTATTACTTTCGGCTGCAAAGTTAATGCTTTTCTCTTTAACTTGCAAACGCTTTAGTGTTTTATTTAAAACATTAACGTTTGTTTTACTTTGGAGGACTTCTGTCCTCGTCAGCACGACCAGCTATCGTGGCACATTGCTGCACATTACTTCTTGTTTCCATTGCTCACGGAATTTAATTGTTAAACATCAAAGATAATGTGCAGTTGTTTCGGTGTGCCTCACCTTATTTTATGTTATACTACCATTGATAGCATTTCTTTTGATTGCATCTCAATCCATTGGCAACCATACTTGCGGAAATAGATGTCTGAATCAAACCTCTTGCCATCCACGATAATGTAATTACCCTTACACTCAAATTTGTGGTTTCGGGTCAATGGGACTAACAGGTACACCTCCATATTCTCTTTGTTTAGAACCAAGGTTAAATCAGTACCCAATATATGTGAAATAATTTCACGCTCATCGTCGCTCAACACGCCAAACTTATCATTGTAACGCACATAAAGAGCATCCATCAAATTCTTATCCATATCTCTTAAATATTTAATGTTCAAAGTCCGGTGCAGTTTAGCGTGTGCCTCACGAAATCTATTACAAGTCACACTCGTATGAGTATTGCTTTTTCAGCTTGTTCAATGCATTCTCGGTAACGTAGTAGATGTTATCGAAATATTCGCTTTTCTTGATGCTTCGGCTTTCCTTCAGCTCTACCTTGTGATTGAATGTCACTTCGTAGCGGTTTGCGATGCTTGTAATCAAGAAATCGACCTCACGCTTATGTCTGTCCAGCTCGGTCTCTTTATACTCACCACGCTTGATAAATGCGTCCTTGTTCGTCTCTTCGATGGTTGCAACCATGTTGCCTTGCATCACGATAATCTTTGCGCTCATTTCTAGTTTCTTTTTAAATCCTTAATAACCTTGTTAAGCAACTCTAATCAAGTTGTAGTTCTTGAATTGTCTCCACTCGCCCTTGACTTCATCCCAATACTTTGTGCAGTCCTTGCAAGCGTAACCCTTGCCGTTTGGAGTGTAGTCAATATGACTCTCCATCAAAGTGCCGAAAGCCTGACGAATCTCACCATTCATTTTCTGAAAGTAGAACTCAACGACCTGCTTCTTCATGCGAGCCTTCAGTTTGATAACCTGCCAAGCTTGCTTCAAGCATTCTGCCCAACTCATATAAGCACCTTTAAGCTGAAAGGCTCTGTGTGCCATATTCATCACTTCTCTCATCATATTCTTAAATGTAGTAGCCATAATCTTTCAATTTTAAACGTTAAACTTAAATTACTTACTTTGCAAGTCCGATGCTCTCACGCAAGAAGCTCTTAGCCTCATCGTTGTTCATATTGAGCTTTATTGTTATCATATTCAACATTCTATCAACATCTTTTTGGGTGTTCATTCTGTTGCTTACGAACTCTATCATAACGAACTTCTGAATCAAGTTTCTTCTTATCATTGAAGTAGTCATATTGCTATACCGTTTTACGAGTGCCGACTCGGAGGTGCAACCTCAGCTAAATTAATAATGTTATTGTGACCTTTGTTTCTTAATCACGATGCAAAGATAACGCTTTTATGTGATATAACAAAATAAAATATCACTTTTATGCAATATTTTGATGTTTCTTAACAAATAACGCTTGAAATTCATATATGTTCACAATAAAACACTTTAAAATCATATTTTTGCTTATTTTCTTTGTTGTTTCAATAACTTTTTGTATCTTTGCACCAAATTAATAACACATATAAGTAATGTATATATGAATATAAAGAAAACGATAAAAGATAATGGATGGACTCTGGAATCATTAAGAGCCAAAATGCAGGAGATAGAGGGGCGTGAGGTAAAACAGTCTTCTATGTCTCGAATAGTGAATAGTGCCAATCCTACAGTTGAAACACTTCAAAGGCTTGCAGATGCTATGCAGATAAGTATTTGTTCGTTCTTCGAAAACGACCAGCAGGGTGCTTCCCTTATCTGTCCTCATTGTGGCAAACCGATAACTTTGCATATAGATAAGTAACGTAAGGAACATTCCTTGCAAGTATTAATAATTAAAACAATTAGATTATGAAGAAAGATTTGTTAGTTGCCGTAATAATAATGCTTGCATTGCCATCTAAGGCACAAGAATATATCAAGGCGATGCCTGTAGTTCCCAAGAAAGGATTTCAGACATTTGGGCAGTATATAGAGACACATGATGTATCTGAAATGGATGGTGATACCGTAACGTTGGCAAATGTCTATGGAACTATAGGTTATGCCGTGATGGATAGGTATGTAGGGCGTATTGATAGAAGTTTCTTTTTAATGATGCAGGATGCTATATATGAAGATGACAAGAATGTAGATTCCAAGAAGATGCTTTATGTTCCTATATCACCTAGTAAATATGAGCTGACAGAAATCAATACCAATGTTATTAAGAAGAAGTTAAAGGAGGATTTCATACTCACCCAGAATAATAGCTTTTTCTTTAGGAATGATAAGTTTGTGGTTAAGGCAGAATGGTATTATGGAAGAAAACGTGTAACGTTTCATTGCCTAACATATCCTAAGCATTATATTCTTGCAATTGGTGAAGAAAAGGAAGAAAAGAAAGTTTTTGTTCCACCAATAGATAGAAAAAGTTTAATAGAGAATCCATAAATGTAGGATGCAACCAACGCAGATTTGCGTTCGTTCCACAATCCAAATGTGATTTGTGGTTGCATTTCAAAGGATAAATAGGACGGACATTCTGTCCTATTGAACCTTTGAAGATAACACCAATCATTCAACGAGCTAGAAAACAAGCCCGATGGTTTTCACCCAAATGGGTGGAAACGTTCCTATTAGGTCACTCCTGCTTTTACTGGACTCTTAGGTTTTTGCCAATTTTGTCTAAAACCTACATTCATATAGCCAAATGGGGGTGTACTCGTTCTTAACGACACCCATACTTACTGATAAATAATATAGACTAATTGGATTTTTATATCTTTGTCTATTTTTACCACTTTTTGGTAAATTTGATACCCTTACTATGAATACATTTTCTAGAGATATGCCCTGCATACGTTTTTCACAACTTTAGGAAAAACCTTACCATTTGCTTCCAATGGGGGTAAATGATGCTTAACCCCTCATCTAATAATTTTATTAAGCGAGCATCTTCTTACTTCTTCATTTCACAAATTTAGGAAATGAACCCTCGGGGAATTTTTTCCCTCAGCTACTTTCAAGGTGTGGAGACTTGCATCTGGACGCATACATGCGCTTAGTTGCATTTCTCCACACCTTTGTATTACAACCTATCCACCTTGTTTTTGATAGTGTCAAGATTACGGCTCATCTGTAAAATATGCTTATTCCAGCTTTCTTGTCGCTCATCTATCGACTGCAAGCACATCAAACTTTGTGCAAGAATGGTTCTTCCCTCATCAACGGCGGTCCATATATTACCTACATCACCCATAATGGTATTCACGCTAGCCGTTAATAAGCTACCCTCTATACCACCATCACGAGCAGCAATAGCATCCAACTTGGTATTTATGAGCTTTGCTTCCTCATACGTTCCCTCTGTGGCAATTTGTACCGCAGTGAAACGACCATTCAACTCTTCTCCTGTATCTTGGCTCATTGATTCAAAAGAACCGGAAGAAGCGGACTGCTCGTAAGATTGCTTGTAACCCGTAATTTCGGCTACTTCATCTCTAATCTTCAGTCCTTCTTGAACCATTTCATCATACTTTTCCTTCAAGGCAGTTATATCCGTCTTAGACAATTTGCCGCCATTTGCCTTAGCTCGTTCCGTCCACTCATCATAGAATGCTTGCATATCATCACCCAACAAATCATCTACCTTCGCTTTCAGAACAGCTTGCATAAGCATCTTGGAGAAATTATCGGAGAAGTCCTGAGCAGAGGAATTCATATCCATCAAAGTATCTATAAACTCGCTCTTCAAACTATCGAAAGATATTTGTGTCAAACTTTCTGCAAGGTCATCAGCAATATCCTCTAATGTTCCTGCCTCAGCCGCATAGTCTTTCAACTTTTCAAGAACTCTATCTCCATAGCCACCCTTACCTGTATTCTTGATAGCCTCAACAACATCTGGATTCTGCAAAATGGCAGCTGCTTCATCAGCAGATTGCAAGTCGTTAAGATTACCATTCCATTGTCTGCCTATTGCATCGGACACCTTTTTGATTTGCTCTTGCGAAAATCCTCGGAAATAAGCATTAAAACTGTGATGAGAGCCATGATAACCCATTTGCGCCTCCATGATACTCTTTAAATTTTGTTCTTTCTCCTTTTGGAGGTTTTCGGCTCTTTTAGCATCCTCTACGGCTTTAATACCACTATTCTTGTCTATGGAGTCTCGTAACTTGTCTATAGCATCCGTCAAGATTTCATTTCTATCCGTCAATTTATCTATAGTCCGGTTTACTTCTTTTGCGTTTCCACCAACTCCAAACAAACTATTGAATCCACCAAACGATATTGTATTGAGAATATTACCAATACCGCTTACCAAAGACCCTCCAATCTGAGTTATAAAATCGCCACTTAGAATATTCTTTAATATGCCGTTGACCGCATTCAGAACTGTATCAATCAAGCTACTAATCAATGTTCCAATACCATCTTTCAAAACATCAAGTATCTTCAAGATGGCAGATACGATTTGACCTATTAGTCCAGCTTTTGACAAGCCTTCACTTAGCGCATCACCAGCTTTCTTGCCAGCGTCTGCGGCTGCGTCTGCGGCTTCCTTGCCCATATCCTTCAGACCACCAGCCGCCTTCTTAGCCTCATCCAAAGCTTTCAATCCGTCAATTCCACCTTTAAGTTGGTCGAAACTATCCCAAAGAGATTCCAAATCGGATAGTCCAGAAGTAGAAAGGAACTCATGGATAGCAGAAATCGGTTGCGTCACATTCTGTGTCGTTTGAGCCAACTTCTGACCACTAGTACGGACTTTTGTGTTAGCCGTAACAATCTTCTTGCCGGACTCCGCTAACTGACCTTGTACTTTATTCAAATCATTTTGCAATCTAGCTTGCTCTGCGACATTGCCCGACTTTTTCGCATTCGCTATCTGATTTTGCAAATCCTTAATGCGAGGTGTAAGCTTGGTTTCTGTTTCAGTATATTCCTCTTGGGCAATTTTCGCATTCTTCAGAGCCTCCTGATAAGCTACAACATCCCTTGCAAGGTCTTTCCAACCCAAATCACTTGTATTACCAATCGAATTACGGATATTCTGCATAGCATCAACGATACTCTTCTGCTGGTCTGCACCCAAATTTTGGAACTTATCCGTACCTACGAATTTATCCAGATCTGCCAATAAAGGAACAAGCGCATCCTTCATAATGCCACCAACATTTCCGAAGACTTGATACCAGTCTATCCTCTGCATAAAAGCACTAGCCTCAACCGAATCAGTCTCTTTCTTCTGCTCTTCTTTCAAAGACTTTATCTTCCATTGCTTGCTTGAGTCCGAATCCGTAGAGTTTTCAACCTCACTAATCCTCATAGCATAATCGGCAGCAATAGCTAACTTCTGCTCTTGGAATGTACCATAAGTCTTCAGATAATCGTACATGCTTTGCGCTTCTTTAGCAAGCACATCCTCATTCTGTTTTACAGCCTTATCCCGAATTGCATTCATCTGATTAGCAACGTTCATGCCTATGGTCAACTCCATGCCATTTACCTTAACCGGATTACCCTTGCTGTCCTTCATGGTTTCATTCAAAACCTCATTCTTGTACTCTTCATCGGTTTTGCTCTGTTTCCACATATTAGCCTTACGACCTTTGCCGGAATTAACCCAAACAGCTTGGTCACGCTTTTTCCTAGCCTCAACCAATTTGTCTATACCATCTTCTACCGCTTTTTTCTCCTTGTCGGCATTCTCTGTTATCTGAGCCAATTCCTTGCTATAACCCTCATTCATTGCATTAATGCGGTTCTTGGTCATGTCTTGGATAGCTTTCTCCGAATAGGATGAAATAGACTTGGAATAGTCCTCCTCAGCCTTGCGCTTGTTACCAGCCATCGTCTCCTTTTGATTTGCTTCACGCTCTGCCTTAGTTGCCGCACGTTCCGCTTCACGTTTTTTCTTAGCTTCAGCAGCGAGACGTTTCTTTCTCTGAGCCTCAGTCTCGGTTGGTGTACTCTCTACCCTTTCCCCCTTGTATTGAAGCCCTCGGTTTTCATTATAAATAGTCCAATAATCCTTATTTACACCACCAAACTTCTTTGTTGTATCTCCTGGCTTATGGGCTTTCAACCATGCCAATCTTGCTCTTGCACTTTCTACTCTTTGGCTCTGAGACATATTCTTAATCCAAGCCGGCAATGATTTATCATCATAATCCACCTTGATTTTCATATGATAAGTTCTCTCGCAAATCTTTCGGATTTCATCCATTTCAACAGCCATTTCCTTAAATGACTTTTTCGCCAACCTGTTACGTTCGGCATTCTCCTTTGTACTACCTGAAAGATTATTAATAGCATTCCTTGTTTTCTCTGCTGCCGCTCTTGACTTATCCTCCATCTCAAGAGACTTTTGCTTATTTACATTGGCACGTGTGCTTGCTGCAATATAGCTATATGTCTCAGCGGTTATTTCTGATATTTGTTCTTTTGTCAATCCCAGATTGAGATAGTACGCTTCAATATCCTTGTATACATTTCCAGATACTAATCGTAGCTTTGCTACTGTTTCTTTGTACTTGTTAGTCCTTTCATCCAATCCATCGATTTCATCTTGCAGCTTCGCCATTTTATCCAAATCTTCTTGGCTTACCACCATTGTCGCCATTCCTGCTTGTTCCTTGGTAAGAACACCATCCGTGGCATTTATGAAATTCGTTTTAGCTTTATCCTTCTCGTTCTTGTATGTATCATAAATCTGCTGCACGGCATTTTGATGTTCCATAGCAATAGTTTGCTCTTCGATAACGCCTATCAAATCTTCCTTATGCTTTATAAGCTCTTGTACCTTTGAAGCTTCGTTTTCGGACTTCATAATTGTTTCATCGAGCTTTACACCATACTCTTCGTATGCGCTTTTCAATGCATCTATTGTCTCTTTGTGGTTTTCCGCATCCTTGCCTGCCCCTAAGATAGCAAACAGGGAACGAACCTTGGCACTAGCCTCGGATGCTTTATTCCCCATATTTGTTGTCTTTGTCGCAACATCTTCAGTTTCGTCACCAAACATAGAGAATACAGAAATAGCTGTGCTCACTAAAGTAATGACAGTTGTCAATGGATTTGCAAGCATTGCAGCCCAAAGACTACGCAAGCTTGTTGTCAAAGCATTAGTTGCCCAAGAAAAAGCCGATTGAGCCAAGGTTGCTGCCTTTGTACCAACTGACATCATACCAGTAACAAAGGAATTGCGTTGCTTCGCACTTGTATTCACGTTTTGAGAAGCCGTATTCGCTCCGGTAGCCGCAGAATTAACATTCTCTGTAGTTGTGTTTGCCACATTTGATGCAGATTGTCTTGTGGTAGCTCCGGTATTAGCGTTTCTTGCCGTTGAGTTGGCATTTTCTGTTGACGTGTTCCCTTGTTTAGCAGCAGTATTTGCATTAACCGCAGCCGTATCGCCCTCTTTTGCCGCAACACCCTCATTCAACAGCTTGTTTATCTCGTCCGCACTAGCTCCAGTTTCTCCATAGATTCGGTTTTCCTCCTCTATAGCTTGATTAAGCTCTTGGGTTACACCTTTAAGGTCTTCTTGCATACCCAATACTTTTTGGTCTGCGAGATAAGCCTTTTGGGAAGCCTCGTAGCTCTTCTGTTTGAGGTCGTTCAACTTTTGCTGCTCAGCCACATATTGATTTACTGCTTGGTCTCGTAATTTTAAATCATCACCAAAGCCATCATCATAACCGCCCAAATCAGTCACATCTTGGTATGAAGACTTTACCTGCTCCTTTTTTGCAGCTACAAGTTCTTCTTGCTTCTTGATTTGAGCACCGATTTCCTCAACGATTCCGTGTTGTTCCCTCGCCTCTTCTTTGGCTAATTCAATGCTTACCTCTGCCTGTTTCTTCTTTTCCTCTATAGCATTGGTGTTAAGAATAGCCTTACCCAAAGGAGTATTGTTAGCCTCGTCTATAGCGGCTTTCTTTGCAACCTTTGCGTTAATTTCAGCAGCCATTTCCGCATCGGCTCTCTTCTGTCGTGCGGCTTCCTCTTCTATTTCTTTTGTCCGCTTTGCGTTCTCATACTCCATGCGCTCATTATCAGCAGCCTTTTGCTGGGCAACCAATAAATCTCGCTTTGTTTGGAGTTGTTGAGCCATCTGCTCGGTGATAAGACCCTCGTTCCTCGCCATCTCAATTTGCTTTGAAACGATTTCCTCTGTCTTATCATCACCAATGTTTGACGTATCGGCAATAGCATCACCTAAAGCCTTGTATCTATTTGCCCGATACTGCTTGGTGTCTTTACCATTTAAGGAACGGAAGTTGTTTTCTTGGTCTCTTGCCTCTCCTAACTTAGAATCAAGTTCCTCTGTGATTGATGCCATTGTCATAGCATTCTGAACCTTCTGAATGCTTGCCGCTGCCATCAAGCCAGCTTTGTAAGTTCCGACCATAACAGCCGCTGAACCAATAACTTTAACCAAAGTTTCCCAATTCTCTATCAGAGAAGATATTAAGTCAAGACCTGTTCCAAAGATTCCTTGTGTCTTTTGTCCTATAGAGTTGATTGCTTGGTCTATCGTATCTTCTATGTTCGACCAACGACCTTGAAGGGTTTCGGCTTGCTTGTTCATCAAGCCTCCGAATTTGCTGCCCTCGCTTGACATCTTCACAATCGCTTCTTTCACAAGATCTGCACCGACTTCACCTTTCGTTACAGCCTCTTGCACTTGAGATACGGTCTTACCCATAATTTGCCCCAAGGTCTCGGCCATAGGAATGCCTCGACCCATAAACTGACGCAAGTCCATCGTAAACATTCTTCCTTGCGAAACGGTCGTTCCGTAAAGGTAAACGAGCTGACCTAGAGGAATATTCAAACCGGAAGCAATGTCACCCAAATGTACCAAGGTGTCATTTACTTCATTGGCTTGAATTCCATATGCTAAAAGTTGTTTTGCGCCTTCAGTAACGTCTGTCATATTGAAAGGTGTGCGAGCAGCAGTTTGGATAAGTTCATCCATAAGCGCACCAGCCTTTTGCTCACTACCCAACATTGTTGTAAAAGAAATTTCTAATTGTTGGAATTGAGAGCGGACGTTAAAAATGTGCTCAGCCAATTGTTCAAAGCCGAGACCACCAACTAAACTCATAGCTAGTTGCCTTGCGTCACCATTCAAACGACCAAACAATGAGGAAATACCTTCACCGACAGTAGGGGCTTGCTTCATTTCCGCAATCATTTGGGCAAAAGCATTCGTCATTTGATTGGTCATATCCTTAGCAGGAGATACAGAACCCGAATACTTAGCATATTCCGTTTGCATATTCTGTAACTCTTGTCTCGCTTGCTTACCTAATCCCGTAAGATTCTCCAGTCTAGCCTTTTCGTCTTTCAACGAGGCGTAGCTGGATGATATATTATCAGAAAGAATTGCGCTTGTTCCTACATCAAGGCCACCTCTGCGCATTTTGCTTTCCATCTTCGCTATCTCATTGGAAAGCTTCTCTATCTTTCGCCTGGACGAGTCGGCTTGCAATTCAAAAGCATATACTTCCCTTGTCAAAGATTGCATTTTCTTTGCATAATCGCTGCTCGTTACCATAATATAACGACCCATTGCTTCGTTTAATTCGGTTACTTTACGCTTTTGTTCCGCATATTTATCCGTGAGGTCTTGAACCACAGATTTATCTGTCGCTCTCGAAGTCTTCAATAACTCACCTTGCAATCTTACAAGCTCTTGCTTGGCTTGCTTGATTTGGTCGAAATTCGCTTTGATATTAAATTCTAACGTTGACATTTCTTTACTTTTTATTTGGCAAAATTAGCTAATATTCAAAGGAATGACGAAAGAATAAAGGTGTGCTATTTCACTAAAGATTTAAGTGCAAAGAATAAGGTCTAGACACAAAAAAGCCTTCCACATTCACATGCAGAAGGCTCTGAGTTCTTTATCTATTGTAACAATGAAGCCACACGCCTAAAAGGTAGCGGCTACCAAATCTTTTTTTATTTCATTCATACAATGTGCCAAACGTTCATAAGTTTTCTCGCCAGCTTGCTTTATGCCTTTACTATACTGACGCATCAATGAAGGATTGACACCTGCTCGTTTTGCAATCTCTGACACATTGAGGAAAGAGAAATAATTAAAGAAAGATTGCAAGTCATACTTGTATTCAAATTCAACGTCAGGAAACACTTCTCCATTCTCTTTTGCATCCACTTTTGCCAACGCCAAACAATCCATTAAATCTTGCTTCGCAGCGGCAACAGTTTCTCCACAAGAGTTTAAGCCAACCTTACCTATGCCATCTTCGGTATGACACCAAAAAGACCCATCCTTGGCTTGTTCTACAATAACTTTAATCTTCTTCATATATATATATATTCGTTTATCTTCTTAACAAAAAAAAGAGTCCTTTAAGCAATGAAGAGAGAAAGGTGGGGATTACTCCCCAACCAATTCTCTTAGAATACTATGAGCGGTGCCTGTGGCGACCTCTCTAGCGTGTCTTGGCACGAATTGAGACTTTCCCGTTTTTGGATTAGTCCATTTTTCATGTCCCGAACCTTGTCGAGACAGGAAGCATCCCGCTTCTCTCAGTCTCTTAATCAATTCGCTTTTCTTCATTGTTACAAGAACTCTTTTGTCCTTAAGACAATGCAAAGATATAACATATTTGTTATACAACCAAATTTTATGGTAACATTTTTGTTATATTAACCACTATTAACAAAAAAGAGCCACCCCAAAGGATGGCTCACTTTACTTCACTGTACTTTACATTACTCTACTTTACAGAACTGTACTAAACTAAACAGAACTATACTGCACTTTACTGTACCGCACAATACTTTACTATACCATATTTCCCAAGTAGAATTGAACAACCTTTTTTTTAGTTGCATACGTACTTGAAAAAACTCATTCTTCACATAACGTGGTAAGTTGCGAATTATGAGATTTTTGAACCATTTCTGATTTCGTTTGCAAAGGTAAGCATAATTTCTGGAACACGCAAATTATTTAGTGTATTTCTTTATTCTTTTAAGCTTTATTTTCTTTTGAAAACCTATTTTAAAATTTATACCTTATTATATTATTAGTCTTGTAACATGCCAAACAAACTATTTTTAAACTAAAACTGTTAATAGCCTAAGTTTACAACACTCCAAGAGCCATCACTATTCTTCTTAACAACGCCATGCAAATCAACGAATTTCTTCTGACCACCATAGGTTGAACGCAAAGAATAAGAAACAGTTACCTCATTTCCACTGACACTTTCTTTCTTGACCTTGAAGACATTTGAACTTTCTGCACCTACAGCACTAGAAGCGTTACTAATATCCCATTCTCTTTGCAAAGCATCCTCGATTGCGGATAAGTCTTCATCAGAAACATATATATCACTTTCTGAATTGCTCGTTGTAATTGCCTTCTCATACTCCTCTACATTTTCTTCACTTCCATTTCTTATTACATAAACGTAATGTTGTGTTTTTATATCCTTTACACGAAATTCCGTAAGTGTCCAATCGAGTGGATTTTCTATAGAAACCGTAATATCTATATGATATTCATATTTTCCCTTTGCTCCATTTATTGTGCCATCTAAGACTCCATCGTCCATAAAAAATCCCCAATTATAATTGCTGTCATAATTGTTAATTTTGCTTTTGGCTAAAGTATAGTTTGAACCGAAATATTTCTTTAAAACTACATCACGTTTTGCCTTACATGAATCATTACACATAATCTTGTCTATATATTTGTTACGTGCAATCTGCTCCTCGATAGTAGGTTGTTTGTTTTTATTTCCACATCCACTGCACACCATCAACAAGGGAATGGCTACGATGATGGCAATTATTAATTTCTTCTTCATAATCACATTTATTTAAATTGTCAATATACTAACTTTACAACACTAAACCTGTTAATTCGTTTATTTACGAATTGGATGTATTCCTATGATGCGTTCGACATCTTTATCGAAGAAGACTTCATATCTTGTACATTTTCTATTTTTGTCTATATACGCACCATTAATCTTATCGGGAGAGATAACAACATAATAACCACATAATTCTGTATGATTATTAATCATGCCAATCTCATCAGCTTTTTCCAACAGATTTTTTGCATTTTGCTCTTGTCTTTGTATCTCATTATAAACATAATTGATATTACTACTAGACAAACGCATATTCCTAGACAGCGAGTCGTTGCGCCACAAACTATTATAAGCAACCATAACCATTTCGGCAGAAGCAGGATTGCATTGAAATTCCTCTAACTTCTCTACATTGGCGCACTCAAACCCTCTTGTCTTAATAAGGGCATCTGCTTTGTTTTCCTTTGATGTACAACTAGTCAACAATAGTACAACAAAAGAAATAAAATATAAGACCTTCTTCATAATCCCATACTTTTAATTATTGAACTTTGCGGGAACATCCCCACGTTACTTAACTCTTTCCAGTTTATCCAGCACATCCCTAGCTCCAACTATGGATGATGCGGAATACTAGTATGCAAAAGTACATCTTTTATACGAAACCGCCATTGTTCGTCTTAATATTTAACTATTATTATGCTTTCTGTTATATTTTGTTATAATAATCTTTATTGCATTAATATACTTGCAAGTTACACTAAAAAGTCGTATCTTTGCATCCAATTTCCACATTATAGGAATAATAGCTTAATTTTTAGAGCGTGAGACACACGTTAAAAACTGAAAAGAAAGAGACAATGGAAAATGGGATTGTTTTGACAAAAGAAAGTACTTCATCAGATTTGGAGCGATACTTTCGTAGTGTTTTGGAGTTAGATAAGCAGAGCAAGGAATATCCGGTAAATCTTGATGATGTCTGGCAGCTCGCTTACGAGCGAAAGGATAATGCTGTGCGTGCCTTGAAGACCAATTTCATTGAGAATGTGGACTTTATCGTTATCCGCAATAATGCGGAAAACTCGCTCCTCAATGATGCGGAGCAAGATTCTGATAACTCACTTGCCCAAAATGGCAAGCAAGATTGGGGCGGTAGCAATAAGATTAATTATTATCTCACTTCTGCTTGCTTGGAGTATTTTATTGCCCGCAAAGTACGCCCAGTATTCGAGATATACCGCAAGGTCTTTCATTGTGTAGCACAAGGCATGATACCTTCTTATCAGATTGAAGACCCAATTGAGAGAGCGAAGCGTTGGATAAAGGAGCAGGAAGAGAAGAAAGCCATTGAGGAAAAGAACAAGGAAATGCAGCCAAAGGCAGAATACTTTGATAACTTGGTTGATAAAGGCTTACTTACGAACTTCAGAGACACGGCAAAGGAGATTGGATTGAAACAGAACCAATTCATAAAGATACTGATTGCGAAAAAATACATCTACCGTGACAAGCAGAACCATATCAAGCCATACTCGCAATATAACGATGACCTGTTCAAGATGAAGGATTGGGGAAATGACAAGGCGACTGGCACAAGAACCCTAATCACGCCAAAGGGAAAGGAAACATTCAGGTTACTTTTCGGAAACAACAACATGCCTTCGTTGAATTTCTAGGCAAAGGAGAGGAATGCTATTTCCCCTCCTTTTTTTGTTTTCTTAGGAACGGACGCAAATCTGCGTTGGTTGCATTATTGCTTATCCACATGCAAGGCTATTGGCTTACCACAATGAGGGCAGACTAAAGAAGCACCCTGCTGTTCGTTTTCGTCCGCTACAAGCTCAGAAAGAGATACACCTATTATATTAGCAATCTCTTGGAGCTTTTCAATACCAGGGTTGTTATTTAATGTAGAGGATAATGCACCTTGACTAACGCCAATACCTCCTCTTTGGTTTTTTACCAATGCCGCAACTTGCGAAATGGTAAAACCTTGTCTCTTGATTACTTTTTGAATGTTCATATCTAATATATTAAATGTTATTATGAGTGCAAAGATATGAAAAGTTTTTGAAACTACCAAATAAAAGTACTAAAAACATCTAAGAAATTAGATTTTAGTTAATAAACCTTTCATAATCTTAGATAATTGTTAACGCTATGTTAAATATCTAAGATTTTAAATAAAACATTTGGTAGTATCTAAGAAATTAGTTATCTTTGCATCGTGATTAAGAAACAAAGGTCACAATAACATTATTAATTTAGCTGAGGTTGCACCTCCGAGTCGGCACTCGTAAAACGGTATAGTGATTATGGCTACTACATTAAGAAATACATTGAGTGAGGTAATGAAGCTTGCTTGGCAGTTCATCAAGAAGAATGGCTACACAATGAGCGAGGCTTTAAAGGTCGCTTGGATGAACATCAAGCTGAAGGGTCAGATGAAGAAGCGCATCGTGAAGTTCTACTTCCAGAAGGTTGATGGCAGCTTGCGTGAGGCATTCGGCACATTGAGTGAGAAGGTTATCCCAGCTACACTGGGTGCAGGTCGCAAGATGAATGACACTTGCCAAGTGTACTTTGATACCGAGAAAGAAGAATGGCGTTGCTTCAAGAAGGCAAACCTTATGAGAGTTGCATAACAGATTTCTAACGATTAAAAAGAAACTAGATATGAGCGCAAAGATTATCGTGATGCAAGGCAACATGGTTGCTACCATCGAAGAAACGAACAAGGACGCATTTATCAAGCGTGGTGAGTATAAAGAGACCGAGCTGGACAGACATAAGCGTGAGGTCGATTTCTTGATTACAAGCATCGCAAACCGCTACGAAGTGACATTCAATCACAAGGTAGAGCTGAAGGAAAGCCGAAGCATCAAGAAAAGCGAATATTTCGATAACATCTACTACGTTACCGAGAATGCATTGAACAAGCTGAAAAAGCAATACTCATACGAGTGTGACTTGTAATAGATTTCGTGAGGCACACGCTAAACTGCACCGGACTTTGAACATTAAATATTTAAGAGATATGGATAAGAATTTGATGGATGCTCTTTATGTGCGTTACAATGATAAGTTTGGCGTGTTGAGCGACGATGAGCGTGAAATTATTTCACATATATTGGGTACTGATTTAACCTTGGTTCTAAACAAAGAGAATATGGAGGTGTACCTGTTAGTCCCATTGACCCGAAACCACAAATTTGAGTGTAAGGGTAATTACATTATCGTGGATGGCAAGAGGTTTGATTCAGACATCTATTTCCGCAAGTATGGTTGCCAATGGATTGAGATGCAATCAAAAGAAATGCTATCAATGGTAGTATAACATAAAATAAGGTGAGGCACACCGAAACAACTGCACATTATCTTTGATGTTTAACAATTAAATTCCGTGAGCAATGGAAACAAGAAGTAATGTGCAGCAATGTGCCACGATAGCTGGTCGTGCTGACGAGGACAGAAGTCCTCCAAAGTAAAACAAACGTTAATGTTTTAAATAAAACACTAAAGCGTTTGCAAGTTAAAGAGAAAAGCATTAACTTTGCAGCCGAAACAACAAGGTTGTGAAGTAGAGAGCACGGCTAATAAGGATATTGAAACTATTAAAATTTGTTAGATATTTCACTTTCTCCAAGCGTGGAGAATTGCCACAAGCTCATCTCTCTACTTTAGTGGGCAAGTGGCTAAGCCCCGTTCGCACTTTCCACATTAGCGGATGGGGCTTTTCATTTCCACCACAGCCAAAACAAATTTAAATAGTTAAGAATATGACTGAGAAATCTTTGAGATTAAACGATGCACCGATTGATGGTGCATTTCTTGGCGCAAACGAGCCAAAGGAGGTTAGGGTGTTTGAAAGTCCTATGTTCGGAAGAATCCGAGTTGCAGGGACAAGTGAAGAACCTTTGTTCTGCTTGGCAGATATTTGCAATGCTTTAGGCTACAAAAATAGTCGTGACGCATTACGTAAACATGTCGAAGAAGAGGATGTCGCAAAATGCGACACCCCTACGGGTGGAGGCTTGCAATCAATGACTTACGTAACCGAGAGTGGCTTGTATAGTCTCATTTTTGGCAGTAAGGTTGATGGCGCAAAGGCATTCAAACACTGGGTAACAGGCGAGGTTTTACCAACCATCCGCAAGACCGGAAGCTATGGCATCCCAAGAAGCTATTCCGAAGCCTTGTTGCTTGCCGCCAACCAAGCGAAGAAGATTGAGGAGCAGCAGCAAATATTACTGGAGAGTAGTGAGACTATCAAGCGCAAGGATGAAGAGAATGCCAAACTGGTTGCAGAGAACAAGGAGTGCAAGCCAAAGGCGACCTTGTACGACATCTTGGTAGCAAACAAACAGATGAACAATATGAAGTCCTTTGCTTTGAACTATGGTATGACTTCTAACGGAATGAATAGGTTACTGCATGATTACGGCATCCAATACAAGACTGGTGAGCAATGGTTTCTGTATAGTCAATATGTGGGAAAGGGTTATGTTGGCAGCGTACCAGTTCCTATCACACATTCCGATGGAAGCAAGGGTTACAAGTATCACACAAAGTGGACTTTCGAGGGCTTCGTATTCTTGTACAAGTTCCTAAAAGAGTAAGGCATCTTACCTTTGATTGAACGAAATAATAATGGTGAGACACACTAAGACAACTGTAAAAGCCCCAATCTCGTTAGAGGTTGAGGCTTTCTTTATTTTTACATTTGCTTCTTGTCTAACCCATTGGAGAACAAATACTTTTGCTCTAATTTTCAACGACTTGTATTTTTATTACAAAAGTATTGTTGTTTTACATTTCTGTTTCATTGTACTCATAATCCCAGAGGAACAACTTGCCTTTGACGTTTCTAATCGGCTCATCGAACAATTTAGCATTCTTCAAGAACCAGTGATACTGAAAATCTTCAGCAAACGCATCCGGATAAGCCTCATGGAATTGAATATCATCCAACTCTACGCTGCCGATAATGGCTGACGTTGGCAAGTCTTTGAAGTCCGGAATAACAATACCATGCTCTTGGCAATATTTCTTCATTGCGCTCTCCTGCCATCCGTCAAGTTTTTCGGGTTTGGCTTGGCTTGCATGAATAAGGAAACGACCACGGAACTTTCTATTCCATGTTCTGTTTTCAATGGTCTTGCAGCCGATAGCGATTAACCAGGCATACGGCTGGCGAACTGATAATACTTTCATAAGCTCATTGTTTTGTTGTTTACATTCGCAAAGGTAATAAAAACCTTTGAGAAATGCAAGAAAACTCTAATTTATTTTCATATTTTCTAAAAATAATCTTGAAATAGCTTGCATCCTAAAGGCGGTAAGAGGTTAGATCCTCTTCCGCCTTTTCTTTCTGATTCTGTCCCAATCCGGTTTAAGAACATCCATCGTGCAGACCATTGCCTTGTACTTGTCACTTAGTTCACCCTCGTTCATAGAGGAACGGAAAGTGTACATCTTATGACATACTCCCTTGCTACTTGCAAGAGATTGTTGGGTTGCTAGCGTGGCTGCGCCCTTGCGAGTGCTTGGGTGACTTACTACCACTCCCCAATTCGGCAATGCCCTGCCGAAGTATATTCTCAGCTGCGAAGAGGTCTCTAGGATGAACTGCACCACAACTAGGGCAAGTCCAAATCCTATCACTCAATGACAGCTTATCATTCTTATAACCACAAGTACAAAGGCGGCTCGATGGGAAGAAGCGGTCTATCTTGTGAACCTTAACACCATATTTCTTCGCTACGTGCTCCAACTTCACAACGAAATCGCCATGAGCCAAGTCAGACATCTTTCGTCCCCAACGCTTTGTCATTCCCTCCAAGTTCAAATCCTCCAAGCAAATCAAGTCATAACGCTTGCAAAGCTCATGTGCTAGTTTCCATTGGAAGTCGGAACGCTTGTTCACGATGTTTCGATACAATCGCTCCAACTCCAGTTTCTTGCGTTTGCGGTTGTTGCTGCCCTTCTTGCACTTGGAAAGATTGCGAGACTTGCGCCTAAGCTCCTGCAAGTCAGCTTTAAGGAACTGAGGGTTGTTAATCTCACGCCCATCACTCAAAGTCATATACTTCTTCAATCCGAAGTCGATGCCCACGGATGCACCATCGTGTGACTTTCCGTAAGGCTCGGCTTCTTTATCTAAGCAAAGGATGACGAAGTACTCGCCCAGCTTGTTGCGCTTAACTGACACCCTCTTGACTTTACCATCATAAGGACGGCTCAGAGAGAACTTGAAGGACTTCTTAATACTGCTAATAGTCAAACTATTATCTTTTAAAGAATATCCGTTTTGTTTATATACTATTGATGAAAAATCTATAGCTTTCTTAAATTTTGGTGGACGCTTCGCATCATGCTTAAAAAACGCTTATAGGCTATATCTAAACGTTCCAATATCTCTTGAACTGTTTGAGCACACAACAAATTGCGTTTAATGCGCTTTGCTTGATGCTTTTGCATATCATTCAACTTGATATACTTATGATACAACTTATAGTACCTCTTCTGCAAGGCAAGCGCATGATTCCAAACATAGCCAGCCTCTCTGAGCATCTTATCCAAATGCTTCGTCTTCTTTGTCCGATATAGCTTGTACTTGCATGAAATCATATCTCTTAATTTTAAACAGTTTTTTAATTGGTGTGTCTCACCGAAATCCACTTGCAAAGATACAAAATTTCTTCCATACATGCAAGGAAATCGGCATAAACTTTCACCGAAAATTATAATTAATGGCAGTTGTTAAGGTATGCCGCTCACCTTGTGGCTCTACTCGCTTATCCTGTTGGTTAATATTGCTGTTTATTCATGCTCAGGAACATATAATCCCACCATCAAGGAACGGATTCCATCCACCTCCTGCTCCGGTGCTATCAATACAAGCCCCTCGTTCATGCTTTCCAACTTGAAAATCTTTGAGGTAACAACCTCATAATAGTCTAGTATATTCATATTCTTGTCTCCTATAATTAGTTTGTACATTCAAGCACTTCAATATACTGGATAGAGCTACAATCAATATATTTACGTGTAAACACTACTGTACTTCCGCTCCCAATCATAAGTGTTCTGTTCTTTGTATTGCAATTGAAAGAGGTTTCACCACCAACACTATTGAAGTCGAAACTTATCTTTGCTCCACCTACCAAGTTGATATTTCCTCTAAGACCTTTATTCTCGGCTTCGCCCAATATCACATTCACATGACCTGCATCCATATTCTTATCTAATCAATTATTATAAACCTTCTTTGCTAAATATGCGAATGATGGAATCGCTATCAATGTAGTCTCTACTTCCATCCGTATCAATTATTGTCACAAGATGTCCCTCCTCGTCTAAGATAATATCATCTGTTATAGTAAACTTCTTTATATGCTTACTGAAGTTTACATGAGATACCTGTCCATTTGCAAGTGTAATCGTCACAAGGCAACCACACTCCTTCGCATCTTCTAAAATATTTTTGATTTTATCAATCTTCATAGCTTTATTATTTTAATTCTTGTTCTACGATGTCGAAATTGTCCCACGTTTCTCCTTCGTTGTCTGAAATGTGGTAAAATGAGTCTGATACGCTGATTTGGAAATCATCACAATCCAATGAATGCTTGTAACTTTCCAATGTGTTCAGACCTTTGTCTCCCATCGCTTTTCTAGCCTTATCTATGGTAGAGAAGACTTCTGCATCAACCTCAACTGCTTCACCCAATCCATGTTGGTATGAAGAAATTACTACATATACTTTCATAGTTTAAACCTCCTTATTTCTTACGCTACCTTAGATAACGTTTCTTTGTCAATCTCGATCCATTGGCAAGCATCCTTGCGAAAGAAGATTTCACTCTTGATATGCTCACCATCCACATCAATGCTATCATCCTTGCAGACAAATGTATGGTTCTTTTTTAAAGGTACAAGAAGGTACGTTTTACCCTCTCTTTTGCGTTCTACAAGTGTTTTGTCCGTCCCGAGTATAATTGATACCCTTTCGTCCTTATCGTCCTTTAGAACGCCTATTTTATCCGTGTGCTCGATATAGAGCACATTCAGAAAATTCTCATCCATTTTCTTATGCATTAATCATTTTGTTATACTTCTTCTTGTTAACACCTCGTTTAACGGCTTCATAGAGCAAAGTCAAAGCTAATGCTTCATCATTTACTTTCAAAGCCTTCAAGGTATCTCTTTTGACGTTATAGTTCTCATCGACCTCACACAATGGTACGTAGCCTTTGTGATCGAAATTTCTTCGACCAATCGCCCAAATCTCATAGCCATCCGGAAACTCGTTTGTTGTCTCGAATTCATAACTGCCATCAATAAACTTTTCCATAATCAATTGTATTAAATTCTTTACCTTATCTTTTCTTACTTCTCCCATCGGAAAGCGTTAGGGTCTTTTACGACCTTCTTGCTGGCTTCGTCCCACATATAACCATCCGTAAACCATTTAGGGGCTTTACCGTTGATTACTCGTTTTGCATCGGCTATGCTAGCATAGTCTGGTTCAACTACATTATCAATGCGAACGGCAACCTGACCGAAAACGTCCTCCACCTTGGTTATATGAAACCCTTTGTAGAACACTTCTTTCAAACACTTAGCAATTGTCTCCATATCTTATACTCTATTTGTGATTAAAACCAAATTGTAGCATCACACCATGTGAAAATATCCCAATGATGAATGTTATCATACATCACCTCTAAGTTGTTCTCTTTTACAAACTTCACGAACATATCGTAAACCTCACCATTTACGAACATATCCATAAAGCCATCTTGAACATTATATGGTTTTACTTGTACACCAATGTTCTTCAACCCACTAACAATCTCAGAATGTAACATATTCGATTTTAATTTAAAAGTCCTAAACTAAAGGGGTGATTAAATAGGCTCACCCCTATCAAAGCCTCGCCAAACACCTTAGAACGTGTAAATATCTTTATGCAACTCGCAAGAAGTTATAAGCCTTGAATTGTCTCCAAGCTCCCTTTTCTTCATCCCAATAGCGGACGCAATCTCTTGATGCTGCATGACCAGTACCATTTGGAGTGTAGTCAATGTGGCTCTGAAGGAGAGTACCAAAGGCTTGTCTTACCTCACCATTCATCTTCATAAAGAAGAACTCTACTACCTTGGTCTTCATTGCTGCCTCAAGCTTTACGACCTGCCAAGCCTGTTTCAAGCACTCAACCCAAGACATTGAACTTGATTTCAACTGATAGGCTCTATGTGCCAACTGCATTACCTTTCTCATCTTGTTCTTAATTGAAGTTGTCATATCCTCAAACCGTTTTACGAGTGCCGACTCGGCTGCATAACAGCAATTAATAGTTAAACTTTAAAGCCTTTATCTCTTAAAGACATTGCAAAGATAGTAGTTTTTTCTAATACTACCAAATGTTTCTATAAGTATTTTCTAATATTAACACTTATTTAACATATATAAGGTTTTTCTAAACATTTATTTGCTATTTATTAGCCGTTTCTAATATTTAACTCTTTTTCTTTGGTAGTATAAAAGAAATAAGCTATCTTTGCAGCAAAATAAATATTAGTATTCACTTATATATAATAAGGTATGGACTTAAAGAAAATAATTAGAAGTCATGGACAAACCATTTCATCTGTAGCCGAAAAGTTAGGTATAACCCAATCGGCATTATCACAACAAATCAATAATGGTTCTATCTCGTTTGCAAAAGTAGAGCAAATAGCCAATATTTGTGGTTGTTCGCCATCTAGTTTTCTTGCGATTGATGGTGAAACCTTATCACATCCGGCTATCATCTGCCCTCATTGTGGCAAGCCTATCGAGCTGGAGATTAAGGCAAAGGAGGGGAAATGATATTCCTCTCCCTTTACCTAGAAATTCAACGAAGGCATATTACCATTTCCGAAAAGCAGTCTGAATGTCTCCTTTCCCTTTGGTGTGATTAGTGTTCTTGTACCTACAACTTTGTCGTTTCCCCAGTCTTTCACCTTAAACAAGTCACCATTGTATTGCGAATATGGCTTAATGTGATTCTGTTTATCACGATAGACGTATTTCTTCTTAATCAAGGTTTTGATGAACAGATTCTGCTTCATACCAATCTCCTTTGCTGTATCTCGGAAGTTCGTAAGCAAGCCTTTGTCAACTAAGTTGTCAAAGTATTCTGCCTTTGGCTGCATTTCCTTGTTCTTTTCCTCAATGGCTTTCTTCTCTTCCTGCTCCATTATCCAACGCTTCGCTCTCTCAATTGGGTCTTCAATCTGATAAGAATGTATGATGCCTTGTGCTACACAATGAAAGACCTTGCGGTACACTTCAAACACCGGACGAACCTTGCGAGCAACAAAATATTCCAAACAAGCGGAGGTGAGGTGATAGCTAACCTCTTTGTAACCACCTGTTGCAGTTTTGCCATTTTTGGCAATACTGATAAAATCCACATTCTCAATGAAGTTGGTCTTCAATGCACGCACTGCCTTTCCTTTCTCTGCATAGCAAAGTTGCCAAACTTCATCAAGATTTACCGGATATTCCTTTCTCTGCTTATCTAATTCCAAAACTCCACGAAAGTAACTCTCCAAATCAGATGAAGAACTTTCTTTTGTTAAAACAATCTTACTTTCCATTTGTTTCTTCTTTTCAGTTTTTAACGTGTGTCTCACGCTCTTAAACTTTGCTAATCTTTAAGTTTCTCAATTATATAGCCACGACCTGTATAGGTGCAAGACAAGCCGATATACACCAGGTGATGCAAAAGCCACCATTCCTCAGTGAACGGCAATCTATCACACTTCACAAACTCATCTTCATCCTCAAAATCGGATGCCTTTTCCAATATTTCTTCCTTTGTCATTATCTTTAAATTTGTGCCCGAAAGCTGTTAAATATCCGTATCTTTTATTTTTTGTAATGTGTCAAATATCACATCTGCAATCTCAAACCTGCCGACATTTGGATTCTGTGGGACACTATAACATAGAGCTTTTAAAAGCTCAAAACATTGATTCTCATATAATATCATACGCTTACTTCTTTTGATTAAAATACTTTTCCAACTCTCGAAGAATGAACAGCCCTCCTATCTTGAAAGACTGCTCTATCACCCCTCGATGTTCCTTAAATTCTTTTTGGCTTCTTGAAAAACGAAACGCCTCGTTCTCTAATACAAGTACAAACTTATTAAATTCAGCATCGGTCATTTGCCATCACCTCCTTCCTTTGGAAGTAAGTCTTCAGCATAAAGCCATTGAGTAATTTGCAGACATCTAACTAGTATTTCCCAACTACAATCTATGTATTCTGTTCCGAATCCATTATTGTTAGTGGTTTTAAACATGATGTAACTATGACGCTTTGGCTCTTCACTAGCAGGATGCCACAAATCCTTTAAAAATTCTTCTTGCATCCATTTAGCGCAATCCACAAAACCTTCTTTATAGCAAGCTTGCCAATATTCGGAAATAAAGGCTCCCGCCGCATGTTGCTTTGCAACTTCTTCTATTTTCTTATCATTTAACATATCTAATCTAACCCTCCACATTATTTGTAGTTCCAAGCAAGTGTTCATTGCCATCGTAAGGAATACACTGAATCCAAGGGATACCATTATCGCATCTATAGTAGCGTTCATCTTTATAACCAAACAAACTTACTTCCCATATATCATCTTCATTATCTCTAACAAGCACCTTATCAAATGGCTTGAGTTCAACCTTTGGCTTCAAGCCAACAACTTCTTTCTTTACGGCATCCCAAGCCTTGCCCTCCTTGGCGAGGGCATCAAAGAGTTGCTGCTTCTCTTCTTCAGTGGCAAGACGGTCTGAACTACAATCAGCTGTGTAGTTTTTAAATGTTTGTATCAGTTTTCCCTCATTATTAAAACTAAAACCAATATAATACTTGCCAAAACAAATATTATTTTCATTCTTCTTTTCTTTGAAGATTCTAATATTTTTTCTATCTAAATCTACTGCCACTATATCCCCATCCGTGAACTCTGGTTGAGTCTTCTCTACTTCAAGGGTCTCACGATTCAGTTTACCACCCAACTTTTCCTCGATAGTGTTGATGTAGGTCTGAGCAGCATCACCTTTCTCAATATCGAAGTCTTGTGTCATAGCAATATTACGTGTATGAGCATAAGAATATCCAACCCTAGTAGCTTGATAATTCTGCTTACCTGTGAAAGTTGTATATGTATCATCATTAAACGCTTCAAAGATAATATGTACATTTGCATCTTTGTTAACTAAAATGTCTCCTTTCTTCCAGGCGAACTTAGACCAGTCTGCCATTTCCTTAGAAGGTTGCAATACACATTGACCTGCTTTAAAGAATTTGCCATCGTACCAAAATCTATGTTGGTTACTTGAATTGAGTTCTTTAACCACAATAGATTTCTTTTTACGTACATCAAGAACTTCTTTAAGCTCTACTGCTCCACATATTGAGGAATACAACTTAGTACCCTTCGGCTTATCCTTTAGGATTTCCGCTACATTAATCTTATTTCCCATATCTGACTTTTTTATATTCATTTATTCTTCGCTAAAATATTTTTTAACAAACGCTTGTTCAGTGAGCCATTTTCCTAACCCTACTCTAAAGTAACGTTTTGGCTTGCCTTTCGCAAACCCATATTCGTCACGAGGTGTATTAACACTCATATGTATCTTCGGAACATGATTCACCGATACGTATGCGGTTATGTATTCATCCGAGAATGCCAAATGCTGAACTTCACGGAACTTTACACTATTAAAGAACATTTCCTTCATAAGCCTTAGTCCTTATAGATTGCATCAAGAATGCTTCTGAAATTCGGATTATCAATAACGGCTTGGGTATCTTCTTTGTTCTTGAAGTAAATTGCTCCTTCGTTATAATTACTACTAGAAGTAATACCATATTCACTGGTTCGCATGATATTATGCTTATAGTCTTGAGAATTCCAGTCCGGTTTCCAATCTCCATTATAGTACTTTGCTATAGTCATTAACCTAGCTAATGCGATTATCTTTCCAGCAATCATTTCAGGAACTTTTATATCGGCAGGACAAACACCTTTACCAGCTAAAGCAGATAAAACATCCGCATAGCTGATTTCCTTCTTCTTAAATGCTATAATGCCCGCTTTCAAATCACTTTTTTCAACGTCCACTTCCATTCCTTTAGGAATATCTAGGACTATTTTGTTATCGTCTATCATAACTTATTCAACTTTCGGAAGTCCTTTCTTCCATTAAAATGTTATTTCTAATTCTTTTCAAAAACTTTATCGTTTTGGCACTCACAGCTTGCGTTTCATGCACCTTTACACCATCAATTTTACGCAAAACAACATTACCATGCGTACTACCAAAGATAAAACACTCCTTGCCTTTCCACCGCACCATGTCGAAACGCTGAAAGCGAGACTTGCCTATCTTGTGCGAAGCGATGCAAGACCTACGAATACCACCTTTCTTCGGGTTCGCAACGTGCAATGCTCTCGTATGGCGAGGTACACAACGACACATAAAGAAAGTTCTCGATCGCCTTGCGTGTACGTTCTTGGCAATACAGAAAGCATCGGCTGCATGAGTTTTCTCAATATCATTCTCTATGCGAGTGTGCTTGGTAATGTAACCATAGGTCAAGTACACATTCCCAAACTCAGCCTTGGCTCGTTCATACACCGACCAACGCATAATGTTCATCACCGCCGCATCACGCAAAGTTGTGCCACGCTTGATTTTCAAGTCGAACTCACCACGATGGTAAGCCTTGTGGCAGGTCTCGCACAAAACAACCAAGTTGGATGGGGAATTGCCACCAACCTTGCGGCTCTCCAAATGGTGAACATTCAAGATAGGGTCTTTGCTCTTGCCCTTGCAATGAACACACTTATGTCCATCCCTTGCCAAGACGTACTCCCTCACGTTCCAAAAGCCCATTTGCTCACCCCGCTGATACTCTTCGCCCTTGATGTCGGAATTCTTGATTTTCTGAGCATCAAACTGAGCAACCTCGATTGTGGTCTTCGTGATAGGAAGCAACTTATGAACCAAGCGGATAACCTTTAAGTGGCTCTCTACCTTTTGCCCAATACTGGGTGCTAGCCAACCATCCTTTCGTTTGCGATTGTCAAAACGAACCTTGCGGTAACGTGTCTTGCGGTTTCGTCTTGCCCGTCTCAACTCCCTGCGAGTAGAAAGCAAGTTCACAACATCACTTCTTAACTCGACCTGCGCTGCAAGCAGCTCCTTCTTCTCGGAACTAGCCGAAACGCCAATGTGCTTTGAGCCAGCATCAATGCCAAGGCTCACTTCCTGTGTGTAGGTGGTACTCTCATAATCCAACTGAACGACAAACGGAACACGGCTGACTACATGAGCCTTGCCGTGGCGAAGAAGATAGCCTATCCTCCCTCCACGATCACTTGGCATCAATGCCTTACCTTCCTTGTTCCTAACGTAAATCATAAAAAAACAATTTAAATTAATAAATAAATCTCACCTCGAAAGGTGGTTGTGCGCCCATCGCCAATGTTATGGGGTGGTTTCTTGCCGACAACACCGCAAGTTTCCTCGCTTTTAATCATCGACCGCAGAGGGCAGAACTTGGACGAACATTCTGACGTGCCTATGCATTCATCCCTAACGTAGCTCCCTAAGTCCATTCGGGGCTGAGGCTAATCCGCTCCGGACGATTGAATGGATAATCGCTTAAACCTAATCAAAGGCTTCCGGAACTTGAATCAGGTAATTTGGCACGTATCATTCTTGTGTTCTCCGCATCAATATAGACGTTTTTGTATTCCAAATCTACGCCTAAAATTTCCTGATTAAGCTTTGCTACATCCATATCTTTTCAATCTTAAAACACTACGTTGAAGATCCCTCGGTTTGAACGGATTCTTCTCCAGTATTTTATTCACATCATTTCGCATCTTGCGACTTTTCCACTTCTTTGTAAGACGCATAGCCTTTAACAAACGATGGTCTCCGGCTAGCTTTCCAGCATCCTTCTTGCCACAATAATAACCTTGCCTATAAGCCCAATATCGGGTTTTATAGACTTGCTTCATTATCTTCTTAGCTAGTCTAATCTTCATAAGCTTTTACCTGTTAAGTATTCTAACCAATCTGAAAAACGCATAAACCATTTTGGCAGAGGTGCAGCTCTACCAACATACGAGCTTAGTGGAATAATAACAAATCCTGTTATTTTAATATATAGGCAAGCTATAATACACAAAGCTACATAAGGGATTGAGAAAATCACAGCCAATACAAGTACTGAATAAAATAATATTTTCTTCATTCTTTACCTTCCTTTCTGTCGAACTTGTTGCCAACAACTTTGAATTTGAATACTGATAATATAGAGCCTAAGAAATTCAATAAATACCCACCACCTACAGAATTTTTAATAATGAAACAGCCATTCTCATCCCAAACAACCTCATAGGTTGCTTTTGCTTCTTGGTTTTGCAGAAGGTCGTGTTCCCAAATTTCATTACCCTTGCAGTCTTTCAGACCTGTAAACTGACAGATGGTAGAGGGGTCAATTGGTGATGTCAGCCGTTTCTCAAAGTCTGTCATCCAGACGTTATCTGAATCTTTGTGATGAACCAAGTCACCTTTTATCCATTTCCCATCCAATGTCTTCTTTGCCTTGAATTTTATGTTTTCTATTTTCATAAGCTATTTCTTTTAATCGAATTTATTGCCAATAACGACCATATCTTCAGAAGAGTAATGAACTAAGAGACCTTGCCCAAAGCAGAAAGCTTTACTATCCCAATTAATATTGCCTATTCTTTCCGCATTGTTATCTTTGTATGTAACTATATCCCCCTCATAGATAGATGTTCCATTCTTGTCTTTCAGACCTGTGAATTGGCAGACCGTTAAAGGGTCAACCTGATGTGCCTCATTTCTATTAAGCATTGATTCACTCTGCCTATCTTCAATGATGTAAGTGTTACCACATTCAGCATAGAAGTAACCTTCAACCCATCCTTTACCATCAAGACGTTTAGCCTTGAACTTGATATTTTCTATTTTCATATTTATATGTTTATATAAAGTCTAAATAGACCGTTGTTTTTACTTTATTAACTTTGTTATTGTTATTGTTATTAAAATAATCACTACCTTTGCAGCGCAAATTAGAAACGAGGTAAACAGCCTCCTGGCGAAATCGCCAATAATAAAAGTCTCCTAGCCCTCCGCTCGAAAGACATTTTCCCCAGTCCAGTGCTGGGGTTTTTCTTTGTATGGCGGCTCCATGCAAGGTGCTCAAAGCAATTCCGCTTTTGAGTATAATGCCAGAAAGGAGGTTGTTGCCTCATATGTTTTCTAATTTGCAAAAGAAAGAGAGTGGTACTGAAGTTTTCTGTTGGTCTCGTCGCAGAAAGGATGGTACTATTGAGTACGCTCATGGTAAACCATTCCACTTCTTTATCAACAAGTAAATCGTAAGCTTACGTTTTAACTCTTTCGGGGAGGTGCTCACTGGAGACACCTCCTTTTTTATTTCAATTCTACTGGCTCATCGCTCCAAGACAATTCTCTTCCGATGAGTTTCTTGATAGTACCTTGCGGTATTTCTATGCATTTGCAAGAACCATAATCGTCTCTCCAGCTATATGCAGATCTGTGAGGCTCTGTTTCAAATATAAGTTCTGTACCAAAACTATTAACACATACCCAAGCCATAACTATTCCTCAACTTTTAATACCAAATGGAGTGCCGTCTGCAAAGGTGTTGTCTTGGTAGCTGTTTTTTGATGCCAGCGAGATGGAGCTACCATCGGGATCTGCCAAGCCTACATAGTAGTCATCAACATAAACGATATTGAAATAACCTTCTTTGCATTTTATCCACCCGAAAGGCTGATGTTTGAGCATTTCAGCCCAACACTCTTCTGCGTTGGCAAAAGGGCGGTACTTTGGCTCTGGCTTGATGCGATACTCTGTATTATTCCAGTACTCAATCTCCTTCATTTCCGTCCAATCTTTCGGAGTATCCTTTCTTTTTAATGTACTTGGGTCTGTTCTAGTTTCTATCACCTTTCCTTCAGCATAAGCTTGCAGAATAGGATAAAATTCTTTAGCTTGATTTCTGTCCATAATTAACTATAAATTTATATATTATTTTAGAGTAGTCTAAATTAGACCATATTTAAAATTCATTAACGTTGTTATTGTTTATATTATCATATAAATGACTAACTTTGCACCCGAATTCTAGGACATCATAGTCCCCCATCGGCGACACTACACGCCGTTCTTCCTCTGTTCAAGGAGATTACAAAGCCCCTTAGTTGCCGCTTAGGGGCTTTTTTCTTGTACTGCTTTGTAGTGGGCAGTATTCCCCCAGATAGAGAAGTCTGGATAAACGATGGAGGGACTTTTGATGGAAAAGAATCCAAATGACAACAAGGTTCGTGTTTTCTGCAAGTACATCATTAGGAACGGAAAGCGCATCTATCCCAAAAATGGGACTTGCTTTTCTTTCTTAGTATAAGCAGAATGAATCTTTTTCGGGGTAGCGGCAACTACCCCTTTTTACTTTGGTTCATACAACTCACAAGACTTGCGATTTATTCCTCCAACTTTTCAATAGGTTTCCAATGAGTGATAGAAGCCATTCTCCCTTTCCATAAGATAATGAAGCCATTACTATCTTTTGGGACGGTAGTGCATTCCACTCTTCTGTTTTTGAAAACATTATCAGGAGCCATCTTGCTTGTTACAAAGACTTCTTCTCCGTAAGGAGGCAACCCATCCTCAACAGATACCCAGTCTGACTTTCCTAACTCTATCAAAGCATCATGCAATAAGCTATTCGCTTTTCTCAAAGGAGCATTATGCTTATCGTTTCCAAACTCCAAGCTATCAACATTATTGCGGATAACTTCTTGTATCAGCTCTTTAACTTTCTTCTTATCCATAGTTATAAATTAAAATATTCACGTATCTGTTCACCTGTCATGCGATATACCTCAGATATTCGGCAGTCTCTAATTGGGCTATCCCATGCACCTGTATGTTCATCATTACAACTACCATCAGCAACACGCTCTACGGCTTCTTCTGGTCCTGTTGCAAAGTCAACGCTTAGAAGTTCCTTTTCCTCGTTACTAAGCCCTTTTCCTTCCAAAGCTATATTCAGAGCAATTTGCAACTCGTCATGAGCCTTGTCTGAATAGCCTATAGCCTTATCTAGATGACGTTTGATTGATTTTTCTTTCTTATCCATAGTTCTAAATTGTTTCTTGTTTAATTACTTCATCCAACCTTGCCTCCATCTGCTGAATGATGTTGTCGATTGTCTTGCCTTGATAGTCATTGGCTATCTCTTGGAGGATGGCTAACTGTGATGTAAGTCTGAATCTGTCTGTCATATTCTTCTTTTAAATTATTGGATACAAAAAGCGGCAACCCAACTTGTGGATTACCGCTTATAAAGTGGTCGTTAGACCTATGTTTTAAAATTTGCTGATATAGCCTACTCTAATAAAGGAGAGTCACCTCCTGGAGATAGTTTTCTAAAACGTTGCTCTGCATTATGCTTGTCTAGAGATTTTAATTGCTCCTTTGCCATTTTATGTAAAGCAAGGAATCTCTCTCGTCTAGGCTTTCCATCCTTTATGAGAACAGAGTTATACGATTCCATTGCTGATAGTACAATAAGCTGATTAATTGTAGCCGTGTCACGCATATTCAACCCCTTCTTAGCTAATACTGGGTTAGCTTTTTCCCAGTCTTTCGCTGTATAACCAAATAATGCAAGGTTAAGCATATCAGCCTCGCCTGCATAAATACTGCTTGTGATATTACGTTTAGTCTCTTCTATTGTCAACTGTGGTATGATACATTCTTTAATAGCATCAGTATGTACAGCATAATTCACCTTAGAAAGCAATCTTTTTACATCCCAATGCAGTAATAGAGGATTGCTTTGAGATTCTTTCAATCTTTGAAATTCTTTTATAACTAAAAGATTGAACTCAGGACTAAGCCACATTCCGAAATGATAAGCTATGTCCTTATGCGCAAATGTACCACCATATCTACCAGCCTTTGCAAATATTCCTATTGCATTGGTCTTTTTAACGTATTCAGAGATGGAAATGTAAAAGCTGTTACTTCCCGTCTCTTTTCTAATTCCCCCGAATTCGGGGGAATTAAAATTAGGGTTGTTCATACTCTCCCAAACTCCAAGGAAATCAATAGTAGATTTGTTACTCAACCATTTCTCGATTAATTTACTTCCACCATCAAATCCTTTTGTCATATCCGTTAAACAGATATAGTCATTCTCATCTCCCTTTAATAATACAGAGATTTCAACATCTTTAACTGTAATTTTCTTAGTCTTTGCCATATCATTTATATTTTAAAACGCTGCAAAGATACAGAAAATATTTGTAATCTCCAAATTTATTTGCGGTAATCCACTAAGTCAAAGAACACTTTTCTCTTCTTATTTCCCCTCTCCCTGTTGCCAAGGAGAGGGATGGTTAGTTACTCCTCAACTTCAACAAACTTTCCGTTTTTAAGTTGATACCAAGTATCAGCCTTGATATTCTCTCCATCAACGTACTCAGTCTTAACACATACTGGAACATCACGTTTCTTTTCATCGCTCCATTTCCATTCTGCCAGCGTTATCCATGAGCCTACCTTTGCTTTTGCTCTGGAACTATTGCCAGCACACATGATAACGGAATCTTCTCCAGTGCTATCTATCTTAGCATAGTCACCCGATGAGCCAATCTGAGCAGAGTAACCGCTTGAACCAATCTTAGCAGAGTCGCCCGATGAGCCAATCTGAGCATAGTCACCCGATGAGCCAATCTGAGCATAGTCACCCGATGAGCCAATCTGAGCAGAGTAACCGCTTGAACCAATCTGAGCAGAGTCACCCGATGAGCCAATCTGAGCATAGTCACCCGATGAACCAATCTTAGCAGAGTCACCGCTTGAACCAATCTTAGCAGAGTAACCGCTTGAACCAATCTGAGCAGAGTCGCCCGATGAGCCAATCTGAGCATAGTCACCCGATGAACCAATCTTAGCAGAGTCACCGCTTGAACCAATCTTAGCAGAGTCACCGCTTGAACCAATCTTTTTCTTTCTGTCTCCGTTGCCGTTCAACGCACCATCTGTCTTAACTTTAGATGGTGATGTAATATCTTTCAGCCACTCGACACCGATATTAATGAAGTCTGCAAGCTTCAGCTCAGCCTTAATCTTGATACGAGAAGAACATACCTTTGTTGAATTTTTTCTTCTTCAATCTTACCAGACTGTTCTACCTCTGCATAGCGAGAGTTAAGTATATCGTAGTAGTCCCATACTTCCATTGGAGACTTGCAAGCGTGGAAACCTCGGTTACAACACTTGATTTCACCGTCCATTTCATACTCTTTTCCAACTTCGTACTGGAATCCACGGCATTGCATATTCTTGTCGAATCCCTTGTACGAGGTGATTACCTTATCACTCATATTACTATCTATTTATATCCCATAAGGGATGGTTAAATGAGAAGCAAGCGATGATAAAATAAAGTGCTTAATTTTAAAAATATCATTTTGTTTGCTTGCTTCTCAAAAAATATTATTATCTTTGTACCGCTTAATTTTAAAAATAAAAACGATATGAAGCATTTAATTAAATTAATGTCAGAAGATTGCACATACATGTGTGTTATCAATCCTGACCACATCGTTAAATTCTATGAAGAAGACGATGTTTGCTGTATCAAACTTTCAACAGGTGAAACTTTTGTAACTAAAGTTAAACTTGATGATTTAAAAGATTTGATAGAAAAGAGTTACTTGTAAAGATACTCTTTTAGACATTTATCATACCCTTCTTTTTGTTTGAAAGGGCAATGATTGACAACCCAGATTCTATCTCTCCACTGATGAAGAGGTGAATTGTAAATCCACTCAAATCGTGCTATGTTATTGGTTATTGGTGAATCTATACTATAGACAGTCTTCTTTAGCCACTTACGTAGCACCTTTTTTATTATATTCTGTATCATGTTCTTAAATTTATGCCCGAAGGCGTTAAACACTAATGTAAATAAATATTTTTATCACCTAAATCTTTAAATGCTATATCCTTACACTTTTGGCAAAGAAATTTATTTCCCAAGCCTTTGTCAAAATACGCTAAAGAAATAAAATCTTCTGGTTGAAATTTGTGCCCACAGCAAAAGCAAGTCTTTTGTACTGACAAACTAGACCTCTCACGCAACTCTTTAAAATGAGCAAACGTCCCAAAGAAGTGTCCTTCTTCACACCCTACCGCTTTGTAGACTTTTTTAGTTATTTTTACTACTTCCATACCTACACCTCTATTTATGTCCAAAGACGATTAAAATCCATACCATTTCGAAATCATCGTTTTTATTCCTTGTTTTAAAAACTTCTTTTTACGTCTTTTCAAGAACGACTTACTTCGAAGTACACAATCTAAATACCAAAGAGACCTCTCAGTGTCGAAAAATCTTAAAGCATACAACATACCTACACCTCCATTTCGTGATTAATACTAAAACCGAAGAGAAGGTGCTGGAGCTCATGGATATACTTCATATTAGGCAACACTACTTTTCCACAAATGTAGACTATGAAATTTTCAGTTGAATAATAATAGTATAAGCATGGCAAGATGTCACGTTTGCCACAAATATTTAACATAGATCCATTATTATCCATTTGGTACCCTGTAAAATCCCATCCATTCTTCTCTAGAATCTCTAGTGTAAGAGGAACACCTGATAATTCTAATTGATGTACTGGATGCTTTACACAAGATAACTCATAGTTATTTATTCCAAGTGTATCCATAATTGTATGTATTCCGTTATCATACACAACAATATCACCTTTAATATATTCTTGTTCCATACACTTTACTTTTTACGATGATTATACTTTTTGATAGCATCTTTCTTAGAAGCTGCCATAATCTTAACACCTTTGATAGTGAACTCATGTTGCGCCTTTGGCTGACACTTCTGTTTGTCGGATGGAATGTTGCCGCTTGGTGCGTCAAGTCTAGGGCTTGTGCTTCCAAAAATATCACCTTGCGCATAAGCTGCCGTAGCAGCCATTACCAATGCCATTCTCATTAAATTTCTACTCATACGCTTTACTCCTTAACTTCTTTAAATATTATACTCTTGCCATCTGAACGGTCTTCAGGCTGACACTGAAATCCATCTGCCCAATCATTTCTAGTCGGGTTATAACACGTACCATCAATACTAAAGAAACAACCATCACATTCTTTATGTTCAACCACTTCAAGAGTAATGGTTACTCTTTCTCCAACTTTAAGCTCTTTCATACGCCTAGTCTTTTATATCTTTAATATAGCACCACTTTGTGATATTGTTTCTCTTTACATAATCTTTCCAATAAACAAAAGAGTAAAGATAATCAGCTTCGTACTTAAGACCTCCATCGTCTCCATCATACCATTCTGTAAGAATCCATTCTTCGTAGTTTGGAGCATCTTTTGCAGAGTACCATTTAGTCATTATTCACCTCCTTCATTTGTAAGTAAATCACTAATATAGAGCCAGCTAATAATATCATAATTAGTTCCAATATATTTAAAATCGTAATCATACCAACCAAAATCGTGAAATGATGATTGTTCAATTCTTTCTTCATCTTGAAACATCCCATGATTAGGATGATAAACAACTCTTACCAAACATGTTCTATTTTTATCAGGCATTTCGCTAGCAGGATGCCACAAATCTTTCAATAGCTCTTCCTTAGTTAATCTCTTTTCCCTTTTTCAATCTCCTTCACATAAAGTTTCGTTAACCTCGTCATTGTATGTGTGAGTAACCGGATTGTACTCGGAATGGGTCGCATCTACCCTACCTTTCCGGTTAGTGAAATAGATAGCATTTCCTTGGTCATAAAACCTGTATACTGTTATACTATCCACGACAAACAACTTCTCAACATTGAATCTGTCAACCGAATCCGAGATTTGGACTCTTGTACCCTTACCTTTGCAACCTACCAAGATAGCGGCAACGGCAATTATCATAAATACCTTTTTCATATCAACTTCTTTTCTTCTTGACGAATCCGTCATTCATCGTAACCTAATATACTAAAGAACTCATCCATTTTTGGATTTAGATTGTTTGCCATTAACATACATGCCGGAACAGAGCGACCGATGTTGCACTCTAGCTTCAACGCATGTATCATTACTGAAGCTTGATGGCTTGAAATCTTAGCCCTATCCAATCTTGAAAGTATTTCGCTCTGCGAATCCGCATTACGAAACACTTTCTTGATAAGACTTTCAATGTACTTACGCTGCTTGTCCGTCATTGCTCTTATTGCGCTCAAGAGACTCAACCAAAGCCTTAAGACCATTGAACGAGGCATTCATCAACTCCTTGCTATCGGATGAATCAAAATACCAATTGCCAATTATCTTACTGTTGTTTTCGGCAAACATCGTAATACTCGTATGAGTATTTGAAGACGACATCTGAATAGACTCCTTTGTTCTACCCATGAGGCTAGCAATCTTTGCCAACACCTCTACATAAGCATTATTCTTTTCCATATCTACTTTATATTAAATAATCAAGTTCAAAATTATCTACAAAATCACTAGTCCATTTCAAATCTGGAAACTTTAACCTAGCAATAGGATTGAAAGCAATCTCCGGATGGTCAAACTCAAAGAGATAGTCACTGCGTCCATTGTCATTGCCATCAATATGATGATAGCCTATGATTTTCTTACCCTTGGAAAATCCAAGCACATTAGCAAGATATTCATTGATTTCGTCAACTTCGCCTTCATCATTAATAATCAAGGCAACCATAACACAAGAGTTGCTATCGTTGAAATTAGCCAACTCGCTGAATGAGATAGAATTATTTTTCATAACTAATCCTCAAAGTTAAAGAATCACACAATCACAACCTTTGATGTTGCGAGTCTTTGCCTCGTTGATAACATTGTCAAGCAGCTCATTCGAGAAGAGGATAGCTTCGTCTCTTCTACGAACCAAGATAAAGTACATGCCGTCCTTTACGTAATCAATATAATACTTTGATTGTTTCATTTCTAACTTACAGTTGTTATGGTGTGTCTCACCTTTTTAATTAGTAACCTTGTTTCTTAATTACATTGCAAAGATACAAAGAATATTCGAAATATGCAAGTTATTTAATGTGTTTCTTTTATTATTTAACACTCTATAATAATATGAGTAAATAATTTGCTGACGTTAACACAAAAATCCCCACCACTACATTATTATATATAGTGATGGGGCAAACATTTAAAACAAAATAGCATTATGGATTTCTACTATTACTATCATATCAAATCATCCACATAAGCCCATTTATAGATGGCGTTTGACTTCGTGAACTTCTTCCACCATTCCTCACCTAAGAAATTCAGATGCTTGAAACGCTTGCGAACCTTGGTCAGACCGACAATGCGTCTGTTGTGCTCAGGTAATTCTTCTACCGGATGCCAAGCACTATCCTTTTGGCATTTTATTCCCAACTCCAAGGCTTGCTTGGCTATCTGCCTTGCACCTTGACTAAAGTCTATCTTATCAATCAACAATTCTAAGTCCATAATCAAATAACTTTTATGTTAACTTTGTCTTCAAAAAACGCTTCTAGCACTTCCTTGGCTTTTGCATCCGCTTCATCCAAGTCTTTGCATATGACTACTTGAACCCCATAACCTATAGGGTTACGCAATTCATAACTACCATCAGCCTTAACCAACCGGAGAAAAATATCTCCACCTTTGAAGCGGTACGAATATCCTTCAGTTGCTTCGTTCCACTGTCTAACTATGTTCCTCACCGCCATAATATCTTTGCACTTTTAGCAATGTCGCACTAGCACCCTCAATGTAGGCTGCGATAATGACATTTCTATATAGCTCACTATTTTCCTTATCAATTCCTACCAAACCTTCTGTCGATTTCAAAGGCTCAATTGTAAATTTATAAGCCTCCTCTACTATCCAGCTAGGAACTCCATTTGAAATCAAATTCTCACAATACTCATTCATAATTTAACCTTTTAAAATTAGTGGATGACAAGGGATTTAAACCCTTGTTGGTGTCAATACCTCCCCAGTGACCTGGTACACGGAATGTTTAATCAGAAAATCCGCTCCAAGTTTGCGAGGGTCGCATTGCTTTCAGTTGCCAATGCCACTCATCCGTTTGTCAGCGACAGATGCGAATTTGAAGACTATGCACCATTCCCAACCTTGCCCAAGGGTTTCTGTCGCTGACTTATGGGCTTGTGCCAATGGCTGTCGGCAAATTTTAAGTGTTCACATCTTACGATGCGGTATTAACTATCTCCCTGTCCAAGGGAACAACCATTAGCGATAGGCTATTTGTAGTTATGGAAACTTCCAAATAAAGCCGTGCGACTCCTAAGTTTACAATCCCGCCCCCACGCTGGGCATCACACGGCTTTGAGACGTGGGTATTTGGTAGATTATGGCTTTCCTACCTTATCTTTCTTATATCATTCCGCTGCCATCCTGCCGCCCAATCTACCGGAGCTGCATTACAGCAGTGAAAAGATGTATTCACATTATACAAGGCAGCTCTTAACTCATCCAATTCTTCTGCCGTAAACGGACAATCCTTGTTTACTCGCCTTGTCATAATTTCACTACCTTATAGCCAAGCCGACTTGCAAGATCAAGAAATACGTTAAAGTCTTCCTGTGCAAGTTCTGTTCCTGATACCACTCCATTCTCTATAGTGAAGTAACGCTTTGTATTGTAAAGCGTATCCTCCAAGCAATAAGTTTCTTTCATTTCTTCTTTCTAATCAATAGTAAACAACCTTTCGACTGGTCTCTTTGTGATATTCGGGTTAAGAGAGTTTGTTACTTCCTTTTCCCAAACACATCTAAACTCCTGTGGCATCTGATACTCGCTGATAAAGACCTTATGTCCTCTTCTAGCCATTTCCATGCACCAAATATAGAAACTTTCATAATCGAAGTTCTTTGATACATCGTACTTTTTCGTAGCTTTGTAAGGTATATCGCAATACACTATACTCCTCTCCGGTATCACAAGTTCATCATAACTGCCGCTATAGAACTCAACACCTTTAATGAGAGGCACATCACGCATAGTGTTTTCAATCTGCTCCCTTATGTAATCTCTTGCCTTTCCGTTCTTGCCGACAACATTATGTCCGCTATAGCCACCATCAAAGAAGCGACCATTAAAGCTTGCCATGAAGCCAATTAGTCCGACACCTGCTTCTGTGAAGAAATTATTCTTTCCATGATAGCAGTCTCGTGCCTTGTCATACGTCTCCTTGCTAATATGACTGAAGACAAATCCTCCATCCTGAAGATGCTTCCACATTTCGATAAGATACTTATTCTTATCGTTGGCAATCCTGCGATACGTGTCCGGAACGTTCTCAATAACACTACAGCCACCACAAAAAGCATCTACAAACGTATCATGTTCCTTGTCCAGCATAATCGGCAATATCTCATGCACGATTCTAGCCTTACTACCCATGTACTTCATCCTATCAACTTCTTTATCATTTTAACACCTCGGTTGCCAAACTTTCGCTCGATAACCTCATTGTAACTAACTCCATCAATGGAACACTCATCTGGATAGCGTTCTTCAAGCCAATCCGTAAACTTCAGTAAGTTGAAGACCAACTCTTTTCTCGCTAAAAGGAACCGCATATCTATGAACTTTCCAAAGCTTTCCCCAAAGATTCGCTGAAATTCATTACCTATCGGCAATAACTCTTTTGGGTCTATTTTCATCAGCTTGCTTTCTTTGATGTTGTTCTCTCCAAAGGAAAGTCACTCTTCATAAAGTCATTAATCCCTATGTAAGTCCGCTGCAAATCCTTCTCATCGCCTTTTAAGTCTTCCGTTGCATTAATAGCAGCCTCATTTAATGTCTGTTCGTCAAAGACACCTTTTCTCACCTTGTCGAAATAAGAAAGAATTTCTTTGGTCATCAAATGGTCTGCCAGTCTCTCGAAATCCTTATCCATCACTAACGCCATGAAGTCATAGGAGTTTTCAAAAGCAAGTATTGGGGCAAAATCCTTGAACGCTTGCATTAAGTTAACGTGCAATTCTTCAAACAGCTTACGGATGATATTCTCATAAGTTCCCAGACAAAGGTTGGTGAGATTATAAAGGATGATTGCATTCGCATAAACTCCCGATTTTTCACCAATTCCTAAGTTCTGTAACCTCACCGCAATCTTATCTCGCAACTTATACAAGTCTCCACTAATCTTGTCATAGAACGTCATTGCGAATTCGTTATTGAAATCTGCATTAGGAACATAAGCGTCATAATACTTAACCACCTTGCGAAGGTTCTTCTTGCAGTCCACCCACTTCTTCTTAACTTCAAACCTAACGCATTTCTTCTTCAGAATACTCTTTTCGATTTTCTGAATGAAACACTCTGCCAATATCATTTCGACATAGACATACTGCTGTAGATAGGCTCTGGTAACAACCATAACCTTATTTACTTCGGTTTCGGACATTTCATGCGGAACACTGATTATTGTCTTCTTGCCACCGACATCTAACAGAACTCTTCTGAAACAATTAACACTAGGCATAATGTTTTCTGTTTGAATATTCAACGACCTTGTTATAGCACTCTGTTCGTACCAAATCCTCGACCTTATTCAATGTGCAAACCTCGTGGGTATCATTCATATTGACTTGTGGGCAGCAAATCTGATAAAAATACTTTGTCCTGACGGTGAAACCAAACAACTTGATTTGTTCTCTGATTACCCGACCAGACACCACCTTATCAAGTTTCTTCTTTCCTTCAAAGAGATTCAAACTTTCCTCTCTTCGATATATAATATCGGTCATAACCGAAAAAATATTTCCGAGCATAACTATTCCTCCAAATTTCTTAGTGTCTCCATACTCTCATCATTATCAGCATCATAGCCGATGTGATACTCGCTACCAATTCTTGCACCAACATATATCTCTTCTGCATCTAATATGTAGCGGAACATCTGTTCACGTACCTTTCTCTGCTCTTCATTTAATTCGAGCATATCAAAGCACTCTTCTTGTAAAGACTTATAAGGTTTCGCCCCCATATATGCTACATAAGCCAACTTGCCTTCCTGGTGCAATGGTCTCCACTTCTCCCACCAATGGTTGCGGTATTCCAAGATACCCCTTTCTACTCCATCGGCACAAACATTTTTAACTATTCGTATTCTCATATTTAATCCTTTTATTTATATTCTACCAATTTTCCTCCTCTTTTAAAGCTTCAAACTTATCCTTCATAATAGAATTGGTCTCTGTCCAAAAAACTATGATAACCTTTTTTACATCAACCCCTTCTCCTTGTGCAATATCCTTTGAGGCCTTAACGAAATCAAAATACCCTTCATCTGATTCTAAAATTCCGGCGGAATACGCCATACGTCCATTCTTGATGAATCTTGCGGAAAAATAAAAGTATCTTTTCATCGCAGTAACTCCCTAGTAAATTCGTTACGCATCGGCTCTACGATGCTTGTGTACAAACTCTTCTTGTCTTCCGGAATATCATCCGGTGTAATAGAGAACATCAACAAGTAAGACATCGGAATCCCCAACACCTTACAAATTGCATCAATCTTACTTTTGCGTGGAAACGTTCTTCCGGTTTCCATAAACAACATATTCGTCTCGCTACAACCGATAGCCATAGCCAGTTGTCGTTGGGTCAAGCCCTTGCTTACCCTAATTGTCTTAATCGCCTTTCCTAAATCCATTTAACCTCCTATTTTAATTTTTCAAATCTATTCTTAATTGCTATCATGGCATCCTTGACTCCATCTTTGTACCCAACGGAATATAAAGTGCAATCCTCTTCGCTAGGTTTTCCGGTTTTTGATTTCAGAAACTCTTCTATCTCACGGAAGCCATGCTCCAAGAATCTAAGAAACATAGCGTTCTTCGTAATAGCTGGTCGTAGGGTATCTTTACACCAGTCCCATCCATCACCATATCCCAAAGTGAAATTTGAATTGCTACCATATCTCACTTTTGGTTCTTCAAGCCATTTTTTTAAAATTTCTTTCTTTGTCATTACCACCAGTTTTTGAGGTGTGCCTCACCTTTCCCTTATTAGATTGGCGAAGATGTTAGCCTCCTCGCCAAAATACCGATTTAACTTCTCCTGAAGAGTATGGGCACTAAGCCCAAATACTCTTATAACGAATTTTGTTCGTTTTATAATCGTTCAAGTCAAACTTGGTAGAAAGCTCGATAGCTGCTTGTTTAACTTCATCCAAAGTATGCAAGTCATTTCGCTCATCCATTGTCTTACCATGCTTACCGCAAACCCAAACGGAAAAAGACTTTTTATTGTCCTTGTCAAAAACTGCATCTGCACAAAGAGCATTACCATTGCGCTCTAAAGCATGGTGCAAATTATCAATCAACTCTTCAACCGAATTGTTTTCGGTCTTCTCGAAGAACTTTTCGATACTTGGAAAAATCTTGTAGCAATCATTTGATGTAATCATCATGTCTTACAGTTTTTGTGGTGTGTCTCACCATTTTAATTAATAACATTTGTTTCTTAATTACGATGCAAAGATACAAAGAATTATTGTAATATGCAAATAATTTAATGTGTTTATTGTCTATATTAATATATTTTAATCTTACTGTATAGAATCTACTATTTGTTTTGCAGTTTTTTACATTTCGCTCTCTTTCAAATACCCCTGTTGTCTATTACCTTTAACTTTAGTTTCAGCTTACTATATTCTTTAACGTGTGCCTCACGCTTTGTAATTTTTGCATCTTGCAGCGATTTCTGTCAGTCGCTTCCCCTTTACTTCCACTGTGCTACCCTTCTTGCATTTCAAAACATTTTCTGTGCTTGTATTTTGTATTTCCAAAAAATGGACGCAACAAAAACAACTTCTAAAATTCTTATCCATTTGACATTTCCTTTTTAAGTTTCTTTCTTTGAGCCAAGAACATAACAATCTCCTCGAAATCTTCGCAATTCAAGAGTATTTGACCAGCCTGCCATTCCGCAGCTTTCTGCTTTGCATCCTCCATGCCCTTTGCAAAGAATGTGATTTGCTTGCCTTGGCTTCGATTCTCTGCCGTTACTTCAAGTGTTCCGAATTCAAGTTCGGTAGTGTTTATACAGAGACCCTCATCAAAGAGCCTCTGTAGATAATTAAAAAGGTTACTCTTTTCCATTTTTCAATCTTTCATTTTCCTCCTTCAATAAATCATCAATCTCCTTGCGCTTTGCCCGCATGTCTTCAAACCATTTGCTCGGTGTTCTTGGACATCCTATGAGCCAATGATCGAAGTTTGGAATAGGCAAATTGAACTCACTAGCTTCAATAGTATAATCGTACCACTTCAACAACTCTTCTTCGGGAGCTTCCTTGTCAATATCAGTTACAATAGTAGCCATATCGAAAGTTAAATCACCGCAATTGGCTATTCCACCTGTATCAATCCAATATGTCTCCGGATTATCCAATCCGTAAAATTCATGCTTCTCACAAAATGCCTCCAAGTAAGCATTGCAAGCATTCTTGTAATCTTTCTTTAACTTTTCCTTATCCATAATCATAAATCCTTAAAAAGTTTCTTAACCTCGCTCTTCTCCTCCTTTGGATGGGAACACATCACAACTTGCGCTCTTTGATTGTGTCTTACCTGCCATTCGCAAGTGTTGCATCCCAAGTCACCAACCTTATTAACAGCATTGGTGTATCTGCCTTTCTCACCATAGGGACAATCGGTAACGAAATCCTTTCTTCCCCAGATGTACTCATCTATCTTGTATGAGATAGCATTTGCTTTCTCCTTTTTCTCTTTATTATTCAAAAACATCATATCATCATTATTTAAAATAGACATAGCTGACCATCATCAGCGACCTTAACATTATTCTCAGGAAACCAAAGTTCCTCAAATATTACCTCCATGCATGCTACAACTATAGAGTTTCCAGCAGCTTTTTGAAGACTTGACTTTGACACTCCACTTTCAAGCATCCGGTCTATGTATTCTTCGTCAACGTCCATCAAACGGAAGAGTTCTCTCGGAGTCAAACGCCTAATGCGCAACCTTGTCTCTCCAAGCACAACCAAGGAGTCCTTGCTCGCAGATGTAATGGTATTGGCTGTAGTCTTTCCAAGCTCAACTTTTGGGCTATGCTTTTGACCTTTTATCCACTTCCCTTCAGAACGAGTCCTTATAGCTGCACCCATAGGCTCTTTCCATTCATTTGGTACAAATTTCTCTTTACATAGCAGAGCATCGCTCAAAAAGTACTTCTCGTCCACATTTTCCTCCAAGACATCAACCAAATGTTTCTTCAGCTTTGTCTTTCTCGGAAAATGATAATCTATCTTATCACCATCATTTCGTATAGAGAGCATGAAGACACGTTTTCTGTTCTGAGGAACACCGCAGTCGGCAGCATTTACCACCTTTGCATAATTGGCATATCCGTAGGATTCCAGCTCCTTGCGCCACTTGTTGAAGAACCCGATGAACTTTGTTTGAACCAGAGCCTCTACATTCTCCATTAAGAGGTATTTCGGTCTCTTGGTAATAATGGCGTTTCTTGTGAACCAAAGGATAGAGGAACGTGTATTGCTTCCCTCCTCTATTCCTTCCTGCATTCCGGCTTGCGAAACAGACTGACAAGGTGTTGAATATGTCAGCAAGTCAAAATCAGCAACCTTGCTCCAATCTATCTTGGTCATATCACCAAAGTTCTTGCCGGACAGACTAGGAAAACAAGCGTTATGCAAGGTTATTGCACTTGGCTCTATCTCCGACCAGCCGATGCACTCGTAATCAAAATCAGAATGTTTCTTCTTCAGTCGTTCCAAAGCCATCAGTTGAGAATCATATCCGGCACATAATTCAAATGTTCGTATCTTCATTAAATATCATGGGTTTTACAAAAATCCTCTACAAAGCTATCCCCCCAATCATCCTCATGCCAAATCTTTGCTACTTCAAGTTGCCCCATTTCCTTTATAGCCAACAGAACTTGTTTTATATCGTTTTCGTACTTAGGTAATGATTTCTCCATAATCGGGAACAAATCCTTTGCCTCTTCAAAAGTCAACAGAATATCAAATGCCCCACCTTCACTTGGCTTTACTTCAAATAACTTTTCAGAAGGATTCTTTGCAGTTTTCAACCACTTCAAAAATTCCTTTCTACTACGATACTCACAATATAAATTGCTAAACTTTACGTATAGCTTATCAAAACCTAACTCTTTCATAATAAATCAAATTTATCTTTAATTATCTGTTTCAAACACCGTCTGCTTGCCTCGTCTTAACGCACGATACTTTTCAGGAGCCATTGGTAAGCCATTCTCTTTTAAAGCTTTCTCGTAAGCTCCAAAAGCTAAACAATCGGCTTGTTCGTTCAAATCATCACCATTATGTCCCTTTACCCAAGTCAAAATAACAAGCTTGTCCTTTGCACACTTACGATACAACTTGATTAAGTCTGGGTTCTTTATATCTACACCTATCTCCCAATCTGTATAGCGGAACATTTTCAATGCGTACTTAGAGTCACTTCTAACCTCTATGACAGAACCTTTCGGACAATAATTAACGGCTGATATTATCGCCAACATTTCCATTCTGTTACTGGTAGTATGCAAGCAATGATGTGTCTTTACCTTTTCAAGTTCACCTGTAGATGTATTCACAACGATATACGCAGAACCACCTGCCTTATGGGTGGAATAGTTATCGCAGCTGCCATCTGTATAGCAAATATAGTTTGGAAGAAGTCTTTTTCTTTCCACAATAGTTTCTTCTTTCTTAGGTTGAACCTTGCCATACTTTGCATTCTTGCCTGTTCGCAAAACGGAGTTGTAAGCACCTGCCAATGTTCGCCAATCATCACAATAGTTTCCATCTTTCTGTCTCCATCCGTTTTTCCATAACAAGTCCCACAAATCTTCTATAAAGCCCTTTTCTATCCAATTTTTCTTTATACAGAAACCCGAAAAGACTCGGGAAGATGGTATCTTCGCATACAAATCCTTTGCCATTTCGTCAATAGCATAATCTTTTTTGTTTGCGGTACACCAATTGGGAATAACAATTATCACCTCCCTCTTGCCAAGCAGACGTTTGAATCTAGATATATTGCCAAAGTAGCGATTAGACTCTTCCGCAAAGTCAGCATTCTTCACTAAATTCGCAAAAGTTTTGTTTGAAACACGAATCGTAAACAAGTCTATATCCTTACAAGTTTCCAATATTCTATTAACCAAGTCAAACATAGCCTCTATTTTGTCGGCTTGTTGCTCGTTGACCAGGAAGTTGTCACGAATGAATTTGTCACCATCATACAATCGACTACAAGCCAACACTCGATTTGCACCTTTCACACGATATGAACTCAGATAAACATCATAAGCTCTAACTTGATGTTCTGATTCCAAGTACTTTTCTTCTATCTTCTTCATAATCTCGTATATATAATAATAACACGTAATATATCAAGGAACACGTTAGCCTCTTAAAGACTCCTATACTTATTCCAACTAACTACTAATATGAAAATGTCCAAAATAGAACTTACCCACCATAGAAGTCATCAGGTAGATTTCCTATTGTGCCATTTTCCTTTATTTGCATTCGATGTCCCTTCAATTTATAACCATAGATTCTGTGCTTGATAGCAACAGAAGTCTCTCGATCTCCAAAAGAGTAAGAGCAAGGTATGATTAAATAGTGCAGGTTACCTACATTAAACGTAAAGTTCCTACGACCAAACCTTTGCAATGTTCGTTCCATCTCTCCCTCGTTTCTATCATCTGCCATGTGCATTTCCGCATACGTGGACTTAATCTTACCTTCGCTGATAAGATTCTTCTTGATTCGGCATATAGAGCCATGTCCCATATTCACAACCTTGGCAAACGAGTTAGTAGTTAGTTGATGCCAAGCACAATCATTGTTGCCAACGTTAAAACAGTCTTGACGGGCACCACTAATAACCGATGTGTACAAAATATTGTTGACTATAGAATATAACTCCTTTAACTTATAGTCCTTATTAATAGGAATACGACAAACGTAAGCTCCTTGGAAGCGACCGCCCTTTTTATTGGGCTTCTTTTCTTTATCACGGAACGTATTCACGATAAATCGCCCGTTACCAAGTTCTGTAAAGAGTCCATCCTCCTTGACATCCTTTAGCAATTTTCTTGCCTTTGGATAGCCCACACCGAGTTTTTTCTTTACATCCTTGATGGTTAAGTTAAATATTACAGAATTTCTGCGTTGCATCTTACACCAAATGGCAAAGCAAAGAGTCTCCTTGTGCGCCTTCACTTCTTGTGATGATGCACCATAGGTGTACTTCTTTACCAAGTCCATACGTATATGTAAATAATGCTTTCCCATAAATTCCTTATTTGTTTAACTTATCTGTGTTTCGCCTACTCCAACAATCATAGCCCATTATTAACTTAGAACTATCTAAGGATGTTTCGACTCAAAACAAGGATTCTAAAAAGAAATCCTTACCCTTCATTCGTCTGACCCCGAAATCTAGGTAAGGATTATCGTAGTATGGCTTTCGCCACTGGAAATCTTATTGATTCTTATTAGCGGGTCAGTACCAACAAAGCACGTTGCAAAGTTACTAATTTATTTTCAAAATGCAAGGGCTTTAATGTACGGAATTATAGGTGTTATGCTTTTTAACACATAGTGCCATATTTAGTTACATATATAAAACTATAAATGCATTAAATCGCTTGCAGTTTTGATATTTCGCACTCTAATGCATTTTCAAGATATAAAAAAGAGCAACCACCATCACTGGCAGCTGCCCCACAAGTTGTTACCTAAAAACCAATCTAAAACCCTAATACCTAAAAACCAACCTAATGAAAAAACTTTTTCTTGTATTTTAACGTGAGAAAGAAAATCATTGCTACCAACGTCAAGGAAACGACCCAAAAGGAAATCATTCCGAATTTCCAATAGAATAAGTCCCATCCCGCCAAGTCTTTCTCGATATATTCCTTTTTGGTCTGGACAATACTCAACTCTCTGTTGAGACTATCCCTCTGAGCCTTGTATATACTTGATCGCTCTGCTATCTCCTTATAATGAATAAGGCTATCACGAACCATGGATAGTTCCTTGCTGTCCCTGTATCTAATCTCTATGTGAATAGAATCCTTACCTAGCACTTTACCACTCACATCTACCCTTGTCTTGACATCATCCTTTATGTATGTGGAATCCTTAACCTGCTTTTCGGTCTGCTCCCAATGGTAAGAGAGTAAGCTATCCTGAATGAGCCTTACCCTTTCATTGACGATAGAGTCCCAGTGAGCATAAGTAGTAGTGTCTCGCACCACCTTTTCCACTTCTACATATCTCGTTGTCCGGCATCCGTACATCATCAGCATGATGAAGAAACCTACCAATATGGTAACGAGCCAACGCCACCAATCAAATCTTAGTTGCATATCAACCTCCTTTTTGAGTGCAAAGTTACAAATAAAAACTAACAGGAACCATTTTTTAGTCCTTACTCTCTTTTCCAAAATTTCAAAAGTGAAGAAAAACCACCACCCAATTAAGGATGATGGTCTTACTTATGCCTTAGTTGAGCCTGTATCTCGTAAGATTACCAAGTGATTATCTTTCCGTTGTTACATACGAGCTTTCCGTATTGTATGCTCCCTACTCTACGAAGCCACCCATGCAAATTTACTCCCTGTTTAGGGTCATTATTCACAATCGCATTGAGAAAGGCAATTCGTGACACCTTCAGCTTATCGAACAACGCCCATTGACCTTGTTTGTATGAATTGATAGCAGCTAAGGTCATATTACCCATGATGCCATCAGCTTTTGTTCCTACGATAGTTTGAATCTTTTGTACAGCTCTGCTTACTCCACTATTATAAGCAAAGTCAACCAAGAGATTAGCCACCGACTGGTTGTTGATTTGGTCAGCCTTGCAAGCATCCCAATAATATTTCTTGAAGATGTGATGCCATTGTTCATCGGTTATCTTCTTCAAGTCCGATGCGGTCTTGTTTGCTCCATACACTTTGCGGAACGTCTCTAGGGTAACGCCTTTCATTGTTTCGTGTCCCCTATCACTCTTCTTGTTAGAATAACCACCCTCGAATGAGAGTATGAATGGTTTTAAAATACTTGAATCTGCCATAGTCTATTTATCGTTTTCGCTTTGATGTTCGCCACGTTCCCCTATAGTCTTGGTAATGCCAGCCGTGACGAACAAACTAGCCACACTACCAACGAATGCACTTAACCCCATTAAATCGGTCTTGATTGTCCCATAAGTTACTACTTCCCACACTAAGATAAAGCAGACAACCAGGAGCATCAAGAGACCTATCAAAGTAACGGACACTAAAAAGAATGCCTTGCTTGAATGCCCGCTATTAACTTGTATGAGTAATTTCAGATACTTTATCATAACTTAATCCTCCCTATCACGATATATCGCATCTTCTTCCTTTTCAACCAACGATTCTAAGGATTCTCGCTTTCTTGGTGGGGTTCTAAGTTGACATCCATCCTTGATGCATCTATTCCATTGTGCCTCATGCAAGGCAAGCTTCAAATCGTTCTTCTCGTCCCTAAGATTGCGTATCGTAATTCTGTATTGGTTGATTTCCTCATACAATTCATCTACTTTACTGTTAAGATTAACGACCGACTCGTTGGAACGTTCATAGAGAGCCTTCCACTCATCGGCATATGATGAAATAGTCTTATTCTCTTCCTGTGATGCGAGTGCCGCCTCCTTTCGTTTTCTACTATTATAGTATAGCAACGTGGAGATAACTCCCGATGCGCAAAGAAGATTAATTCCCGTCTGTATTAATTGAATAGTTTCCGCTGTCATTTCCTTATGTTTTTTGTTGCAAAGATAGCTATTTATATATAATAATGTGAAAATAGCCGAGTCAGAAAACTACACAATTAATTTTTGTGCAAATAATTAAATTTTTCCTTAAACAAAGTTATAACACATTAAATTATTTGCTCTATCAATAAAATCTCATTACCTTTGCAAATACAGGTGAGTCACACCATAAAAAACTGAATAAAAATGAAGATAATAGAACAAGACACAATAGACATCATTAAGACGCACATAAATGAGCGACCAAGATACAAGTTGGCACAAAGAATGGGTGTCAGCGTAAAATTTCTATATAAGATATTGCACGAATGCGATTGTAATTTTGAGCACAAAAGATTTGTTCCACAACCCAACAGGAAACGTGATGAACAAATCATAAATCTGTATCCTAACCATTCGGTCAAAGAGATTGCCGAGATTGTAGGGTGTCATCCATCTACTGTAGGAAAGGCTGCAAAAAGACTAAAGCTTACTCATTCGAAAGAAACTATCGAAAGACTTAAAAAGAATAGTTTGGCAAACTTAAAGAAAGCGTATGAGAAAGCAATAATAAAGAAGAGGGTAAAAAGTTGGAAAAGAACTATGCGTGCAGAAAAGCTCAGATTTATGTCCTGCATTCCGCAGAAAACGAATCTTAGATTTTCAGAGTTACCTGCAAAAGCATATCACGCCAAATACAATCTCATTACGAAACATGGGTATTTCGGTTTTGAAGGCGAACCTTATATCTTGGGTTATGACCGGAATACTCGTAGGATGGATGAGGAATACTATAAGAACAAATATGGATTTTCTTTTGAGGAGGACGAAGAATGCCAAGAAGATTGACACAGGAACAGATAGACTACATCAAAGCCCATATCAATGACTACCCACGAAAGGAAGTAGCCAAGGCTGCTGGTGTAACCTTACATACATTATATAAGTATATCACTATTTTAGGTGGAACGAAAATAGACAATAAATTGAATAATGAGACTATCCGTAAAATCTCCGACATGTACCAAACGATGACGGCAAGAGAAATATCAGAAGTAACGAATATTCCTCAATCGACAATTTTAGGACAGGCCAGTAAGCTTGGATTGAAACATAACGCAGAAACGGCAGACAGAATTCGCAAAGAGCGTAACAAGTCTTTGAGAAACTATTGGAATAAAGAAAAGTATGCCAATAAAGGCAGAAAGCTGCATATGCAATATAAAATGGACGAACTTAGAGTGTTGTCGGGTAAGCCTCAAGAAACAAGGTTAAGAATAAGAAAACTCTCCCCAAAGGCTTTGAATGCGAAGATGTATTTGCGAAAGTCTTATAACTATTTCTACTCTAAGGGTGAGCCGTTTATTCTCTGCTATGACTCCGAAACGAAAAGACATCCGAAAGAGGAATACTATACACGAAAGTTTGGCTTTAAATTTGTGTGCGCTTAGTTTCCGTTTGCATTTTTTTGTTTTCTGCAAACGGAATTTGCAAACAAGCCTTTGTTTTTTCGCCCATTCGAAAGTATGATATTACCTCCTATCACCTTAACTGCTTGATTATTAGCGGATAAAAGAAAGTTTGATAGAGTTATTAAACCTTTTGCTTATTATTCGTAACTTTGCAGCCGTAACGTTACATAGAGTTAGTTTAATTAAGGTTTAACACAAAAAGATTATTCTTATGGAGACATCAAAAACTTATGTTTTTAATCCAGAGGGTTCAGGTAACAATGGAGGAATGATGAGCTTGATAGCTCCTTTGCTCCAACAGAGAGGCGTTGACCCAAACGTTCTTCTTGCGATGAAGGGTAATAACGGATTCGGCAATGGTGATGGTTCTTGGTTCATTTGGCTGCTCTTTATCCTTTGCTTCTGCGGTTGGGGCGGTAATGGTTTCGGCTTTGGTGGCCGTGGCAATGGCGCAGGTCTTGCTAATGAAATCAACAATGACTATGGTCGTTCCTTGCTTATGGATGCAATCGGTGGCAATCGTAATGCACTCAGTAATCTCGCTACCCAGCTCAATTGTACAGAAGGACAGATTCAGCAAGCAATCTCTGCTTTGACTACCCAAGTCCAGAACGTGGGCAACCAAGTAGGCATGAGCGGAATGCAAACTATCAACGCTCTTCAGCAAGGTAATATGCAGATTGCATCACAACTCGCTGATTGCTGCTGCCGTGTAAATAACAATATTACGGCTATGGACGGAAACGTCAAGTTGGCTATGTGTCAGCAGACTGGCACTTTGCAGAATGCCATCAACAATGTAGCCGTAGGACAGGAGCGTGGCTTCTCTAACGTGGCTTACGAGACCCAGCGCCAGACTTGTGACTTGCACAACGCTATCAAGGAGAGCACTCAGACCATCGTTGACGGTCAGAAGCAGGCTGAGATGCGTGAGATGCAGAACAAGATTGATTCTCTTCGTGAGGAGAACAGTACCTTTAAGTCTTCCGCTATGACATCACAGATTGTGGGTCAGGCTGTAGCACCTATCAATGCGGTATTGGCTGGCTTGCAGAGTGAGGTGGCTGGTATCAAGTGTAAGTTGCCAGAGACGGTAACTACTCCTTACAGCCCATTTACTGCGGTTCCTAATTGTGTCGCTTATCAGGCTGGTCTGTATGGTTTGAATGCTGCCAACAACGGATTCTGGGGTTAAAGAAAGGAGGCTGCTATGTTATGGATGAGACCTTTTGCATGGGTTAATCGTAACGGCTCGGCAGCTATCGCATCTACAGGCGTGGTGGTGAACACCGAAAATGTTGTTTTCTCGTTCAGAAACCACGCCTTCGTGAATGCTAACTATAGGGGAACTATCTTTGTGAACCTACATCAAGCCATTCCGACAGGTACGACAAATACGCTGCCAATCCTTTTCGAGACCAATGGCGTAACCCAAGCTGTAACTAAGTTCAACGGCAATCCTTTGACGGTAGCCGATATTGCAGGAACTGGAGTTTATCAGTTTTGGTTCGAGCGAGATACTAACACCCTTCAGCTAATGACGGGTATTGTTTAACAATTAACATTACAAAGCTATGTTTCAAGGACTTCGACCTAACAGCATATTCTATGTGCTTGACAAGGGTGAAAACCCAAGTCTCAAAATCGGACAGGTTGTGTCGGTCAGTAACCCACAACCTAAGTTCCCAACATATACTCCTGGGCAATTCAACCCACAACCAATGGAGACTACCGTTGATGTTGTCGTGAAATTGCCGAATGAGCAAATGGAGTTCAAACAACTCCCATCCAATATGCAAATCGCAAACTCAGAGAACCTCGTGGTTTCTGAAAGTCGTGAAGCCATGGATGCAGAAGTTGAGGCTATGTATCGGCATTCTAAGGAGATTGTGGAAAGCGAGTCATACCACAAAAAGGTTATGGAAGAGTGCGCAAAGATGCGTGCCATCTTGAATCCACAAATAGCCAAAGACAGACAACAGGAAGAAGACATCAATAACCTCAAAAGCGAGGTCAGCGGAATGAAGGGAACTTTGACCGATATTAAGTCTATGTTGTCAATGGCTTTGGAGAAAGTTAATACAAAAAAGTAAATCATTATGGGATACATGATAGAAATTACCGAAAACAAGGTAAATGAAATGTCAGAACTTGTAGAGAAGATGCTTAAGTATGGTGGTAAACTCATGCACTGCATTGATGAAATGGGTGATGACAAGTATGGACGAATGGGTCACAGAACCCCAATGCCGGATTACCGAGACAATTGGGATGACGATGAAGACCGCTATGGTGAAAGACATGGTGGTCGCAGAGGTGGCGGTTATCGCTATTAGTATTACACTTTGAGGTGGGGAGAAATCTCCACCTCCTTAAAAATTTCAGTTATGGGAAGATACAAAATACCACTTGATGCATACGACATGAAGCCCGAAGGAATGATTGCATACCTTCGCTATAATGGATGGCACTTCAATAAAAAGATGTGTGATTGGGCTATCACCTTAATGCGCAAGACAAACGCAACGACAGGCAAGTTAGAAAGAGTAGAACCTACAGAAAAAGACACTGTGGAGGAACTCCTTAAAGTCAACAACGTAAAGTTGGAGAATGCTGACAATTACGATTTTGTCTATGTCGCAAACATGGCTAGAGCCGATTTCTTTAAGTCCTCTTTAAAGGATGAAGCTGCTTTGGCTCAATTTATTAAGGATATGGTGGATGACCCAGACCAAGAGGATGGATTCATTTTCAATAGATTTTATGCCGATTGCAACCATAACGGTATCGGCATACCATGGGATGATGTATTATGATTAAACAAGAAATTTACTTAGAGAAATATGATTGGAATGTGATTGTATGTCATGTTGTTAATCAAGAAGAGGTTGATGAGGCTATAGATGTACTAAGTTCCATTGATTGTAAAGGGCAACCATTGCTGGATGCATACGACCACATCTCAACCAATTCACCAAACAAAGGCTTGACATACACAAATGTTTCAAAGAACACAAGTGTAGTCCTTATCTGTAAGTCAACATCTGAAGGTGAGTATATAAACAGCCTCACACATGAAATGTTCCATGTGGTTGCACATATATGCAACCATCTGGGAATAGACATGCAAGGCGAAGAACCATGCTATCTCATGGGATGGCTTTGCCAGTCTATATTATAGAAGATTTCCTTATAAGTTTAACTTGGCGGGCAGACCTTGGATTTTTCCATCTGCCCTCCTATAAAATTACAAGAATATGAGTTGTTCTAGCATTAAAAATTATCTTTTCGAACGTTATAACGAGGATTACAACGTTCTTTCCGAGAATGAAAATCAAGTTATCATCACATTTGATGATTCAGACTTGTCTGTACTAGTGAACAAGAAGGAGAATAATATGTTTATTCTTGTTCCGTTAACTAAGATGCATTCATTTGAGTTTCATTCAAATTGGCTATTAGTTGATGGAGAACGTATTAATAGCAATTTGTTTTGGCAGGAATGTGGCAACCAAGTAATAGAGTACCAAGGCGATGCTCCAATGGCGATCAAGGAAGATTCTATTACGAGAATTATTAAAGATTTCATTAAAAACAGATAACGTTTTAAAATTTGCATTAATTTATTTGCAAGTCTGTCTTTTTTGTCGTATCTTTGCATTACTAAAAAGGTGAGACACACCATAACAACTGTGTTTTTTCGAACTCTATATTAGAAAACATACCTATTAAACAACAATATAGAAAGCAAAGATATGACAGGAAAAGGATATTTTATCAAGAAAAAAGTATTGTTCATAGATTTAGATGATACTATTATCAAGACTATTTCAGGAAACAAATTTCCAATAGATGTGACAGATTTCAAAATCCGTAAAGAGGTTTTGGATAAGATTGTAGAGGTGTTCCCTACTCTTTACTATGTGGAAATAGTTTCAAACCAAGGAGGCATCCCTCAATTCGTTGACGAACAGGACTTCATAGGAAAGATAAAAGCGATTGAAAGCTTTATGCAAAAATATCTTCGCAATCATACCGGACGAAATATATTCGTCAACTCTATGTATTGCCCATCGCATGCAGAGATAGGAATGAGAAAGCCAAATACCGGAATGCTAGAATCGTATTCTTCTTGGAAGAAGAGTGAGCTGATTATGATAGGTGATGCTAGCGGAAAAGAAGGAGACTTCTCGGACTCCGACAAACAGTATGCGGAGAAATTCGGAATTGAGTACATTGATGTAGAAGACTTCTTGAAAATGTAAAAAAAGAGAGGCAATCACTTACCTCTCTTACTCTTAATGAAGTGAAGAATATCCCACTTCTTCCAATATCTCGTATGTCCTCGCTTCTTGCATTCTCCGTTCGGAATGTCACCTCTAGCAACCATCCTGTTCAAAGTGGCATCAGAAACGTGCAATTTCTCCTTGACTTCCTCGGTAGATAGCATCGGGTTGAGAGCATACGGCAGATAGTTCTCACAAAGGTCTTCTATCTCATCGCTACTCATTCCGCAAGCAGTTACCTTCTCCCCTCTCTTCTCTTGCTCGTCTGCTCGAAAACAAGAATCCGATAACGATTTTAATAACACTCCCAAGGTGTGATAACCAAATAACTTTCCCATATCATTATAATCTAGAGATTAAACTTTGACAGCCCTTTCCTGAGAAATACTTATCGGCAAAACCATATACATAAAATATAATGGTCATTACAAGTATTACAACATTAGCTTCCACCATTTCGTTTGTGGTAAAAACATTCCAGTATACGATATGAATAGCATTTATCCCAAATAGGTAGATAATCATCGGAATACGCCATCTGTAGCAGAGCCAAAAGAATCTGCTCGCAATTATAAGTACAAGCGGATGGATGTAAACGGAAAAATAGATAAATGCTGCCGATACCCAATTCTCCTTAAACCATACGCACATTTCTTTTTCATGAGACGCAAATGTTACCATACATGCAATATGAAAAAGCATGATAAACAGAGGCATCACTTCACAATAATACTTAAACCAAGTGAGTAGCTTTATGCTGTAGCCTCTACCTGCAAGGATAATGACGTTTATCATTTCGCTAACGTCCATGTCCTTAAACATTACTCTTGACAACTGTACAACACCGACTGATTGAACTAACCGATGGACTTCATTTTCTTCCTCTTTAGTCATAAGCTGTTATATTTTAGTTGATTTAAAAGATTGATGCCATAAAGGTACGCATTTTCTAAGATAAGTGATTGGTTTTGAATTAATTTTTGTGTTAAACTTTATAAAATGTAACAATTCGTAAGCTTTGCTACCAAATTCTTGTTATATCTTTCTCATTTCTCGGTAACGGTAGCATTGCGCTTTCAGATTAATTTTGTATCTTTGCGGCAGAAATTAAAACATAAAGATTATGAATATTAAAAGATTTGATACTTATAGAGGTGTCTGCGTAGATTGTATCGGTACAAAAGGTGATGTTTCCGTTGTGGTTACTGATACAAAATACGTATGCAAACCAAAAGAAGATACAGCCGCCTACGAACTATATAAGCAGATAGAAAGCGGAGATGTAATAGCGGTCGCATTCTACTATGTCAAAGAGTATTCTGGAATAGACAGAATACTTCGTGTTATATTTATGCCAAAGGCGGATTTTGAGAAAATGGTATCTATAGGTGACTGTCAGTATATCGGTAATAATATCCATGGGCTTCCGATGGGAATAGAGATGTACTCACTGGAAGGTACTCATCTAAGCAAGTTTAGCATGTGTTAATAACAAAAAGCACCATAATGACAAATAAGCGTTATGGTGCTTCACACGTCTCCATAACAACTTCTCCGTCTCTCATATAAACCTCAACCTCATACCCTTCATCGAGAATCTTATCAATTTCCTCTTCAGTCGGTATTTTCCTCAATATCTGCTTCATCTCTCTTATTGATTATATTCTTGGCGATATTCATAAAAATCGCCTTTTCTGTGTATTTATATTTCAGTTTTACTGTATCGAAATGACCTTCTATATAGCAGTATTTATAGAATTTCTGCGGTAACTTCGCCATTATCCTGCGTTTCGTGGCATACTCATTATAGTGTGACATAATGCCGAGATACGAATTGACAGAAGCAATCTCTTTCTTTATTTCCTCAATCATTCCCGTTTCCGCAGGCCTACCTAACCTTCCCACGGCGATGGCGAAACTGTTGATGGTGTGGTTGGCGACATATATTCTGCCAGGCTTGACGATTGCACCTGTAAACTGAACGCCCTTGGAGTAATGCTGTAGATAGAATTTCTTCTCGTTGAGCCTTAATCCTAGTTTTCCGAGTTCCGTTCTTAACATGGGAATAATGGATAGCAGCTTCTCTTTATCCCTGCTTACGAATGATATATCATCCACATACCTATTATGCCTTACGCATACGGCATCAATCTTCCAGTCGATGGTATTCAACAAGAAGTTGGCGAATAACTGAGCGAAGAGATTGCCGATAGCAATTCCCCTGTCTTCTCCGTTGGTAAACAGCGATTTCTCCTTTGGGATAAAATTCCACATCCAAAGCGGACTCCTTCGCTCACAGTTCAGCTCTGGTCTGTGCATAATGACAAGACCGCAAATCCACCTGAGGTCTTCCTTATCATCTCCATAGTAATTCTCTACTATAAAATCATCTACCATCTTGGCAAGAAGCGGCTTAGGAATGCTCATAAAGAAACCCTTCAAATCAACCTTCATTACATAGGCATCCTTGGTATAGTCCTCACTCTCCTCACGAATATCTTCCGCCAGTTGAGTAACGCCAGCTAACTGACCTTTTCCTTTGCGGCAGTTGTACGTTCTGTCGCAGAATATCTTTTCAAATAGCGGCTCTAGTCTCAATGCAATATAATGATGAATGATTCTGTCTCTGAACTCACCTGCAAACACCTCTCTGTAGCGAGGATAGCGGACGACAAAGCAGATAGATTTTCCGATTTTATACTGACGTGAGTTAACTTCATTCATAAGCTCCACAAGATTGTGAACATAATCAAGCTCGAACTCCGTAGCTCCGACTGTGCTCCGCTTTCTCTTACGGCAGTCTAAATATGCTTCTAATATCGTCTCAAAATCTACCATTTACTATTTTTTCTGAATACGTCTTCTTTATTAGTGCTGAAACTGGACGAACCCTGTTCTGATTGAACTTATAGTTGTTGTTCACGTTGCCATCGTTCAGATTCAAGTTCCAAGCGTTGTTCGCCGAGTTCTGGGTTATCACTACATTGTCTTGTTCTTTACCATATATGATGGTAGTAGCCCATTTATTCGGAAGACTGTTCTCCTAGTTTGGCTTACCTCCCTAGCACTGACTACGTTCACTCTCTGACCTTTTAAGGGCTTCGATGAGCGAACCCTTCCACGCTGTACTCTGCCGTCCTATGCTATCCATCAGCAGAAGCAGATTTGCCAACCTGCCTCTGCCTTTTATCCACTGATGTTCTCCTGCTATTTCTATCAAGGTATTCAGTAACTCTAAGTTTGATTGCAGCTCAACCATATCGGCGATTCTCGTCTTCAAATCCTTGCCCATATACACCCTTGCGATAATATGAAGAGAATCGATGGCTGTGCGCTCGATTCTATCTCCTACAACATATCTTTGGTCTTTCGGGAAGTCTTTGATGATATAAATCACCTCATTCAGAAACTTCTTCATATCTCTGTAAACTCTTGTCTTGCTTGCAATCTTTGCTGTCATTATTGAATACCTTTTTTTGGGGGTCATAACTTGCTTGCCCACGCCGTTGAAGGCGTGGGAGTGAAAAGAACTAACTACTAACTACTGTAAAAATGCTGAAACTGGACGAACCCTGAGCTGATTGAACTTATAGCTGTGGTTCACGTTGCCATCGTACAGATACAAGGTCCAAGCGTAGTTTGCCGAGTACTGGGTACTAGACCAATACCAAGTCTGCTGGAGCTGCGTAGCACCGCTAATCTTTGACAAGGCATAGCTTATCTTGTCAAAATTAGCCCAAATCATCGCCAGCTCACCCTTAGACGGCAACCACCATCTTCCTGCGGTCAGACCTTTACCGTTGACATTTGTACGTGAATACTTGTTGCAGAATCCAGCGGCATAAGCCTCCGTGTTTGTAACATTGCTTGAGGTACTTCCGTTGATGATAGCGGTTGTATTTGCCCGACCTGTAAAATCATTTAGTGCGGTTATTCTATCGCCCGTTGTAGTAACTCCGTTAATCTGTACGGAACCTGACGTATCTGATGATGATACTGGCTTAGAACTCCACTTCTTGTCCACTCCTTCGGTTGGAGCTATTACGAGTTGTCTTCCTCCTTCAACGAGCAAGACACCATCCGCCACCTCTCCGTTATTCTGATAAGATGCCCACGCACTCACTCTAACTGCCAAAGGGAAGTTGTCGCTCTTGCGGTGAAACATAATGAACACGCCATCATAAAGCTGACCTATATCTGCTCTGATGGCATCCTCCATTGTTGCCTTGCTGGCATTGGTGACCGCCTGTCCGTTAGCAGACAGCCAATCGCTGATTTTTCTTGTCTTTATAGCCATAATCTTATACCGCTTAAATTGTTATACTTATTTACTTTCGTTTACTACTGCCGCATTGTCTATAGCAGCATTCACTGCATCGATGAAGCAGGGAGCAGTGGTGCGCTCTACGAGTTCCTTGATGATTTTCACCTCTTCATCGGTGTACTCTGCGTCATCATTTCCGTTCCACATTTTAACGGCAAGAGCCTGTCCTGCCAGCCCGAGTCCTGCACCCTGCGAGTAGATAAGATTGGCAATCTGCTTGCGAGCGTTAACAACCTGACACTGATTCTTATCGAGTGTCATAAATACTTCCAAATGTTCTAATTCTATCTTCATAATCTAATTAATTTTAGTTTGTCGAATAACATACAATCCACTGACCTCCGTTGTACCATAGCCAACTAACCTGACCTCTAGTATCAGAGTACCACGTTGTTGCTGAGCTGGCTCGGCGAACATCGTATATTCCTTTGCCTGATGAAAACGTCACTCTGCTTCCTCGCTGGATGATGGTATAGCATTGCCCATATTTCGGAGAAGATGGCAGATATATCGTTATTGCCGAAGTGTTGTAGCACTCAACCGTGTGATGATACTCGGTTAGTGTTTGATAATTAGCAGCCAAGCGAACAAATGATGGTCGTAAACCTATTACATCTCCACCTCTAATTACGATAGCATGGTTACCTTCATACGGATTCGTCATATCAAAACTACCTGCCTGGTCTGCCCAACGTGTAAGCAAGTCTAACGCCGTACACATCTTTCCTCCAGAAATGGGGTCTGATGGCATTGAAGTACCAGCGTCTATATGAATTAATATGCCTGTACTCAAATTATTAGACGGGCTTGTTGTAGAAAATATCCGTAGCCCTGTTTTCATATAACTTCCGCAGGTAATGAAATAGCCTTCACCGTGCAGATAGGCTTGATTCATAAACTTCAGACATTCATTCGTCAGACCCATACCTTCCGTTTTTCCGACTGACCCTATTGAATAATTGCCAATCTCGAAACCTCCTATACTTCCGCTAGTAGCGTTTATCCTACCAGATATATCTACATCCGTTCCTTTAAAATGTCCGCTCCTCTTTACCGCAAACGTAGCCGAATCTCCAGTTTCACCTCCAAGCCATAAGCTCCAGTCGTTAACATCCCTAACCACTCTGAACGAGCCGTACATCTTACTATTAGTAGTAGTATCAGTCGGATTGAACAGATTAATCTGATTGGTTCCGAGCATATTGATGGTAGCATTCTCGGCAAGGAGAAGATGAGTTGCTATTGACTTATAGTTATTCATCTCTCCCCAATGTCCATCGGTCAAACTAGGCGAAGAAGTATCGTTGTCATACGTTTTAGTACATTGATACCACTTGCCATTAACACAAACAACATCGATGTACTCCTCTGCTCCCGAACCAGACAAGTACTTGTAGCTTCCTGATTCAAATCCGTTATGCTCACGCATCAGAGCACCTTTCGTTCCTCTTGTTGCTACGGAAAAAGAAGGGGCACTACTGCTGCCATTTGTATAGAAGAAAACAGTACGTGTCCATAGATACGGATTTGCGTCCGTGATATTTTGGACTTCTTTATGCCAAGTACCATTAGGCGCAATAGTACCACTGCTACCTACCTGATAGGTCACCTCCGTACTCTTGATGCCGTTGCCAGTTGCTCCAGTAGCACCCTTGATATAAGACCATTCATATTTTGATGGGTCAGTAGAATCTGTGCGGTTAGTATCTACAAGCACTCCTATGTAAACGTAATCACCACCATTAGGATTGGTTGCGAATGTACCATCCGCTTTTTTCCAGGCGATATGGGTGTAATACTGCGTTGCTGGAGTTCCAGGTTCACCCTGTATCTTTCCTACATTCTCAAAACCTCTTGCGTGAGTGGAGTCTGTCTTAGAGGTGCCAGTGTACACCCACAGATAGCCACCGATGATGTATCCGTCACCCAAGGTATTACCCGATGTAGGCAGCTCTGACGTACTACCTTTTGACCCCTTGATGGTTACAGAAGTTCCATCCTTGCCATCCTTACCGATATACGTATAGGTGATATTCTCCGTAGTCTTGTTGTTGCTCCAAGTATAAGTAGTTCTCGTCCAAAGGAACTTGCCCTTGTTTGATGCCGCACTCGCATCGGGTGCGGTAGAAGACCACTTCTTGGCTTCGCTTACACTTGATGTAATAGCATAATCGACAACCGTCTTGGTAACGTATGGAGTATCACCGCTTTCGCCCTTTTCACCTCTCATAGAGAATGAAATAGAGCCAGTTGCTTCTGCTAATATCTTTACCATAGGCTATACTATTTAGCTCCCGTTATAGAATACACCGCACCCTTATAGGCTCTGATACCAGCCTCGGTAATCGTGAACGTATTGCCCGACTTGGTAATAGCAGAATTGATAGGAACGCCTGCGTTGGAATAGAGCGACATAGAGAACGTTACTCCAGTCTCGTTTGTCGTTGAGCCACGCTTGCGCATGTACGGCTTATACACAATCTTTCCACCTGCGTTCAGCCTGAAGTTCTCGGCTACGGGGTTATCGTTACCATCGGTAGGGTTAGGATAGATGATATACTCATCCGACACATCGTTAATGGTCTGCGTGTCTGAGGCGTAAAAATCGCTACCTTTATACGCTTCGCATTTTACGATGATAGACGAATCCACATCTGTCTCATTTACCGTAAACGTAGCGGAAGCGCTATTCTGCTTAAGCACCCATCCGCCGTTGCTGTCTGGCAGATACCACTTAAAGGTATATCCAGTAGATGTAACCATATTGCCGTCCGTAACCTGTGCCTTGACGGTGCAGGTTCCACCCTTCTCTGTAATGGTGAAGAGTTTCTCTGTTGAGGTTGCAATGATGTTCACTCGCTTTGAATCTGTCACACCTTCAGCAATATATACAGGGTACATCGCCTTCAAATTCACGTTCGTGTTAGACATAGAGATATCGACTAGGCAGACAATATTAAACGAATCACCATCATTAATATTGATGAGGTTCTTGTTGACAGTCAGTGTCGGATTTCCGCTCGAATCAGAACCTTCAGTAAAATGCCCAGATTTCCCGTTAAACGTATTTGTAGAAACGTGGGAAGCATTGAAGGTAAGCGTTACGCCAGCCACAATCCAGGTAGGAATACCCTTTGTAAGGTCAAACGAATTACCAGCACCCTGCGCTGCTGAATACGCCTGCATAGCCAGTTTCGGTTTTACCGCACCGCTCGCTTCGAAGTTAGGCACGACATTAGACGGTGATGCAGGGTCTCCATCGTAGTTCTGGTAAATATCTCCCGTAGTACATTGTAAAATTGGATGTATTGTTGTTCCGTCAGCTGTAACGACAATCTGTCCAGTTACCGTAGCCTTACTCATAGTTTACCTCGCTTTCCTCTTTAGTGTCTGTTGTTTCGGAGGACGGATTATCGCTTCCATCCGTACCGATGTTGTCATCACGTCTGGTATCACCTTCGCCGTCATACTTTACTGGTGTATAGCAGTAGGCAGGAGTATCAGTAGTTCCGTTTATTTCCGCAAGTGCACCAGTCTCTGCTATCAGTGTACCACCGACATTAGCTGCTCTTTCGTTGAGATTCACACCCTCGACATCATTCAGCTCACTCTGATAGAGCAAGCAGTTACCATCACTCGTCATAGTCAGCGGAACTCCGCTTTGTATAATGGTCTCAGCAACCTGTTTTGTAACCTTCACGTAGTATTTCATAATTCTGTATTTTTTAAGAAGTTAAACATTACCCGTTACTCTCATCAATCTCCCTTGATATGATATAGTTTCCGTTCTCATCCACAAGGGCGTTTCCGTTCTCATCGACAATCAGTTCGTATGCACCTCTGTCCTCAATAGACAGGCGGATGCTTTTCTTAGCCTCGAAAGGACATTGGAACGTTTCGCCATAACCCAGTGTCTGTGCGCTCTGCGTCATAGTCGTAACGCCATTGTTCGTAGTCTTGCCGTATGTAATCTTCTGCCACTTGGCTCTCAGTACTTTCTGCCACACGGAAGGCTCGATAACACCGTTATTGTCACTAACCACAGCTTGGCAGGTTACGAATGCAGCATCCTCGTTAAGTCCAAACCCATCACCGATAAACTGAGCGGTAAGCGGCGGAATGGTTCTGTTGATGTACGTAACCTTACGAGCATCTGCATCACGGGGAGATGAAGGAATACTGCCGCTATAGATATAGCACGCTCTCAACTCATATCCGATGCCTTCGCCTATCATATCGCAATCAATAGTGATAGACGAAATCTGACCGTTCGCCCCCTTGGTCATTGCCGTAATCTCGTAATTCTCGGCATCATCAACCGAAGAAATGAGCTGTTTCGTTCCGTTGTCAAGGATGCGATACCACCATATCCTCGTCTTGCCGTCTGCCGTCTTATCCTTCGCTCCAACCATAATCCTTGCAGTAAGGGTTTTAGATGCAGCGTGCTTGATAGGATTCCATAGCACCGTAGGTGGGCTGTCGAGCATAATCTCAGCCCGAGCATTCGTACAGTCTTCGAGATAGAGAGCCTTATTAGCAACGAATGTGTACTTATATCCGCAAACGGGGTCTATCCAGTTTCCTTCAAACCGCATTGTCCGAGGCTTGCCTAGAACTGAGTTCTGCTTGATATAGAGAGTTCCCTTGTTTATTCCTTCCCTCACGGCTTCATATCCAGCCTTTACACTTGCATTCTCACTTGTAGCTACTACCACGATGCCGCTAGATGTCACCTCAGACCATTTAAATGAATCCAGTTGGCTGTTGCAGTTTTGCGTCTCCCCTGGATTATCTGGGTCGATAAGGTAGCAGGCTGGAAACATCGTACAAGGGCGAATGGAGAAGTCGGGAGAGAATGAGCCTTCGATACCATCATACTGCTGTCTGTTGATGATATTTCCAACTATTTCTATGCTGACGGACTGAGAGTAAGCAGTAGGCTGTATCTCCATCATCTTGTCAACGCTAACCGCTAATTCTTTAGCCATATTCTATTTATTTTAAAAGTTCTACATTATTCAGAAACTAACACTCACATCCTCGGAATACATCGTCTCTCCATCCTTGATTTCGGCATTACATCGGAATGTCACACTACCTATCTTGAATGCCGCACCGCCAAGGTCTTCATAAGTCAAATCTACCGACAATCCGCAGTTGGCGTGAGAGAGTGCCCATTTATTATCTGCCGTAGGATTGTTTGTTTCCCTAGTCCATACTACATTGGTCATAGAATCCGTCACGTCCTGATTATAGAGCCTTCCGACAACAGATAACGTTGCGAATACCTTCCAAGAGCCATCAGCATTCGTTGCCATTAGGTCGTTGAGACGGAAGTTCCACAGCTTCGATGATAGCATTTCGAGCGTGAAGTAAGGATTGCCCTCCACGAATGCCCAAGCGGTAGATGAGTAGGTCGGTGGCTTCGTTGTCTTGTCTTCGAGGCACTGCCACTTGCAGCCGAGATAATAGACGGTATCAATCGTCCTGTCACCATTGCGGTATGGATTATCACCTTGCGCCACAGCCAGACTCCACACGCCCCTGTCTCTTGTCGTGTAGATTGGGTTACCCTGATAGTCTATCTGCTGAAACGATGCTGCCATCATCCATTTGGCGTAGAACGCTCCGTCTCGCTTATTGGCGGTAGGGAAGTCTTGGAAGAGGAACGACAGCGCATCTGGCAGCTTGCCCATCGCAAGAGAGTAGTTCGTCTTGTCGATTATAGGCTTTGTAACGTGGTCCATCCACACAAGCAACCCCTCGGACGATGATATATACCAGCAGCTCTGCCTGTCTTCATCCACCGCATTTCCCCAACGAATCAGCCTCGCCAGTTCGCACGGCGGATAGTTCTTCTTGCTAGGACATTCGTTGTCGGGGTAGCATACAACCGTAATGGTATTCGTTACGGTGTTCACCGATAACACTCGCAGCCACATATCGTAGTACTTACCGCTCTCTGCCAAGGTATTGATGGAAGCTAAGACTACATCATTTTCCTTGAATGCTGTGAAGTCGTTATCCCATCGCTTCTGCAACTTCAAGTCATAGGTTACATTGCCGTCCTCCGTTGTTGCAGGAATCTCCGTCACCGTTTCAACCAGACCACTTTCCGTAAAGACAAAGTTGCTTTCCATTGCCGTCTGCCTGTTGGTAATAAGCTCCTTTGCAATAATGGAACTTCGGGATGTAATACTCTCAAACTCCGCATTGCCCAGCTCGTCAATCCTTCCACCAGTACCGAAGAGCATTCCCTGAATGAACTCTCCGAATGTTGCGCCCTTCTTAAATTGAGATAAGTCTTCTGCTGTCAATCCTTGCAGGAACTTCTGAATCTTCTCCCAAGTGATTGTACCCTTGGCGGTGTCGTCCTTTGTCTTGTTTAATCTTTGTTCATCAACAGCTTTTGCTGAAAATACATTATAATCCGTAGGAGTTATGCTATCATAACTCTTAATGATGTAAATCGACCTTCCGCTTCCGCCATTACCATTAAGATAACTCTGTCCATTATAGATAAGTTCTTCTATCTTTGACTCCATTGCATTGAGGCGGGAATACGAAGGCTTTTCTCCAACATAATACTTCGCACCATCAAAAGGAATATCAAGGCTGAATTCATAACCGATAATTCTTGAAGCCCTATAACTGTCACCATAACCTTTATTATAAAGATTTACTCTGTCTCCTACTCCATGCAAGTTACCCCTACCATGATTATAGGAATAGTTAGCCTCAGCGGTACATGTATATGTCGTAGGGTCTATCACGGACTTCTTCAAATCCTTTATGGCATCCGTCAGCAACTCATTGGAAGCGGAAGAAACTAAAGTATCACCCAATTTGGTAGAATCCCAATTATAGAGAACAAAAGTATCTCCATCCTTCGGGTGCAAAGTTATATCCGGCAAGAAACGACCATAATCCTCATTAGCAACAATCTCAAATACCTGCGACTTAGGATTTATCTGTTCTTTTCCATCCTTAAATATAGGATTTCCATCATCATCTAAAAGTATTTCAGGAACTCCATCTGGATTAAACTCACATTCGAAGTCCATACCATTAAGAGAACCGCTTTGGAATACTATATGTAAGTTCTTGCCACTAAGGATATACGCCTTTCGGAAAGCCATATCACCTGTTTTTTCGCCATCATCATTGACAATAGTAAGCGAATTTACACGATAGAAAGTCCGTTTGATGTAATCTCCTTCTTCGGGTGTACTTTCATCTTCTACATCTTTTTCATATGATGTTACCTTAGAAGTCTTGATAAGATTTCTTGGATAAATATCATCATTTGTAGTTACTCCCTCAACATATTGGTCTTCACGGAGTCCACCTACTTGTATATATCCATTTTTCAGTTCAAAGCCATTCTCTGCCAGCATTTGCTTGTTTTGTTCAGAACATTCTGCTGACGTTGGAAGCATAAGGCGTTTTTCGACAACACCATCCTTTGTTATATCTGCATCGGAATCATTCTTGTATCTGCTAGGCAAGTTCCTTGCTGCTCCAAAGGCATATACCCTGTTTGCATAAGTGGATTGGCTTTGTGAGCTTGACATAGAAACGATATTGTCGTTAAGTCTGAAATCAGTAATAGCATTCGTATTCTCACAAGTTCCAAAATGCAGTATATTTCCCTCAAACCACCATTCACAACCAAACGTCTGGGCTATATTCGCAATAGCATCCAATATGCTAGAATTGGAATAGGTTATAAGCTTTGCAGCATTCGCATCTACACTCGCATCTATAACATAAGTATAATCCGTTCCTTCTCCTTCAAAATTAGGGTCATAAAGGTAAGACTTATCTAACTTCGCATAATAAGCTAGATTTTTCATTATCACTTCTATCTGAGTACTAATTTTTGAAGTAAGAGAGAATGTCGCTTCTTGTGAACCTGTATTCGGGCGATACTTCAGGATCTTATTCTTTAACTTACGATAATAGGCATCGAATTGGATTTCATAGGAATATCCAATAGTATCATTATCTTTGGTCTTAGTTAAATCTATAAGCTCAAATCGCCCATATGGTGTTTCGATAAAATCACCAAGCAAGAAATATGTCGGTCTAGAAAGTTTAAACGAAAGCTTACAATAGTGAGACTGCATCAATTCATAATGAACTAATGCATCTTGTGTAACAGGAATTGTACATCTTACTTGTACGTTTCCGCTATTATCGTAGTACTTTATGTCGATTTCCTTGAAAGTTTTCATAATTATCCTATATCTTCAAATTCTTTTAAAGTGAATTTTTCTCTATCCGAATCCGTCAGTTCTCCTCTATTTGTAGGATTGTACTCCACTAACTTCAAACTCTTCTTGCCTATAGAACCTCCTTTTCCCCTTGAATAGCTAGATGATTTTCTTGCACAATACAAACGATAAACATCATCTTTTGATTTCGGAACCTGTATAGTAACAAAGCCATTATCCATAAGCGCATCAAAGGCTTTTACCCTTTTATTGTAGTCAGTATGGTCTCTGCCAATAATGACAAACTCTAATGTAATGCTTCTTTCTGCCTTTTTTGGACGAATAGGAACAACCCTAGTTCCATGCTCAGTTCTTACCTCGTTGGCAATATAACTCTTATTGTCTGCATCAGCCTCTAATGCATCTAAGAATCCACTACCCATCTTTACACGATAGTTAGTCCAAGCATCCTTTCCGTTTATGATAAGTTCATTCGAATTCATGTCAGCAAAGTTAAAAACAAAATGAGGAATAATATTATATTTTTACCACAATGCTTTCACTTAAAATTTAAGTGCAAAAAGGGCGCAAATCCGAGCAGGAAATGCGCCCCCAAAAAACAATAAGCATTTGATGTTATGAAGTTGTATTTTCGCCTCCCTTTACCTTTGCAGCTAACGCAACTTTTTCTTCGGAATCCTTGCGTATCTTTTCTATCTCTTCAGCAGGAGCGTCCGTGAGTGCAAGCATTTGAACAGCAGTCTCTAACGAGAGTACGCCTTGATTATATAGTTCCGCAATAACTTTCCACTTATCCTTTTTGTCATCCTCAAACGGCTCTGAAAATTCGAATTCAACCTCAAGCTTATCCAATTTGCTTCTCATCTCGGGATATAGTTCCTTCATAACGGCAATAATCACATGCGACAATCTACCGACAAGCTCTTCGTAAATTTCCATTCGGTTCGCCCTCTTGATATAGCCCAATACCAACGCTCGCTTTATACCTACACTGGTAAGCGTGCTCATGGCTTTCATTAATTCCGGTGACATATCCGGTGTAAATGTATCAAACAATATAGATTGAGCCAAGTCCTCTTTCTCCGCCTTGCGAATTTCCGAGTTCTGAGGAGGATTGATGTATTCAAACCTAGAATTCTTGCTTGTCAGTTGTATCAGCTTCCCTGGCTTATTCCGTTTAGGAATAGAATGTATCACGTCAGCAGTAGCCGCTGCAATAGGGTCGGCAAAGTAGTTGTTGGTATCTCCAATCTTGGAATCTAGCATCTCTTCACGTTCCATTCTTGGCTCTGCTCCTTCCCATGACTTCGGCTGATGAAAATAAACGCCATTAATCTTTCCGGTTGGATTAGGATACTTATACACTTTCCATCCAAATCCACCACGCTCACAATGATAGTTGAAGACTGATGTAAGTATATCCCAACATTCAATAGTCCTTGCTTCTCGTTTCAAGGAATAGCCTATGGCAAAAGCAAGCATATTCCCGTACTGGTCGAACAGTTCTCTCATTTTGTGCCCTTTTGAACGAGCAGCTACATACACATCAACATGCATCTCTCCATCTTTCTGAGAGAAATTAAAGACTAGCCCACTTTCGGTTTCCGCTCCGGCAAGTCGCTTACATTGGCGTAGCTTGGTATTGAAGTATATACTCTTCAGGTATTTTTTATATAATTCAAAAGCTTCATCATCACCTTCGGTCTTCTTCCACATTATGGGATTACCCAACAAGAAAAACAATTCTACCTCATTGATATATCTTTGTCGTGTTCTTGCCAACTTCTCCGTCCTATATGGTTTCTCTCCCTTTACCCATTTATCTTCACGGCTCATCACCTTATGGGTTTGCGGATTATATTCCGAAATAGCATTATCCACATCGAAATCATGCTGCTCCATCATATTCACGACCGTATCAACATCGTTATCATCCAAACGTTCAAAGATACTTCTCTCCACACCCAATGCATTGAGCGTGAGGTTTCGAAAATATGTCTTTATCTGAATAATTGAATCTACAAACATCCTTATAACTTTTTGAAGCAAAGGTAATAATAAACATAATATCTACCTATTTTATTTGAAAGATGCCTTTCACTTTGTTTTTAAGTGAATAAAAAAGACTATTTGCTACAAGATTTATCTCCAACTAGCAAATAATCTTTTTCCTTTACCTTTAATATTTGTCCACCATTACAATAATTGTTAACTAACTGCCTTATATTTAACTACTTGTATTTTTCTTACAAACGTAAATATATTTGTCATTTAGTACACTCCTAAGTCTGATTTTGACGCTTTTCTTTGCTTCATTACCTTACCAAGCAACACGGCAAGAATGTAGTACCTGGCTGCATCTATTAAATGATTGTCATGGTCTTCAGGTACATTGATATAATTGCCATCCTTGTCCTTAGACCACACATATTTACGGAACTCGTTCTGTAAATGGACAGATTGTCTAGTTGTGAAGATTTCGAATGTCTGCATCTTGTCAATACCAGCTAATATAGAACCAGCACCCTTTTGTGCTCCATATATAACTATTCCACCAAGAGCAACCTCATCTATAAGTCTAGGGTCAGCACTATCCGCATACACAAACAAGCCTTCGTCCGCATAAGGGCGCAAGAATTTTATTATATCACTGGACAACATTTCCGTTCTATAGCAAAGTTCCTCTATGTATAGGCGATTGTCAACGATGCCACACTTTACAATAGCCGTATAATCTTTTGAGTATCCCCAGTCTACACCGATGGCTACTTTCCTTGCATTGCTAGGGAACTTATCAACGATGCCAACATGCTTGAAGATTGCACCCTCTGACACGTCAGACCATCTACCTATCATTATATGAGCATATTTCTCCGGTTCATTCTCCTTCATCTCTAATACCTCGTTAAGGAACTCCGGTGACAGATGCTTTATGTTATCAAGATATGTAGTATGTATATGAAGTACTCTTGGGTCTGTGCTGATCTGGACAGGAACACCATCAAAATACACCTCTTTATGTGTCTTTTCTATAAAACGCTTATATACCCAATGGTTGGAATCGCATGGGTTCATAATGATTATTACTCGGTTGTGCAAGCCTTTCTGACGGATTGAAAGCATGATGCGCTCAAAATCCTCCTCACTCGTCCATTCCTCAGCCTCATCAACGACAAACGTAGTCACACCATGAATAGACTTTAACTTAGCAGTCTGATTACCACTAGCCGTATGAATACCACGGAACATGATTTCTGCACCTGTCATCTTATTGACTATATCGGTCTTCGTATTCTTGAAGTAATCCTGTGTACCATCAATCTCTATCTTCTCTTTAACCTCTGGAATTACGGAAATAGCGGCACTCACCATCGTATAACGTGTGTAAAGAATCTTATGCGCTATCTTTCTTTCGGCATTGTATTCAAAAGTAAGTCTTTCGATAAACTGAGAGGCAGAGAAACTTTTTCCTGACGCACGACTTCCTGTAATAAGATAAATGAAATGTGTCGTGTCGTTATACAACGGATAATAAACGGAATGTGTTTTAGCCATTACTCACCCTCCCCTTGCTCTTCTGCTTCCTGCTCTATCTCTCTTTCAATCCACTTGTTGACGGATATACCTTTCTTAGGGTCAAAAGGAATGCCCTTTTCCTCTTCATCCTTCTTACCTCTCTGTATCTCTCTCCAAGTCATATCGTAATGGAATAGCCAAGTTGAAAGAGCTTGTACGTTAGGTGGAGTCTCCTGCTCAGTTTCTCTAGTTTCCACTACTATATCATCTGTCATAACTCCATCTACAACCATGTGTCGTTTGGTGGTTGTCTTGCCTTTTACTTTGACACCTCCAAGGGCGCATTTAAGGAATCTGCCACGCACGATTGCATTAATAAACTCTCTGCCACGCACGAGGGATTGAGTTATTCTTTCGCCTCTTTCCGCATTTTCGTCTTCATTCCAATTCTCGTATTTTCCGTTTTTCATTCGGTTGAAGACCTGTGGATTTAGGTCAACCCCAAACTTCAAACCAAGGGCGTAGGCAATTTCAGAATCCTTCTGACCTTGCTTTGCAAGCTGTTCTATCTCATCGTAGAAAGCATCGCCATTGTAATCAAATTTCGGTTTTGCCATTTTCTTGTATTTATTATTGTTTCGCTATATATTGGGCAGATGGGATTTATACCTTGCCTCTAAACTTGTTATACATATAGAAAGGAACGGCTAGAATGAACATCGGTATTGCCAATACCATAGTTATAGCCAAGTTCACAATCTTCATTAATCTTTTCTTGTTCTCCTTCATAATCTTTCGATATTTATGAGTTGACCAATTGTCCTATCTTGTTTATCAAGGGGGCAAAAAGACACGATACCCATATATTGAACGCTTTCTTTCTCCTCTTGCCAAGAAACATAGAAACAATCATAAATGGAATGAGCATAACTATTGTTATTGCCGCTATTATGTACCCTAGTAATATTCTTATAATCTTTTTCATTGCTTATTCGTTTATATTCGTTTTGCTACTTTCATAAGCATTTCTCCCTTTATTACCTTATCGGTTTCGATAAAGCCAAAGGTGCTCATAAAACGCTCCTTGTTCTCTATATTGTCAAAGGAAAGCATGACGTAAGACTCGGCTTCTAAAGCTTTTTCCGCTGCCTTGGTATTTACCTCTTTCTTTACTTGTTGCATACGCTCTTTATTCGCTTGATATTGAGCCTCTTGCTGCTGATTGGCTATAATTTGATTTTGCTCAATCTGTCGTCTCTGCTCTTCTTGCACTTCCTTTGGTGCTGGCACTTTTCTGTTTTCGCTTTCTTGGGCAAATGGGTCTAGTAAGGAATTGAGTTCTTTGCCTAACTCGTCTTCGCCTTCAGTCTTTACCATCGCATCATATCCGAATAGAGAAAGGTCTTCTTCCGTTAATCCAGCATCCATATAGTTTATGTCCGGCAGTAATTCACGGACTTTCATGTCATCCCATTCTCCATGAGCATTCTCGGAATTAAGCATGAGATTCAGTTCAACTTCGGCCTTGTAATCGACATCTATAGCCTCAGCCAAAAGAGCATAATCCTTTTCGGGATAGCCCATAATCTCATCCATTATGGTTACCTTTTGGTTGCCGCCTACGATGGTCATTGTCTGCTTATTGACGGTTATACCACCAACAACGCCATATTTCCTTATGGAACGTTTCAATGTAATTTTCTGCTGCGGTGAAATCTTCCTTGGATTATATGGTGCTATCTGCACTTCGGAGCGTTTAAACTCTTCTTGCTTGCCTGTGAAATAATCTCTTGGTTTCGTCATCTTATCAACTCATTGTTTCTTGCAAAGGTATGAATAATAATTGTTTAAAAGAAATGTTTGTCTGCGTGTCTTTTCACTTTGTCTTTTTAGTGAAATAACATATCGCAGCAACATGTTAATTGGCTTTTATTTTGGTTACTTTTGCACAAAAAAAGATATGGGAGACGTTGGAAATAATGGGGCATATGCTAGGCTGAGAGCACAAGCTACCTCTATGCGGAGAAAAGCCGAGTCGGTTGGTAACAAGCTACAAGCTATAGCTGAAGGTATAGCTAAGAAGTATGGAGCAAGGGTCACTCCTATCAATTACAAGAGTGTTGACTCCATTGTACGCAAGGCTAAGGGCGAGGCTAATGGTATTAAAGACATTAAGGACTCGTACAGAACAACCATCATCGCAGATAAAGGGTCAATCCCGAAAATCATAAAAGACCTTAAAGGCAAATATAAAGGCTTTGAGTTCGTTAGACTCAAGGAACAGAAACTGGATACTGGCTATTCAGGAAACATCATCAATATCCGGAACAAGAAGACCGGACTTATTGGTGAGATACAAGTTAATACAGCTAAGATGATTTACGCCAAGGAGAATTATTCGATAGCCTATAAGCTGTTGGGTGGGAAGACCATGCGAGAAATCTACAAAGAGACCAAGAAACCATCCGGTTGGGGACATGCATTATACGAGCAAAGTAGAACCGCCAAGAGTAACGGAGGTAAGAAGCAAAGGTCGGTATCTATGCAACAAGCTTACTATGCTACGTTTCAATAATTAATATATTTAAATTTCAAATAATAAACATTAATTTATTTGCAAGTTTAATATATTTTTTATATCTTTGCATTGTAATAAGGAGATAAAGACTATGAACAATAAAGATAAGAACAAAATCAGCCACCTCCTTAAAAACGGAGAGTCGGTTTATGTTTACTATTGGGAGGATGACATCGTTGTCCGTTATCAATATGTAAATAAAGAACTTATGTGTTACCCTAAAGGTAAAGGACGTAAGCCAAAGGAGTTTAAGTTTAATGAGAACACCTATGCACAAGATGCTCTTGAGTTAGGTGAGTTAATAACGAAAGAAGAATATGAAAGATTCTGAAATGATAGAATTGTGCCTTGGTATCGCTTGCAAGGCGCACAAAGGACAGATTGATAAGGTTGGATTGCCTGTTATATTGCACCCTATCCATGTTGGAGAAATGGGTAATAGTACCGAAGAGATTTGTGTCGGATTTCTCCATGATACGATTGAAGATACAGATATGACCTACGACAAGCTGTTATCACTAGGTGTTAGAAAAGACATTGCCGATAGTGTATGTGTCCTAACCCACAAGGAAGGTATTCCGTATTTTGACTACGTACAATCAATCATTGACTCAAAAGATATGGTTGCAATACAAGTCAAAATCAACGACCTGCATCACAACCAATCGAGAGCTAAGAAGTACGGATTTCAAAAGCAATATGAAAAATGTACTACGGCATTGTCAATGATGGGAAGGTTCTTTTCACATGAAGAAGGACAATACTACCCATCATTTGAATATATTCCTTAACTAGTACGCTTACGTGTATAATCCCAGCCGTATTCCTTTGCTACTTCACGAAGGGCTTTGTTCGAACTAACAACATCAGCCCTTTCTTTAGAAACATTATATTGCTTCTTGCTTATTCTTCCGGCTTCATAATCCGCTCTGGCTCTTCTAGCGTATTCATAATAATAACTAACTTTCTTTGTTTTTATTAATTGAGCTACATATAAAGCTTTGTTTCTTGTCTTAATACCCCATCCTTCTTTGGGTCTCTTTAAGGAATAAGTATAAGTACCCGTAATGGCTCTTATTTCTGATGCATTATGTTGGACTGCTACAGAAATATCAGCTCCACTGAAAGTACGTCCTATTCTTCCCGCAATATTATTACTTAACCCTTCCCCAGGGTGATTATGCGTCAATATCGCATCCTTATAATTGTAATATTTTGGTAATTTCGTACCAGTAGAAGTACCCCTTGTGGAATGGCTTTATCTCTTTTCCGTTTTGGTCGAAAGCATAAATACGCTCGGTCTTCAAGTTTCTAATCTTTGATTCAGACTTAGACAAAGCCGCATCCAACCCACGGCTATGTCCGGCATTGATTTGCCTATCCGCTCTTTCGCCTCGTTGAGGTCTGCCTCTATATCCTCTATCTGCCATATATAAATCTCCTTTTTTTTATTTGCAAAGATACAAAATTTGCAAGGAAGTACCTAAATATCAAAGGTTTACAACTTCACTTATCTATATTGTGCAATCATTCTTTATCTTTGTTGTATTTAACCTCAACACCAATCATCGTTTGTTTCACAAAAACAGCCTTGCAAGCCAATAGCTTACCACTTTTGGATAATTCTTTATCCTTGTACCTAATATCATACTTGCCCATATGATAATCGTAGCAAGCATCAATACAGCTCTCTACAAGCTTCTTCTCTGCTTCGAAATATGGCATTTCCTTCTTGCTCACTTTCGCAAGCCACCCACCACCTTGTATTAGGTCGAATATTCTTGAATACCCATCACGCAAGCCATTGCAATATGCAGCATAAAACTGCACTTTCTGAAGAGAAACTTTTGTACCTTGTTCCAACAACTTGACAGCCAACGCCCTAGCCTCATCATCTTGGCTCTGCTCTAGTATCTTCATTGCATGGTTTACAACTCTTCTTTCCTGTTCTGTCATGTTATTTAGAATTTAAGTTTTTCAGACACTACTGTCCAATAAAAAAGGGCAATTCGATCTTTGAAACAGTTGAATTATAGT